TAAAATACCAGACATTTTAGTAGAAAAACCCTTACCAGTTGATAAGGGCTTTCTAGCTTTATGTTGAAAACAATATTCTCCATCAGAATTCTTTCCACATGTTTTACACTTCATCATCATCTATTTTATGACTACTTGATCTATCTCCTGGTGGATCATTAAAAAATACTGTTTTCATTGCTTTCATTATAAGTTCTTCTTTTGATATCTGTGTACAATGACAAAGTCTCACTGTAGCTGATGTATTAGAATTGTAGGGGGCAAATCTATACCCCCCACATTTCTTACATATATCATTTATCGATGTAAAGAATAGCTTATTTTGCATCTTTTACAAATTGACCATCTACCATCTTACCTGTACGTTTAGAGATTACATTGTAAGCACTTTCTAAACACTCTGTTAAGCTTAATCCTTGCATCTCTGCTTGTATAATGATTGTAACTAGTATATCACCCAGAGCATCAATTACTTCTTCTCTATCATCATTAACAATAGCTTCATAAAGTTCATTTGATTCTTCAAGTGTTTTAATTGCTTGTGCTCTAAAGGTACCATTTTCAAATATACCTTTCTGTGTTGCCCATGCTATAACAAGAGCTTCTAATTCATTGTAACTTTTCATATTATATTATTTATAAAGATTATGTGTGTCTATATCTGTAAAAGTTTTAACTAAACTTCTAATGGCTTCACCACACTTTGTTGCCATATCTGCTCTTGTTTCAATTGGAAGGTTTTCTTTTTCTTGAAGCTCCCACATTTTATCTAATAATGCACTTTGAAAAATAAAGATTGAAGCTCTAAACCCTTCATCATCGAATCCAGGTTTAGTTTCATAATTATCTAACAATGTACCTTCTATCTCAGATAATATTGGACTTAGTTTTTCTCCTAATGTCATAATCTATCTTTTAAACTTGCTTCACATAGAATCAAGTAATTAATTAAATCTCCTATTTTTTCGTCAATATGTTCTTCTTTAGGAAAACTTCCTTTCTCTACATCATTTAGCATATCCATAAAAGATACATAATGCTTAAGAGCAAATCCCCATAAAGCTTTTTCTCTAGTAGTGTTACCTAATCTAGCTGCTACATTGAAGTTGTGAAGAGGGTCATTCCCTCTTCTATACTCCTTACCTTTTTCAATTAATGTTTGTTGTATCTTCTGCACACGCTGTTGCACTAAGATATCAAAATCTTGTTCTGTCATTTTATAATTCTGTATTAAATAAGTTAACTTGATACTGGAACAACAACATCCTCTTCAACTTCTACTTCCTCTATAGGAAGATCAGTTTGATTAATTGCAGCTACAATCTTCTCTTTTAGTTCATCATAGAACTCTGGATTATCTATTACTAACTGTTTGAATTCTTCTAAGTCATACTTAGTTCCATCTACAGTCATAGTTTTACCATACTTACGTCCTAGTTCAAACTCATTAAGAAGACTCATCATCTCATCAAGTTTGTCTATACCTAATCCATAAACAATTTCAAACTCTGATTTTCTATATGGAGGAGACATTTTGTTCTTGATAGCTTTTAGCTTAGTGATATTACCATAAGTTACATCACCATCTTTAGCTAAACTTCTAGACACTTCTATTCTTACATCACTGTAGAATTTAAGAGCATGACCACCTTGTGTAGTAGTAGGATTACCAAACATAACACCAATCTTCTCTCTGTATTGAGAGATTACAATTACACATACATTATGTTGTGATAGAGCACCTTTAAGCTTTGGATAGGCATTACTATTCAATAAAGCTTTTCTACCGATTGTAGAGTCTCCTACATCACCATCAAGCATCTTCTTAGGTATAAGAGATGAATCTGAATCTATGATTACAAGATCTATCTCTCCAGTGTTGATCATTTCCATTGCAATGTTGAATCCTTCCTCACCACAAGATGGTTGAGAGATTAACATCTTAGTAGTATCTACACCTAATTTCTTGAAATAGCTCTTATCAACAGCATGCTCACCATCGATATATAGAACAGTTCCACCTTTCTTCTGGCATTCAGCTGCAGCATGTCCACATATTGTAGATTTACCTGTGCCCTCCCAGCCCATAAGTTCATAGAGTTTTCCCTTTACAAATCCTCCTACACCAAGAGTGATGTGATCAAAACCAATACTACCTGTACTGATTACATCATAATCTCCTCCTGCTTTAGAATCTAACGCTAATATTGAACCAACACCATAAGTCTTGTTCAATTTGTCCATTGCTTCTTGAAACTTGTTATTAGTTTCTTTAGCCACTGCTTTTTTTGCCATTATTTAATTGTTTTAATTGTTTAAAGATAGTTAATTTTTGTGTTTTTTCCAAGTAAAATGTCAAGTTTCCGACTTCATTTACTTGACCTTTTGTGGTAAGAAAGACCCCATAAATTGGGGTTTATCTATCCACGATTTGTAACAAATTTAGAATACATTTGTGACAAAATAGGTATTTCTGATCTGTTTTTGGGAAAAATGGGTTGAGGATAAAAAAGCCCCAGATTTCTCTAGGGCCTTCTCAACAATTAAAAAACAGAACAGAACTTTTTATTCACTTGTTCTAAGTGATGTATTTCCTTTTTCACGCTTATCAAAACAACAATGTCTGCAATCATTACCACAGCATTGTTTCTTAGTCTTTAATAGATACTCTTTAGTGAAATGAATTCTTCCATCCTCTAAGTAATAATCTACTCCTAGTATAAATTCTTTTTTATCATCCATATTATTTATTCATTTTAGATGGAACATCAATCTCTCCTTCTTCAAATAACTTTTTTACACTTGGAAGTTCTATATGAAATAAATCTGCTATGAACTCTGCTGATAACTCAGGATACATTTCTTTATACTCATACAGTAAGAGTTTAGTCTTTAATGTCAACTTTCTTATTTGTGCCATTTGTAAATTGTTTTACAAGTTCTCTTTCATCTTCAAAGACATATCTATACTTAGTATCTTTATACTCTTCCATGATGTATGGATTTTGTAGCTTTCTCCAGAAGTTCTTATCATCTTTAGTTTCTACAGCTAAGATGATGTGAGCATCATTGTATCCACAAACATATCCTTGATATCCTGGATGTACAATTAACATGTTCTTATACTGGTTGAATAGTCTTTCCATCTTTGTCTAGATTTAAACTTCTTAATCTATTCTCTACCTCGTATTCCACTTTAAGAATAAAGTTAATCTTCTCTTCAATTTCTTGATTTATCACTCTTCCTACGAATGGCATAATTTCTTCAAGATTTGTATGCACTCTAGCTAAACCAAATTTAGTTTTGATTTGTTGATATTGAAAACCAGGAATCTCTGTAAGGTCATTAAAGATTTGATCAATATAACTTAACACTGCTGGAACTTGTATTTGCATACCTCCATGATCTTTTTCTAAATAAGCATCGTACTTATCATTAAATTCTTTATTTGTTCTCATATTTTTTAAATTAAGGGAGACAAATATACATCATCTCCCTGGTTATTCCTAATTATTCTTCTACTTTTGGAGATAAGTTATTCTCTAAGATTTCAAATGCAGCTTCTATAGCAGCTAATTCTGCTTCTTTTCTAGTAAAATAAGGTCTTCTAAAATCATAAGGAGTTTCAAATTGATTAACTCTTGAAAGATATTTGACTTTATCTTCTTTGATTGGAATAATTTGAATAATAACATCATTCTCATCAAATACATCAAATAACATTCTAGGATTAACATCTATTAATACACCTATCTTATCATCTTCTATTCCTTGCTCAAGCATGTATTCTTTAAACTCATCAGGCACTGTATCATCTTTAAATGATTCAAGCATTGATTTAAAAAACCACTCTTTTACTATTTTACCTGCTGCTGGATACTTTTCTATCAATTCTAATCCTTTCATACTAATCTATTGTTAATTGTTTGTTTAATGCTATTCCTGCGTCTAACCACCACACTCTTTCAAAATCATATTCTGTTAGTGGATCTTTAGTTTTTGATGCTTGATATTTAATATCATACATCAAGCTAGCTAAATGACAAAACTCTGCAGCTTTATCACTTCCTACTTCTTCTATAATCGCTTCTAAGATATCTCTGTTGCACATACTTCTTTTATTTTATCAAGTTCTAAAATTTCTTTTGATTCATCGAATCCTTCCCACACTTCATACTCATCTTCAAATGTAATACCAAGCTTCTCTTCCCAGAATTCTATAAGATCCTTACTCTTTGCAAAAACTCTGCTCTGCAAACTTAGTTCATCTTTACTGAGTCCTGATTTTATAATCTTTACAGATTTTGGAAATTCATTTTGAAATGCTTTTGATGTCTGAGAATATTTACCATCTCTAATAAGTGCATAATCTTTTTTGAATTTCTCATTAAGCTGATACACCACTACGACATAACCATCTTCATAATCATAATCTTCTATTATGTTTTTGGTTCTTTCATATTCATTGTCTAGAAACTCTCTAAACTTATCTAGATCATCTGGTTTGAATAGAATATACACAGCATTTTCATACTGTGCATCTTTTCTATCATCTTTTACATATCCATTAATAAATCCATTACTCTTTAGAGCATCTTTAGGAAATTTTAATGTTGGCACCATAAAGATGCTGGTTATTGTTTTCTTTATTGTCATATTGTCTATCCCTTGATATTTACAATTCCGTTAGATAAATAGTTTTTGTGGCTTATGTTCCATGTATTTGTTTCTCTACACCAAGTTAATGCTGCTATCAAATCTTTTACACCAGGATAAGTTCTTCCTTTGTGTACAAATCCTTCATATGCATCATTCATATCAAATAGATCAAGAGTGTATATCAATGGTTGATAATAATTTGTGCTATCACACACAATGAATTTCAGATATTCTACTTGATACTGATAATATGGACTTTCTTCATCTCTTACAAGATGTAGCATTGCATGAAAATATAAGTACGCTTGGATGTACGCTCTTCTGTACAAGTAATATTCTTCATAGAAGTTCTCTACAGACCATGTGCACTTAAGATCATATGGTTGTATAGTCTTCTTCTCATGATCAATCACCACTTTATCTAACATACTCTTGAACAAATGTCCATCAATTGTGTATCCTTCTACTTGCATCTGATCTATGATTTCATATCTAGAGCTATTTACAAGATTAACAATTGGAGCTGTTGTACTATTAGTCTTAAGTTGTTCTACAATCTTCTCAGCAATAGTTATTTCTAATGTATTCACAACAGTTAGATTCTTACTTCTAACCATTCTAATTTCATTATAATATAGTTCTGCATCACTTCCTTGAAATTTACCTATTACAGCTTCGTATTTAATCTTAAATCCTGATTTCTCATAAGCTTCTAATGATATATCTGAAAAGTTTCTAGTAATCTTACCTTTCTCATCTGTAGCATCTCTTGTTACACGATATAATGCTTCAACAAAATCTAACATAAGTCCTGTTGGTGTAGATATACAAGATGACATATAGAACTTATCATCAAATAGATGTGGTTCCATAAGTAGGGTTTCAACTATTCTACCCATATTAGCTGCTGAGCTATCTTTATCTTCTACTTTCTCTCCAAGAAAAAACTTTTTATAATACTTCTTTCTATCTGTTGAGAAATCCTTCAATGAACTCGATGAATCCATTGGTGTTGCTCTATATTGAGCTTCTGTTTTTGCTGTTCCTTTTATCATTGTTTATTTATTTTTTCAATTATTACATCATCATGTCCATCATTTTCATATTCAAAAGCTAAATTCTCAGCTTCTTCTTTTGTAAGATGGTAGTCATTAACTTCTACTCCTCCTACCCATACAGTATATTCTTTCATAATTTAATTGATTTTAATGTGTCATTCTTTCTATAGGCCATTACATCAAATGTTACGCCTGATTCTGAATTGTCTGTTCTAGTCTTATGAATAAGTCTTCCATTCATATAGATATAACATTCATTCCCTTGGATCACTGTATGTGTCATATCATTTATAGATTAATATTGCACTATATAATGACAATGATCCTTTTGGATCTTCTGTAGCTACTAAAGACATTGATACAACAGTCTTAACTATCTTATCATCTATTAATTTCTGTAACTCTCTATTTATTACAAATAGATGTTCATTCTCCCATATCCATGTTTTCATCTTTTTTGATTTTTAAAATTTGATTAGTTAAATATTCTAATGTGTAAGCATAAGCTTCTTCTGATTCATATGCAAAATCTATCCCTATTTTCTTAAATAAGAATACAACAGCATGTAAAGCTTCATGAGCTACAATCCCTGGATCATCTATGTCATCTTTAAATCTTATAAGAATAGCTCCAGTTTTTAGTTTGTGAGTAGTTGCTATAGATTTTTGATTAGCCATATGTTTATCAAACTGTTTTCTAGGTATATTCTCTTGAATGTGTTCATAAAGATCATCATCTGATTGTCCTATAGATACAACTATATCATGTCCATATACATCTAGTGGTATCACTTTAAATATGTTCATAAAGTTTGTTTAAATGCTTCTATAATTTGTGGATACAAAGCTCGTATCTCCCTTGGTACTCTACTGAAAAACCATCGAATTTCAATTTCATAACCATGACCATTTACATCTAATCCTTGAGGATAGACTAGCCAAAAATAATGATATCTTCCTTCATGCTCAACATGTCCTTCATAGTGAATTTCATTAAAAGCAGGTGTTTTGTTAATTGTAATTGCGTTAGTCATCTATTGTTACTTTATTTTTTATACGATATAATATTTCATCATTCATAATTCTTTCCATCCATGGAGCTATTTTACCTCCCATATCTAAAAGAATATTAATGATGTGATCATTTGACATATCTGCTATAGATTTATATGATAGAGGACTTCTACCATCTTTACCTCTATTGCCCCAATGTGCAGCACTTCTATTCATCATATGATCATCTGATAGATATATAGTAGAACTACTATCTACTAATGAAAGATCTTTTCCTCCATAGCGTTGATAATCTGTACCACCATCTATCATTGTTTCATTCTCACATCCACATGTTTTATAATCATGTCTGTTATATGATGTTAAAACTTCTCCACAGCCTTTACACTGAATCCTGTTCAGTATTATTTGTATTTCCATTGAACATTCTTTTTAAATTTTTATACATTCTATTTCCAAAACATACAGGACATGTACCATTGTTTCTACACTGATGACTAACAGCTTTAGCTCCAGTCAACTTCTTTTTGATAGTTCTGCTCATTTGACTCTCATTCTACATCCCCATCTTGATTCTGCTAAGAATATTTGGAAATAATAATCTTGATAATAACTAAGTCTTCTACCACTGATTAAGTCATATGTAGATGCTTTATCTGTTTTTATCATAGTGAGTCTACTTATAAGTTCTTTTATCATAGTGTTTTCTTTTTAGCTTGTTTCTCTTTAAGCGTTTTCTTATCATGACATGTAGTACATAATACCTGTAAGTTATCTTGTTCACAGAATAGTCTCTCCACAAATAGTGGTAAGTCTTGTGCACAATTCAATGAACCTGCTGGTATAATATGATCTACATTAATATTCTTTTCAGTAGTCCAAGTTTTGCACTTCTTACATTGGTATTCGTATTTTTGTCTTTTACTAGTTCCTTTGTAATCTCTACGTGCATTTAATTTACATACTGATATAGGTTTCCACCATCTGCTCTTTTGTCTCAAAGCACTTCTTATGAAGCTCCAAAATGCAGCTTCACTCATGGTGCCTGCACATCTTGTCTTTGGGACTAACACTCTCTTTGCCATATGTTTATAATTAAGTTTCGTCCCAAAGATATAATAAATTTGGGACAAAACTATAATTAAATTAATTAATCGTAATCACACGATTAGTTATTTTGGCTTTCATTTCACTAAGACTACCAACAATAGCATTAATTTCATGAGCTGATATAGATGGCATGTTGAATTCATACTTTCTAGACTCAGCTGCAAATCCTTCTTTAGCTTTCTCTGCAAGAGATTCTAATTCACGGATAGCATATTGCTCATCTAATTGTAAGAAGTCAAAGCTTCTATCATTCATAATTTGATCTGCTTCAGCAACAGTAGTCAACATGAATGGAAGATATTCCCAACATCTACCTTTCACTGCACCAATACCTACAACCTTCATAGGATTATGAAGAGTCATAACTGTAGTATCACCACAAAGAACATAAGGAGCTGTGTAACCAGCAAAGTGAAGACCTGCTGTAGCACAATCTTGTGTACTCCAGTTACATTCTTCTTTAGGCATACTTACCACTTGTCCTATACGGATATCAAATGTTTTACTCCAGTTATCAGTGAATCTATTCTCTTCTCTATTAGGAAGATCTAAATACAATGCTGTTAATCCACCAATCTTTTGACCATGGTCTACAGGAACTGTTTCTTCCCATTCATACTCTTCCACTTCTCCTGATCCACCACAAGTATCACAATCAAACCAATTATCATCATAATGCATGTGTTCTGAAGATTCATAGTATCCACCCTCACCAACACAATCTGGACATATTGTAGACTCAACAATTATATCTTCAAACAACTTATCATCATGTACAAGTTTGTATTCTCCATTTTCTAAGAAAATAGTGTAGTTATCTGGATTCTTCTTCCATACAGCTTTCACCTTGTTGTAAGCATTACTTACGAAGTGAACCAGTTCTGGAGATCCATGCAATGTTACAACATTTCTAAGAGCTACAAAGAATCCTTGTTTAGTGATTTTGAAACTATTCTCTGTTAAGAATCTATATAGTTCATTAGCCACTTCAGCTCTTGGATTTAAACAACACCACATGAAGAAGTTCTTATGAGCTAAATAATCATCATTCTCGTTAAGAGCTTCATGAAAAGATCTACCATCTGTTTGTGGTTCTTCTCCCACTCTATCAACTATCTCAATGAATTTCTCCACAAGCAATTGAGGCATACTTCTAGTTGTATCTGAAAGATAAACTGAATTACCTTTTACAACAAAATCAGGAAGTTTTCCAAGTAGTTCTACTCCTTGTTGAAGAGCTTGTATTCTTGCTGCTTCAGCTTTCATATCTGCTACATCTTGTTTCACTTCTTGAGAACTTACAATAGCATGTATTTCATATATATCTCTTGCTGCTTGAACAGCATGATAATCATTCTCAGTTGCACCAGGCTTACTGATAATAGTTCCATCTGTTAACACCACTGTAAGTGTGTCATTTACCAATTTAATAGCAAAATATGGTTTCTCATGTTTAGCATGACATTGTTGTTCTACAGGAATTTCTTGTTCCATCAAGTTCTCTAACTTGTTAGCCACCACTTTAGTAATTGCAGATTCTGCTGTTTGCTTGAACCAGTCAAGACTTAAAAATTTGTGTTCCATTTTGATTTAATTTAATTGTTAATTGTTAAAGAGAGGGACACGAATGTCCCCCTGTTAATTATGTTAATTGATCTATTGTTTCTTCTGTAAGTACTTCATCATTGATTTTGATATTATAGTGCTTTAAATCTACTCTATGCTTGTAATATTTGAACAAATCAGTCATTACTGGGATCATTGGATCATCTTCACGAGTGTAACCTAATCTTGCACATACAGGATTCAAGAATGTAAGCTTCTCAAATATGTCTAACATCTCTAAATACTCTGTATAGATTTGTGGATCAAACAATTTATGTTCTGTTGCCACTTCTAACATAGCTTTTCTTAATGTATCATTTGTTTCTACATAATTGTCTTTTCTGTATGTAGCTAATCTATCTAATTTATTAAATAAGTCAGTAGATACATATTTCAAAGCATCTGCATGATCAAATGTACTTCTATAAGTACTTATCATCTCATGAATCAATATTGATGTAATCATTCTTTTGAATGGTGCTGTTTTACCTTCCATAAACTTCTCGTAAGATATTAAATTGTGTATGTTTAGTTGTTCTACAATCTTTAGTTCTCTACTAGAGAATGTAATCACTTCCATCTTTTGTTTTCCCATCATTCCATATAAAGGATCAAGTTTCAAGAAGTCCTCATGATGAGTATACACCTTTAATCCTTTACCCTTATGAAGATCTTCTAACTTATAGATTTGAGAATCAAATTTACACTTTCTTCCATCATTCCATCTCATCAAGTCAACACCTTTCTTGCAAACTATTTCTCCCTGCAGCTTCAGTCTTTTAGTACTAGCTAAGCCAGCTTTACTAATTTTTGCTTTCTTCTTGCTATCAATGAAATCTTGAGGAACTTCTAACTCATCAAGGTCTGTGAAGTTTTCTTCAATCATAGACATAATGTGTTGATACTCTTTAATAGCATCTCTCCATTGTTCTTTTGGAAATCTATCAAGTTTCAATAAATGATAATAAGTTTTAAGATCAAACTTAGCAGGAATTCCTAATTTCATAGGTGTACCTCTCTTAACAAGAAAATTACTTTGAGTTTCTTTACATGTAGCTCTTAGGAAATCTTTCTTGATTTGAGGAATTCTATCAGTGTACACCCAAACATTACATTCTCCATTACACACACTCTCTAAGTTGTATCCCCATACATAACCTTTATCTGCATCAGACATTCTTTTATATTTCAATGAATATCTAACAGGAAATGGATCTACAAGAATGTTTTGCTTATAGGTTTTGTACAAAGAAGGAAAGTTCAATAGTTCTACTCCTTCTAATTCTGGAACAATAGGTTTTACAGTGGAGAATTTAATGAACTCATCAATCTTAGATTTAGTACCATTACCCATTTCAACAAAATGTCCATTCTTCTCAAGGTGATTCACCATAGATTTAATGTCACTTCCCTCAGTGATAGCTTCGTTATACTTAGTAACAAAATAATCTCCCACTTGACCAAGTTTATCCATAATGATCTGCTTAGCCTCTTGTGTATATCTTAAAGATTCTCTATTTGGTGTAGGATAAATTCCATCACTCAATGAAAATCTAAGACCTATAGGAAATTGAATTCTACCAATACCAAGCTTCTCAAAATCTAAAGGATAATACACATTGTCTAAACAGATGTGTAAGTTTTGATCTGTAGACATTTCAGAGAATTGAAAGTGTGGATGTCTAGAGATTACAAAATCATTAGTAATCTTAGAATCTTCTGGTACATCAAAGTATACACTTTCGAAATAACATAGTTGTTCTTTAATCTTTTTGTGAAACTGCCATCTATCAGCATACTTAACAGGAATAATGATTTTTACACCATTAGCTTCTGTTGTTTCTTTTTCATATAAAAGATCAATCGTATTAGCATCTTCCCCTTCATACATCATATACTTGCGTTCCATTCCATCTTTTCTACATACAAAATAGAAACTACTAGAATATGCTAGAGGAGCCTTGAAACCAAGACCCATCATACCTAATTCTGTTGTAGAATTTCTCTTGGTAGATTTACCATATTTACTAATAATGTTTCTTACATCATCAGCATCTAAGCCTATACCAAAATCTTCTACACAAAACTCATAGTTGTTAGCTGCAGATGCTTTAAATGAAACAATTATAGGAGTGTCCACTCCAGCTCTTCTATGGCTATCTAATGCATTACTTGCACATTCTCTGATAGCAGAGCCTATATCATCAGAATATAAATTCTTACTTAACATCTGCATCAATATCTGAGCAGAATCTAAGTCTAGGGACATTCCAATTGATTCTTGTGATTGTCCTTCTTCTAGGACATTTGCTTCTTTCTGTTTTTCTAATATCATTTTTTATAATTTTAAATTGCTGTTCTTTTTATCAACCAAAGACCTCTATAATTAAGATCTAGGTATATTGTTCTTACCACTGTATTGTCATTTAAATCATGTGCATTTAAGACTTCCACTTTAGTATTACTATAATGTCCACCCCAACCTCTACTCTTAGCTACTACAAGAGGTCTTATAATTTTTATTCTTCTAAGATCACTACCACATCCATAAATAACTTCATCACCTACAACTAGGTTGTCAACTTTAATAATTTGATTTTCCATAATTTCTAATTGTTTAATTGTTCTTTTATATAGTCTACTACTGCGTCATAAACTAATTTTATTCTATTACATGTGATGCACATAAAAGTATCCTCAATTTTTTTATGTAAAGAATAGTCTGCATTTGTGTTGTAGCATTTTTCTACTACAGGCATTAACCAGTCCCAAGATTGATCAAATAATAATTCATTAAAACAATTACCATTTTGAACATCATATACTATTTGTGGCATATTCATGTCATTATCATACCAACCTATATTTTTTTCATAGGTAAATCCCATAAACTCTGCAATCAATTTGTTATCTTTCATTATCTTTCATTATTTTTAATTATTTGATTGTTACATCAAAAAGGCATATCTACAGGCAACCATTGCACTGTGAACCCATTGTTTTCTTCTAATAATATATCTACTTTACTGAACACTCCTTCTGTATCCCACTCTGATCCCTTATAAGCTGCAGATGCTGGATGACTAAGCTCAAACACATGTGCAAATATGCCTGTGTATTTTTTATACTTAGCTGCATCTTTACCTAGGAATATAATAGGAACTCCTAAATGATTAATCACTTCTTCAAACAGATATTTAATAAATGGTTCCCATATCTCTAGGTGACTTCCTGCTTTATTAATCTCTGTTGTAAGAGCTGCGTTTAACATAAGAACGCCTTGGTTTGCTAGATAGTGTACTTCTGGATCTGGTACATAGTTTAAGTTTAATCCATCATAGAATTCTTTCTCTAGACCTGTATAGAATTGTTCTAATGTAGGTTGTAATTTACCTGTAATAGAACATCCCATAAGTAATCCATCTGCTACAGGAGCATCATCTCTAAGTGTATGATATGGACATAGGCCCACCATCACCACTTTTAAATTGTCTAATGGTGTCTCAAAGAAACATCTCCAAACATGCATAGAGAGAGGAGCAACTCTTTTGCCTCTCTTACTCTCTGATTTTAGATATGCATATATCTTATCACACTCTTCACTCTCTATAAATGGTCTAAGTTTGGAATACCAACTTGGATGCATTTGATGTTTAAAATTCTGAAAATTCATAATGATAATGATATTTTTCTGTGAAAGAATCTCGTAAGTATAGCTTCTAAGTTTTCTACACTAATACATTCTACATCGTTTCTTCCAGCCATTAACCACTCAATATTCTCTTTAATCTCTTCTTCGAGCATCTCTAGCTCATTGTCTGAACATCTCATAATCCTTTCTCTTTTTTATAGGTTTTTAATAGTTCTTCTAAAGGCAATTCTGCTTGGGTTATCCACTCTGCAAAACCAATAGCAAATTCATCTGCTATTTGTTCGCATCTATCAGCAAGAGTTGTTTTTCTAATTGAATATCTATCTGCTCCTATAAACTTGTCTTTTAGTGTCATAGCCCTTTTTCTTCTTTATAAGTTTTTAATAATTCTTCTATGTTATCAAAATCATAACTTCTCTCTTTGAGTTTACACACTCTAATCCAATCTGCAAACCCAATAGCAAAGTCTTCTGCTATAATTTCTAATGGAACTTCTCTGATTTGTTCTCTTGGATCAGTATCTAACCATTGTTTAAATCTTTCTTTTAATGTCATGATTAATAATTTAAAATTCCTGAATCTCTAATACCTTCATAAAGTTCTTCTTTCTGTGTTGGGAACAATGCTGTTAGTTCTATCATTTCTTTCAAATATTTCTTTCTGGTTGATATATCTAATATATGTTCAGCTTTAAGAGATCTTTCTATTCTATTTGATAGTTCTGTTATCACTGTAGCTCCTTTCTTAAAATGTTCCACCTCATCTTCTGCAGTGACAGTAATTAGTTTACTTACATAAGCTTCGATGTGTGGAAGAGTTTGTCTTAAAGATTGTTTAGCTCTCATTGTAAATAAACCATTCTGGTCCATTGTCTCAAATCTCTCTAGTAGTGTAACAGATAATGCTAAGCTTTCTATCACTACATCACTTAATTGTTCTGATGTTAATTTCATATAATTTCTCTTTGTGTTAAATATTCTTCTATAACTTTTAATCCATGTATTCTGGCAAGATCAGCCCAATCTTTTATCCCTTCTCCTAGATAGAGCTTTGGTACATTACAATACTCAAAATCAAACTTATCAGTTATCAATTGAGAATTCTTTACACCAGTCTCATCACTATCGAAGCTTAAGATTTGTCTATCAGAATTATCTTTTAGGTATTCTACATTCTCTTCTGAGAAACATCCCATACCTTCATTCTGCACTGCACAGCAACATGGGTAAATCTTTTTCATCACCATGTAATCCTTCTTACTCTTATTAATGAATGCTACATCACAATCTTTGATGTCTTCTAATCCATCCATCATAGTAATAGGCACATTATTTGGCATCCACTTATTCTTCTTGTCTGCAAATGGTCTATAAATCTTCCAATGTCCTTCATATAGATAACCAAATCTCAATTCTGAATCCAATATAGGAAACTTCTTTTTATTTAGATATACAGTGTCTATTGAATACACATTATTAGCTCTAAGATCATCTATGTCTTGATAATACATATTCCAATATGCTAGTTCTTCATGTGTGAACTTTCTTGTCTTCACTTGAATAAAGAATTCACGTTTAGATGTAGCTGTTGGTTGTGCATAATCAGAAACAATCCTCTCATAATTCCTTGTAGAGGATGCATTAACAATCCCTAAATCAAAATCTCTATCAAGCATCAATAATGCTTCACGCAATGATATATTGAATAGCATCATTACAAAATCAAAACAGCCACCTTTTTTACTAGAGTCTGTAAAATCATAAAATCTCAATGCTCCTCCTCTATATCCTATAATGAATGATGGATGTTTTTCATCTCTGAAGGCTGAATAAGTAACAACATTAATCTTCCAGTTCTGATGTGGCATATACATCTTATAGATATCATATTCAGATATCTTTTCCAGTATGCTATCAGGTGTTAAATTTATTTTCTTTTTCCCTTGTATACTCATAGCTTTAAAATAAAAAACCTCTATCATTTCTGATAGAGGCTTTCATTAACAATCAATTGAATTAATAATCGTCACCATCTTCAGAAATATATGCATCAGAAGCAACTAAATTGTCATCTGCATTATAATCCTGTAGGTCCTTTAGTGTATAATAGTCTTTACAACCATATTCACCTATAACATTCACTACGAATTTCTCGTGTGCTTTCAAATCTTTTGGTTTCTTGTTTTTAAGACCCTCTTGTACTCTTCTGTCTCCATAATCAACAAGTCTAAATTGTTTCAATGCATATCCACCTAAGAAGGCTTTATTATAGATACCTTGATACTCTTTAGAATCTCCATCTCTTTCTTTAACAATAACAGTAGCAAGAGCAATAACAGATTTAGCCCATTCTCCACCAATTTGGTCTTTAATGTCTTTTATATTACCTCTCATCAACTTCTTCCATTCTAATTGTAGAACAGTTTCTGCATCACGATAATCAAGATCAGCTAACCATGTTCTCATGAAGTTGTAAAGATCTTCTTCTCCTGTATACGCCACTCTGAAATCTCTTCCTTTTGTGAACCATTCAGCTAGATCATTTTCATCTCCTGCCCAAGAACACATACCAATAGAATTGATATATTGTTTCTTAGTTCCATCTTTGTTCTCACGTTCTTTATCTTCTAAGAAAAAGCTAACTTTATAATTATCTGTAGTATTAACTTTCTGTAACCAAAAATCTAAACGAACATAACTGTTCCCATCTTTAGTCTCACCTAAATACTCAGCAGCTTTGCTGTCTTCTTTAAGATCAATACCAAGCTTGTCTTTATACTCTTCAATTGTTGGATTGATAGCAATAATGTTTGCTTCGAACAATCCTACTTTCTTTACTGAATCACCACTTCCTGTGTTCTCTCTTTTCTTTCCTCCGATACTACTCATAATTTCTATTTAATTAAGCGTTATAATAATCTGTTAAACTTTCTGCTACTATTTGCAGGTTATTTGGTATTTTTAATTCTTGGAACATTCCATCAGGACTCTTAGCTGGATACTTTCTATAACGATTAGTTACAAATTGATAATTAGCTGTTCCATCTTTGTTCTCTTCTACAAGAGTGTAGAGACATACAGTTAGCAATCCTTCTAATAACACTTGGTTATCAATAAGCTTACCTGCAGTTTTGATTTTATATCCTATTACATCTTGACCATCCATCACTTCTTCTGGATGTGTAAGATAGAATACAGTGATGTCTTCTCTCAATTGTCTAGCAGTTCTAAATAGATCCACCATGTCTTTAGCCATAATACTAAACTTGGTAAATCCTACTTCTGTAGCTTTAGCCACCATATTGAATCCCATAATGTAATTAGAGTCTTCAATGATGATGTTCTTAATATGAGGAGCTTTGTCTGAAAGAATTCTCAACTGACGAGATATTTCATTTGCATCTTCAATTTCCTTGTAATTTTTGTTTTCAGCATTGTAAAGCTTTTCACTTCCCTTGAAAGGAAGCTCTTTCTTTGCAACATTGATAATGTACGTTTCTTCTGGATTTAGGTGCTTAATTGCTGTACTCTTTCCAGTACCAGTTGCACCAACAATCCCAACTAATTTACTTGCCATTGTTTTAATTTATTTAGTTAATTTATTCTATAAATATACGAATAATATTTAATAAAATCAAGTGTTATATGTATTTTATTTTGGTTTTATCGAAGAATTCTAAAGCTTTCTGTAACCATTTCAATTCTACAGGTTCATTAGAACTCACTATGTATATGTGGGCTTTCTTATCAGGAGTGTTATATTCCATAGCCATACATCGATTTATTTTTTGTGCGAGATTCTCTGCATTACTATCGAAATAATTAATAATCACTTTGTCTAGAGGCTTATATGTAACTCCTGTATTACCAATCTTTACAACAGCTAGGTGATTACCTTCTCCTTCAGCAAAGTCTTCAAAGATACTCTTTTCTTTAGACTTATTATGATAGGAAGGAATACCAAGACTATCTGCTACAGCAGTGGTGCCACAGAATACTAACACTCTCTCATCTTTATGTTTAGCTAATAGCTTTTTCGTAGCATTAGTTTTAGCTAAAGATGATTGAATAAGTCTCATTCTTGCAAGACGCATGAACATAGTGTCTGATCCACTATTCTGAAGTTTATTGATTACCCAAGATAATCCATCATAGTGTTTCTTCTCTGTTTTAAGTTTTCCTTTATAATCATTGTGTACAAGATTGTCAAGGGGCACTTTAATAACATGTATCTCATAATCTACAATAACACCTTCTTCAATCGCTTTTTCAATTGGATAGTGAGCTACAACATGTAAATCAAGTTCCTCTTCGAGAGTTCTTTCTGTATCACTGGCTAATGTACCAGTGAGACCTAGTATACAAGCATTGTTACTAAATAGATCTTGACATGCTTCTATCTGAGCTTCACTCAGTAGATGTATCTCATCTATAATAATAATATCATACTCATTGTCTACTAACTTCTTTAATGATAAATGTGTTGTGTATGTGACATTGCTATCATCATATCCAAGATCATCAAAATCAGATTGCCAAGATTCTTTAATCTTATTATCTGGGTAAGCAATCAATACTGAAGGATAAACTGTTGCATTCGTATAACTAAGACTTTTTTTAGGAAGTTGTTTTAATATTAATATACTAGTTCTTATCTTGCCAAACCTTGGACAAGCGTAAATTATACCCTTCTTTCCTTTATCTATCCAAGCTTTTGCAAATTCTGCTTGTCTAATATCTCTTAAACTTTTACTCATAGTTTATTATTTTGTATTTGTTTTTCCAAATTTTACCATTCTCATAACATTTTTTTACAGTTGTTGGTTTACAATTTATAAATTCTGCACACAGTTTACAATTAATAAATTGTAATGTCTCATTTGTAATTATATCTAGAACTGTAACTTTTTTAGCATAATTTAATTTAGGTATGTTTAGAAAATCTTTTACCAAATTAGATTCCTCTGTACGTAGCACTATGTAATTCTTAACTCTTCTTCTTTCACTGTTTATAGCAAAAGTTACGCTCTGATACTTCACTCCTACAAAATCAGCACAATGAGCTAATCCTGGAAAATCTTGAATATGATTTCCAGATAGATCAAATAGACTAACTTTTATATTATGTTCTTGTATACGATTGATAACTTTACTACCATTCTTAAAAGATTCTTTCAAACTATTAGATATTTTATCTTTAGTTTCTTGAGAATGTGAAAGTAAATGATTTGTGTCTACAACAGTTCTTTTATTGTACTCAGGATTAATTTTGTTTATGTAAGATTGTTCTAATTGATGCAAATCAAAAACAGATGTACCTTCTTCACACTTATCTAAGACTTCAAATGTAAAATTATCATATCCATACTTCTCTACAGCTGACTGTAAATGTTTGTTATGTAACTTCTTTCTTTTGATTAAGTGCTTATACATACATCCTCTTTGATATACATCAACAGAACTTCCTACATATGATTTATTGTTTATAGTGTTGGTAATTTTATATATACCAGTCACTTTTCTAAGGGCTATATCTATTTTCATATGACAAAGATATAACATTCCTTTTTAATATACAAATTTTAATTTAAAAAGTTATTAACAACCTTGGACATAGATTGAGTATACCATGCTTTTCTTTTAACCATACATCAGCAAACTCTTTCTGTCTGAGGTCTCTTATACTCATATTTATCTACTTAATTTCACTTTGTAATCTCCTCTTTTACCTTTATTGATAATGTTTTCAAAGGCTATAACAAAGTCAGTTGTATTAGATAAAGCTGGAACAACGATCAATCTTGATCTTAATTTTATCAATTGAGGTCTTGTTAACTTATCATACACTGCTGCAATTGCTCTAACAAACTTTTGATCTTTGTTGTAAGATATTGTACTACAGTTTAAAACATATTCTGCCATTCGATCTGCATTAGGATTTTGTTTAAGAACTTCTCCTTTTCTAATATCAGCAGTTTTTACACCTGAACCAAATAAAAGAACGATTGAGCAAGAAAGATTTAATTCATATTTATCTTTGAATTTCAAAAGCTTTCTGTAGCAATCAACATTCTGTTGTGCATATGAATTTACGTAATCTTCTAAAGTCCAATTTGATTGTGTAGAATTTAAAAGAATCATTTTGTCAATGTAATTTCCTTCTACAATTTCAAACTCTACTGAGATACCAAGTTCTTTAGCTGCTAAGAATCTGTGTTGACCATCAATGATCACCCATTCTTTTGTAATTAATACTGGTCTACCTGGAATAAATCCAAATTTAGTCATTGAGTCTTTAATTGCTAAGACTGTTTTTGTTTTAATTTCTCTGTTTTCTTTAGAGAATAGGAATTTTGAATAATTTGTTGTTTTCATGTTTAATTGATTTTAATTGATTTAATTGATTTTAATTGTTTATCTAAGAAAGAAACTCTTATTTGTAATTGATTCATAATCTGCTTCTGTGATATCTTTCTTTCTAGGTAGCTCCTTGAATAAACCAAGTTCACCTAGGAATGCTAGTCCAATTCTCACATCATCTTCACCGTATGAATTCTTGATTAGTCTTACACTTCTGAAATACTTAGCACCAAATTGATCTTTTAATTTATCTAGGTCATATCCACTAGGATCTGCCACTTTATATCTCATAGGATCAAATAAGGCCATAACTACATCAGCATCATTCTGTGTGCTTGAGCTATCTGCAAAATCTTCTAACTGAGGTTCTACATCACCATTCTTTATCCTAGATGGATTAGAAATGCTTCTGTTGAACTGACTTACCACTACAGGACTGTAGCCATAGAAATCTCTAGCATATCTGAGTTCATCAGACATCTTATCAATAGCATCCTTTTTAGTTGGTTGAGCTGTTGTTGTTTTTAATAGACCAATGTGATCTACTACAACCATGGTAATTTGTGTTGGATCATTAGGAACATATATTTTATTCCATTTGTCCAATTGCTGTATCTCACCATTCTCTTCAGCATAAGCTTTAAGTTCTTTTGCTATACCTACAGGATTCTCTGGACCATCTATGATGGTGACTATCTCACTGAGCTGTTCTACATAATCTTTATAATATAAAAATAGATCATGCTCATCTTTAGTCATCTTCTCATTCCAGCCAAGTAATTTACCTACAGGAATAATTATACCCTGGTCTAGAAATATTTTACGAGATACCCATTTGGCCATCTTGTATGTTCTACTTCTCTCCATGGACCTATACCACACCTTCACCTTTATACCTGAAGCTATTCCTTCTTTGGACATAGCCCAATCAACAGGATTAAGAACAAATGCATCATCAATAAAAGATGTCTTACCTGAACCTGTGTTACCACCTATCAAATAATACATTCCCTTACGAATACCTACATATCTAGTAAGCCTATCAAAGCCCATTGGTATACCTCTATTGAAATCACCTAGGCCTTTGTTAACTTCTGCATTTAATAGTTCAAAACTCATTTGTTATTATTTCTTAAAGATCCAGTAATAGATAATATCATTATGAAAACAAAAAATGTTGTCCATGGGTATTCGTTAATTGCTTCAAAAAATTCTTTCATATGTCTGTACCTCCTTGTGGTTTTTGTGGTGCTACATTCACTGCAGATCCATCATTAATTAATTCAATATAAGCTTCAAAAGCTCTTTGGTTTAGATAGGTGACACTATTTTGCATGAATGTCATCCTATTACTGTTGGTATCAATAGAAGATTCTTTCTTCTGTAAGAGTTCATAATTAAGAGCACCTATCAGCTGTGCAGCTGTATATTCTCCTTCTAATAATATCTTATCAAATTTCAGTCTACATTCATCTTTACCCTTCCTAATAGATCTAGTACCTGTAAACTTCTTATTCTTATACTCAAATGAATCAGTACCTGGATAAGTCTTCCACCATTCTTCAAAGTCTGTTGTAGCAGGTTTTCTTCTTATTATCTTTGCAGTGCTCTTAGCATCTACAAATTCTAATAAATCTTTGCCTATTAACGTGAGCTTTTCATCATCTTTTGTTATAAGCCCTTTTCTTACTAAAGATTGATAGACAGAATCAATCTTCATACTTCCCTCACATAATGGAGAAATATCATATTGTTCGTCTATCAACTTTAATAAGAATATAACATCTAGATTATAACCTCTCTTGATGAGCTCCTCGAATTGTTGAGGTTCTATGTTTATTTTCATCTTTTGGTTTTACCACTTTAATTATTGCAGGCTTTCTACTCTTGGCTTTATGTTCTGCTTCCCATTTATGCCATGAATCAACTATATCTTTTTCTCTTTCCATAGCATATATGTGATCATTGGGATACTCATAATCCTCAGACCAATTCATTATTCAATAGTTTTTCTTGGTCTTCCAACAGGTCTTTTAGCAACAGGTGTTGCAGATTCTGCAAGAGTTGCTTTCTTCTTATTATAATACTTCTTCTTTTTCTTCTTAGGTTTCTCAATTGGATCTGTACCAATTGTTCCTTTAGAAAAATCTGTAACCTTTCTAACCTGATGTGGTTGTTTAGGTTCTTCTTTAATTTCATGTGCATCTCTGTATGCTACATAATACAATCTTGCTGCTGCTAATACAGCAATTCCTACAATACTGTAGAATAAAGTGTCATTTGATAAATTCATAATTTCTAATTTTAATTGTTAATGTTAAGATTTAATTCTCAAACCAAACTGCAAATTGAACCACCCAAATGTTTTTTCAGCAATTCCTTTGTTAAATTTAAATGTTTTTTTTAATAAAGGAATAGCATATGCTTTGAATTCCTCATGCTCAGCTGGAGTCATTGTCCAGTTAAAGAACCACATATCATCAGATAGTGTGTCCTCTAGGGTCTTACCAACCATATTCAATTGGTATTCAACTAAATGTTTGGAGATGTTCTTACGATTAATTTTAGCTTTCATTAAAATAAATTTAATTGATTAGGTATAAATACCGTTTTTACTCTTCTGCCTTCAGTTTTAATCTTTAAGACTAATCTGTTAGCTTTTTCAATGTAGTAATCATAATTGACATTATCAACTTTACTACCTTTTGGTAAGAAATTACAAACTTTACATACCCACTCACCAGCTTCTACTTGACTGATTGCAGCAGCTCTGGTTTGACACTCTGGATTCTTAATCTTAAAGATCTTATCTCCTTCGTTGGATACATAATACCGTATGAGTTTATCATACACTGTCTTCTTACCTGTGGATCTGTTAGTTCCTTCATAGTGAAAACTCCTACTAGCTTTCTGTCTTAAACAGAAGTCATAAAGATTAGTGTGAGCACGAATTGTATGCTCCACAGGCACACCATAAACAAAATACTGCTCAAGAGCAATGGGAACAATTCTAGCTGACTTGTTCTTGTGCAATTCAAAATCAGTAAGGAAATCACCTTTTTTCTTAATCTCTCCATTGGTCATAATTGCTAAATAGTCATTCACTGTACTAAAGATAATCTTGGAATAGTCTGTTCTCTCCAACTCATATTGAGTAATGTCACACCACCATGCATTGATTTCATGCATCAAAGGAATCATGTCTTTCTTAATCTTGATGGTTACACCATCCGTATTAGCAGAGATCACATGTATGCCATTGGTTTCATATTTTTCAATAAGCATCATCAAGCTAAGCTCACCAGTAATTGTGGTGAACATAGTTAACTGCCTATCATATATCCAATTCTGCATATCAGATGACTTACCGTATACAGAGTTAACTGCAAGTTTAAGTGCTCCAACAATTCCTTTAATCTTCTTATCCTTCTTTGCAAAGGGTTTAAGCTCCAATCTTTTATCAAACATCTGTTTGTATCCCCGAAGGAATTCCTTACCTAAATGGGCAGGAAACTTACCATTGTTGATAATGATGGCAGGATAATAACTAGACACATCCCAATCGATTATCTCATAGTCTTCATCAGCTTCGAAGATCTTAGGACCATTCTCTGTGTGAAGACCACCTTTCATAAAAGAATACACATTTCCATAGAAATCTATATGCTCTTTGAAATCATCTTGCAGACCAAGCTGCATTTTATTAATCTTCTTTAAGAAGTCTTTTAGTTGTGGAGTTTCAAATGTTACATACTTAGCAATGCAATTCTTTACATCAATGCTCTTTCTGAAATATCCTTTCTTAGGAAGTTCTCTGTATGTAATTCCTTTCTCTGAACAATAATACTTCTTAATCATTTCATCCCCTATCTTAGAGTCTGAATAGTTCATACAAGGGATACCAAATTCAGCTTCAATATCTTGTCTCAGCTCTATTTGATTATTCCCTTTATACAGTGGATGATCTGTATCACCCATAGTTATCTTGTAGAATTCATAAGTTGCATCTACATCATTATAACAATAGTCAATGGTCATCTCCACTTCTTCTTTTGTCATATTAGTTTTAGTATGATGTATAGGCATTTCTTCTATATTCTCAAGATCCATCTCAAACTCTAGTCTTTTAAGACTCACCATTCGATTTTTATTGTCGAAATGGCTTATCTTGAACAGATCTAATTGTTTGAGGCTTAATTCATGCTCTCTGTACTCAGGGAATACATCATAGTTAGCATCATGTATAACATCAGCAGCTTTCTGTGCTATTCTTGCACATATTTCTAAATTGCTTAACTCATGCCACTTATCGTAGTTTCTCAAGATCCATTCAACAACTTGACTGTCAAAGCGTAGATTATTATATCCTACCCAATAAGCATCAGTATGTTCTTCTGTATATCTAACGAATTTATCTAATTGATTCTTCCATTTAGACACTTGAAAGCTCTTACCAGCTTTACCAGGCACCATACATACAACTAAGAATAGTTCTTGCATGGTTTCTATGTCATATATTATTACTTCTTCTTTCATTGTCTTGTTGTTTTTTTATGATCTCTCCAATCTAACCAAAATCCTATTCCTACAATGATATTCATACCAAATGATGCAAGAATTTCTGCTATGTCTTCATAGATGTTAATAGATAGATGAATATGTCCTACTACCCAAAAAGGCATAGCAAGATTATTCGATATCCACCTAACTAAATAATTTATAAATTTCATAGCCTACAAAGATAATTAAAAATGTTATATTATTCTAACAATTTTAATTAGACTGATTTTAATTTACGATTGATGAATTCTCTTACAACCATTCTGGTTACATGAGGAACTCTTTTAGCTTCAAATTCATAGTTTATAAGGTTTTCATATTCAGTCTTATTGATTGAATACATTATACCATTCTTATGACTTGGATTCTCTGATTTAATAATAATAGCTTGTGATTTTACTTTTTTAATTATAAAATCTGCTACCTTTCTTTCGTGTGTGTGTTTATTTGCTACTGATAATTCCATATTTAAATTTCTTCTAATCCATCGTTTAATGTTACATCCCAATCTTCTAGATCATCTTCTGGTTCTAATCCTAGTACCACTTTACCTTCGTAAATAGTTGGTCCATAATCTTCATCTATATCTATATCAACATATCCATCAAGTTCTCTTAATAGATAGTTAATATCATCTAGTGTAATTTCTCTTAGCTCATCTGTATGCTCTCCTTCATCCCACCAAGCTATTTCATCATGTGTAGCAAGAATGTTCTCATTTTCATCAATGATGAATAGTTCTACAGGTGCACCATGTTTAGCCATGAACTCATCCATATCTTCAGGAACTTCTTCAAGCTCCCATAGTTCAACATATGGTTCAATTACACCTACAGATATTCTGTTGACAAAGAGCATACCCTCCTCTAATTCAAGAGGAAGGTAGCTTTTTAATACAATTTCTGCTGGATACCACATTAGAACTCTCTCTTAGGTGCTGGTTCTGTAATTTGATATACACTATGTGAACTAGATAGTCTTAAAAGAATGTGAAGCTGTTCAGCTTCTAAATAGTTTATCTCTTTTTTTGAGTTAATACCAATTAGCTCTATACCACTACCTGTATCTACTAGCTGCATAGCAACTGTTTTTCTAATATGTTCACTCCATTCAAAGTCATCACTAAAATATAGTGTATGAACTGTAGCTTGTGGTGTAGCATCTAGTTTATGATAATCATATTCATGTTTACCATTGATATAGATTTCTTCTCTGTATAACAAATCACTTGTGTTATCAATTACATCTTGTATTTCTTTCTTTAATGTTGCCATGTTATTTCTCTTTTACAATTGATATTAATTTTTTAAGACATTCAAGTTCTGCTTCTTCTAATGTTTCATAGGAGCAATTCCAATACAAAGAATTATCACTATTATAATTTTGAAAAATATTTATATAGTAATTTCCTTCACTTCCTAATGTTGGGTAGATTACTTTATCTAAATTATACTTCTCTCTAAACCATCTAAATGCTTGTTGGTAAAGTGGTGCTGTACAAACTATATCATTCAAATCTTCATTTCTCCTACCCATATTTGGTCTTAGTACAAGATGTTTTTTATCTCCAGTATAATAACCAAAACAAGGTTCATCAAATCCTAATTCTTTCATATTAAAACTTGGTTGATAAGGTGCAAATTCTTTTTCCATTATTGTTTGTTTACTAAGTTTAACGCTATTTGATGTCCTTCAAGAGCATCTTCATAAGATGTATATCTATCCATATACTGATCGTGTTCTCCTCCAAATATCATAGTTTCCCATAATACAGGAATATTACTGTTCAAAGCATGATCAAGACCAAGAAAAACTGTTGATACATATATATCACCAATATGTTCTTGTTTAACAGCTTTATATTTTGAATTTAAACTCCAATAATGATAATGCTTAATACTTTTAGCTTTTACAGGTCTTCCTCTTTTTAATATATACCATCTTCCCATAATTATTGAAATAAAGATGTAGGTGCTCCTACGTTATACATTAACATTACATAAAATCTTATACAATGAATAGTGATATCATCTGCTCTACCAAATGCTTGAGAAAGATCATTATCTACTACAGCTTTTGCAAAACTTCCTGGAGGATAACCAACATGCCATTTATCACACATTATACTAGTTCCTGTATCAATTATATGTTCTCTTTCAATGTTCATCATTGTGTATGGAACATATTGTATTGCATATTTGTCAAAATAGTCAGAAACCACTGCTCTGACTATTTCTTGTTGTTGTTCTGGATTCATAATTCTGATGTTAATTTTTTAATGTTATTAAGGATTTGTTCAATTGTTAATTCTTCTTCTACTACTAGATGATTAAGTGATTCAGGATATGGATAATTATAACTTCTACCATTAGGAAATCTTATTTGAGTTACATTATGATCTTGAAATGTTATTTTTCCAACAACACCTTCATATGGTTGCATATGAGGTATATAAGTTGGATAACCACTAAACTTAAAGCCTTTCATTTCTTTTCCTATAAGTGAATCTTTATCTTCCATGATTTATATTTTTGACGTTAGCATCTTCATGTTGTTTAGAATTTCTTCTATTGTTAAATTCTCAAGCTCTTTTGCTTCTAATTGCTCAATGATACCTGCTGTAGGATAATGATTTGACTCTTTTTTACCAATTGGTAAAGTGATTTCTACAAGAGTAAATTGTGGATAAGACTCATTTATGTTTAGAACAATAGCTTTTTTACCACATAATTGTTTATGTTGATTTGAGTATGATAGTAAGTTTTCACTTTTAAACTCAAAACATTCTATCTCTTTACCGATTATATCTTTAGCTTCCATAATTAATATCCTGCTAATTTAGATATGGCACCTTCATTACTCAATACATAAGCAAGATCTGATTCTTGTTTAGGTGTAAGAGTTTTGATTGTAGAGATCAAATTGATTCTACTGTAGGTGATGTCTTCACCATATAAGTTTACAAGATTACTTCCAATCTCTTTTATCTTATCATAATTAAATACTGTTACAGGGTCACCATATTGGTCTACCCACTTTCCATTTTCTATTTTCATAATTTTTAGTCTTTTTGATTTTCTAATACTTTCTCTATAATTTCATCATATATGGCATCACTAATCAAATCAATGATTTCATTGCCATCTACTTGTACTGATTCTAATTCAAACTCAGCATAACTTCCTGGATAACCTTCCATGTTACCATCATACATTTCTCTTGGTTCTTCTGGATGATATGTACCACTCACTGTTACATATACACCACCTACGGTGATACCTATTTCTATTTCTTTACTCATTTGTTTTTTAAATTATACCATTTTTGATTCTCTTTTTGTATCTCATAACGTTTAACATATTCCATTTTCACATTTGTTTCAACAGATACATCACGTATAACAGCTCTTAATAGTTTCTTGATGTTGTCTACACCTCCAAATCTTTCTATTTCATTTGGAGATACTTTTATATCAAGTTGTCTTGATTTTACATCTGAAGGTTTCATATCTTATTTGTTTTTAAATGTTTCAAATATTAATCTTCTTGCTTCTGCATCAGATAAAGTTGCTCTTAATTTTTGTAGAAATTCTGACTTACCTATCTGTTCTTGTTGCCATTTAGCACCATCTAAAAATCCTTGTTTGAAAATAGCATCTTCTAATTCTGTTGTAGGAATATTCCCTTTTTGATTAGCATAATTATTAGCAGCTTCTTCAAGAGTAGTTTCTTGTTTAGGTTTACATTTTTCACAATACAACTCTTTAGTTGCAGGACCTGTAGATATAATAGTTCTACATTTTATGCAGATCATAGCTCCTCTACCGTTGTTAAACTTATGTATAGGTTCCATATTCTATTTGTTTACAGATTTAGGTGTACACACATGTCCATCACTCCATTTGATTCCTGGAGGTGGTGTTGTTTCTGGTGAGCTGTATTTTGTACCACACTCACTACATTCAAATTTATTCATACTATCTAATTTATTTTTTAATTTTATATTCTGCAAGTTCCCAATCTATATCATTATAAGATAACAATTCCACTGGCACATTACTATATTGTTTTGGTATATACTGTCCAACATTGTCAAAATGTCTTTTAATTATTTCTCCTGTAGACTCAAGTATTGCTACATTCATTCCCTTAATATATTTAAGATCTGTTTTGTACATTGGTCTAATAATAATTTTATCTGTTATATTATCCATAGTATTTCTTCTATTAATGATTAAACAATTAGGCTCCTGCTATTACACAAGAGCCCTTTTGCCCTCCTTAATAACCCAACTGTTCTAGCTGGTTTATATTGGCTTCTACAATATACACACCATGTGCTATTGTACATGCAAACGCTATACTCATTGCGAATGCTAATTGTCTAAACTGATAAAACTCAGTTGGTTTCATTGTGATTGTTTTCATTTCTATTGTTATTAAGGATTAATAATCTATTGAAAGAATTCTATACTAGTTGGTGTACCAGTTAGTTTCTTATAAATCAATTGAGCTTTTGCTGCACCAATTGCAGTTTTATAAGCTGATAAAGCTCCTTGAGCCACTTTTAAATCTTTTGATGTGTGATATTGACTTGATAGTACATCACCGATCTCTTGTGTTACTTTGATTACATCTGTAACATTCATTGTTTTAATTTTCTTTGTTGCCATGATTTTCTAATTTTCGTTTTAAGGTTATTTTCTTTTTAAATATTTCTCGTAATTCTGGTGTTAATTCTTTTCTTGTTACTTTTAAGCAATTACTTATATAATGATCACCTATTCTATCATAATCTTTTTTAGACCAAACTATTCCATATTCTCTATGATAAGCTTTTCCTTTTTCAGAATTTGTATATCTTTTTTGTTGTTCTTTATATCTAGCAAGTTTTTTATCATCTGAATTTATAAGTTTCCATTCTTGATCATGTCTACAAGATTTACATTTGTTCTTATATGTATTATTCTCATCTGGTCTCTTAGGCCTCTGTAATACATATCGATTAATATCATGTATCTCTCCACAATGTGAGCAACGTTTAGATGTTATATTGCCTTTTTTATCATAATATGGTTGAGGATAGAAATTGAAATCAGAAGTGGATCTAATTCTCCATTCTAGATTATCTAATGAACTATCGAACACATTACCATTCTTAGGTCTTAAATCATACATATGAAATGTATCTGGTTTTTTTAATTTAAATATATCTTTCATTAATGTATTCATAAAAACAGTTGTTGATTTATTGGTTTTGGACCATTTACCAAATTGTAAATTAAGAACAGCACAATTTTGTTGTAGATATTTGCTGATAAGTTTCTTTTCATAAAACTTTCCACCAATGTTAGTATTTTTATAGTTAGAATAAACTAATCCATCAGATGTAATAGAATACTTTTTCTTTGTATAAGGTATAAACTTTTCTTTCATTGTTATTTAGTTATTAAGGATTAATACATAATAAGAAAAGCCCCTATGTTAATAGAGGCTTTAATAGGACCTTCTCCCTTGGGAGATGTCAATTGTTGAGATTAGGAACATTTCTTCCCTATAAGTACTCAACTCCTTCTCTGCGTGGAAAGGACTTAACATTCGTGATGTGCAAACTATCCAATGTCTGTTACTGTGCTATTTGCGTCAAGTAACTGCTGTGATTGAGACAGGATTCGAACCTGTATTCAGGATGTGAGCTTAGTACAGCAATCTCACTTCTGCTTAGTATCTGTACATAACATAACGTCTACCAATTCCGCCACTCAATCATTTAACTAACTGGTAATCAGTGGACTCGGAGGGATTCGAACCCTCGTGTTGCTTACTTCAAAAATACAATTTTATACAGCTTATTTAGGGTCAAGCTAGGCTTAACGTTCCCACCACTCTATTTAATCTAATAGAGAAATCTTGAGGTAATTTAGGCTGCTAAACCAACGATTACATCCTCATTTAATAATGAGAATACTTTGTTCATATTAGCTTCGATTTGTGCGTTTGCTCCTAGAGCCACTACACGACTTGTGTTTTTGCCATTTAAAATAATTCACCTTAGTTTACAGTTATCTCTCTGGCTGAATTGTATAATCTATAATAACCAGTCAATTCCAGTCGAGCCCAAATTCCTCATGTGAGGACACTTATCATAGTCCGAGGTAGCGTGCTCAAATCAAATGATTGAGCCTCGAGCTTTAAATATTGTTTAGCACCCTCTTTCTTATAGTCTGTTCTTATGTACTATTGTTTCTGCAAATCAATTACGATTGTTAGATATAAGAGTAGGGTCACGTAGTTAATTACCTCCTTTCGATGTGTAATTGGGAGGATTACTGAACTCACACCTGATTAACTACTTGCTGAGAACTCCCAATGGTACATAATAGCATATCTCATACAGCTATATCCATTCTATATATTACTATACAGTTTCTGTCAGGGTTTAGATTATTTTAAATATGTTTCCAATTTGTTCTTTGTATTATACCTGCAATACAACCGTAAGAAACATTATACAACTCTGCTAATTTTTGATAAGTTAGTTTATTTTCTGCTCTTTTTTTTCTTATTTTCAATACTTGTTCTTCTGTTAATACAGAAAAACCATTTTTAGAACCTTTGTTTGAAGCATTACCAAATTCATAAGCATGTTTGTCATTTTCTTTTTTTGTTACCCATTCAAGATTATTTAAAGAATTGTTTTCTCTATTTGAATCTTTATGGTTAATAATGTCTTTGTTTTCAGGATTATTAATAAATGCAATTGCTATTAATCTATGTAACTGAAAGTTTTTAATCTCTGTTTTAGATTTGTACAATTGAATACCAATGTATCCATCAGGTCTTTTAAAAGATTTTTTAATTCTTTTAGTTGAAATTCTCATTACTATTCCTTCAGGATTTATTTCATAATCATAGTCTTCTATTTGTTTCCACATAATAATATTTTTTACAAATGTACAAATAAAAATGATTAGTACCAAGCATTTATATTAATAATCTTAAAATTGAATTAGATAAATGTGTGCTCCTATGTGCAAATTGTCATAGAGAGCACCATTCATCATAACATCCAACTACCATTACTGATAGTATCTTTGATAGTTACTCGTAGCATGGGCCTCATGCACTATCTGGTTCAATGTTTAGCCTGTTTGAGAGTTTTATCATTGCAACTCACAAGTGTTCCCTAACATCAGAGACCAATCCTACAAGTTTAATGTGTGTGGATGTAGGACCACTGTGCAATTATCTATTTAAAAGAATTCCAGATGCAGAACCAAATACATTATTAGAACCATATGGAGATCTGCCTTTATTTGCCCATACTCTTTCTGTTTCTGCTCTGTATAATTCAAGAAGCTTAGGTTGTGATAAGATTTCTTTTGTCTTAGCATCATATTGTGCTGCTTCGTAATTACCCTTAGCTAATGCCACTTTCTTCAATGCTGTTTGTTCAGCTTGTTTAGTCTGAGAGATGATAGTTGCTGTTTCTTGTAACACAGCAATCTTTCTTTCAATAGCTTTCTTGTATGATGATGGTAATGCCATCTTTAATACAGCAATGTTATTCAATGTGAATCCTTCTTTCTCTAATGATAATGTTAATGTCTTAGTTACATTGGCCTCATATATATTTCTATGTTGTAAAAGACTATCTGATGCAAAGTTAACAGCATTATCTAATAATTCTTTTCTAACAATAGTTCTTACTCTTGTATGTATCAACTCATCCATGTCCACTCTGTATTTTATAAACAACTCTGATGCCTTAGCTCTTTGTAATTGTAAGTTTATAGATACATCAAGACCAAATGTAGCTCCATCTGATGATGTTACATCAATGTGCTCATCTGTTTCTGATCCTTCTTGATTGTCTGCACTCCACACTTTATGTTGTACAGATGTTGGATAGGTGTATACATCTTGTGTTGGTGGGAAATAGAATATGAATCCTGATTCCATTTGAATGTTTGGAATTCCCTTATCATTTCCAATTTGATCTACCACTAATGCCACTTCACTTGAGTCAGCTGTTGTACATGATGTTGCAAACATAGCAACTAATGCTCCTAATAATACTACTTTTTTCATTTTTTCTTTGATTTTAATTGTGTAAATAACTTTGTTCTTGCAATTATATATCCCAATAAGAATATACCTACTATAGCAAAAACATTTGCAACAGTATTGCCCTTATTCAATAGAAACAATAGTTTCATAAAGGCTAATACAGATAAGAACGTAAAGACTATACTTATTAGATACTTCATTGTTCATTGGTTTAATTTTGTACCTACTCTATATAGTTTTCAGCTTCCCTATTCTTTTTGTATCACTCTAGTGAGTTCTAAACTCATAATATGCATAATATAGGTAAGTTCAATGATACGCAGCACATACATTGACTATTTAAACTGCTATGTGGCGTTTATAGTCCCCAGTGATTATACAATATCCCTGCAAATATAATCTACAGGGAGTAACAAACCAAATAATTAATCAAATTATAATTTAATTTGTTGTTCACCTACACCTTTAGCATAGCTGAACACTTCCAAGTCTTCTGTCACCTTAATCTGTTTACCATCTGTATCAAGACAAAGATCTTTCAACTCATCACTAAATTGCATTAATGATATGGCATTCACTTTATAAGGAAACTTCTCACTATTTATAGAATCCTGACCATCATTGATAATTAATATCTCTGGCTTCTCTTCTAATAGATTAACATCTAGATTACATAATTTACCACTAGATATTTCATTAGCTACATATTCAACCATATCACCAACTTCTGTTCCTCCACCATTAGGACTATTAGAGAATGTTTGCCAAAATGCAATTACATCTTCTCTATTCTTTATATGTTGGAAGTCTAATTTCTCTGGATCATGTACAAAATAACTAAAGAACACTTCAGCTTCACCTCTCATAACATACTTGAATCTGTCTATTAATATAGCATTTACCCAAATTTGTTTCTGTTCTTCTGACATACTACCAGAATAATCTAATAGAATAATAATCTTCTGAATCTGTTCTTTTCTATCAACAGGAACATTCACTGTTAAGTCTTTAGTTAAGAATTTAGTTCTGAAATTAGGAAACATCTTCTGATATAATGGCATCATATGTATTTGAGCATAATCTCTCATAATCATTGTTGCATATTGATCAGAATTAGCCACTATCTTCTCAGATATCTCTTTCTCCACTTTAAACTCACTACCAAACTTACCAACAAGAGATATGTGATTCATAATCTCCATCTTCTTATCCTTGCTTAGTTCATTTAGATCTAATTGTTCATTGATATTTGGATCAGAATAAAGACTTCTATCAAAATCAAATGCTTTACTTGTATCTGTTTCTTCATCATCATCATCTTCATTTCTTTCTCCAGTAGGAGATTCTTTAAGCTTCAGATAGATAGCAATAGCTTGTTCAAGAGGTGTAAATCCTGGAACATATTGTTGATACACAGCATCAAGCAAAGGTTTCTTCTTTGCATATTCTCCTTTGTCTTCATCAGATAAATTATCTACATCTTTATACTTATCAGCTACATATTCTGTTTCATCAATCATCTTGAAATAACACACACGTGCTAACTCTTTGATCAAATCAATAGATTCTTGCTTCTTAACACCTCTCACCTTAGCTTTGATGTCTTTAGCACTTGGTGTTAAATAGTTAACTGGATCTTTAACAAATAGATCTTCATCATTATCCTCATATGATACAACATATGAGAAATTAGACCAAGAACTCTTGGACCATCCACTACCACCATATTTACTTTTCCAGCCTCCACTACTCTTTTTAGGAGTATAGGAAGGGGCATAATAATCACCGTAGTAATCATCATACCCATTATCCCATAAACTTGCCATTATATGAATGAAGCAATTTGTAGGTTCTTAGTAAACTTCTCTTTAGCTTGTGTAGCAGCTTTTACTAATTGTGAATGTATTTGTGCAATATCATCACTCACTGCTAATCCTTTGATGTCTGTCAATTGCTTGTTAAGATCAACAATAGCATCTTTGTACATCTTCTCATCATCTCTAGATACCAATGGTAAATGAGTTAGAGTTTCAATACTGAATGTAAGAGATGCAGATAAATCTCTAAACTTAATTGTAGCCTCAAACTTCTTAATAGCTTCAGCTATCAATGATGGTTTCTTAGAGAACTCAGCAATAAAGCTTAATGATTCTGGTCCACATTGGTCATACACTTGATATGCTGTTACAGCAACACGTGGACTAATTGTAATACCATTCTTAGCATACTCTTGTAACAAATATGGAATCACTGGATCTACATTATCTACACCAAACTTACTCTCTAGTAATTTATTGTAGCTGATCTCTGTATAGTTATCCCAGATAACATTCAATTCAAGAGGAAATCTCTCCATCAATGCTTTCAAAGACATATTCTTTGAGAATTCATCACGAGTTCTATTTGTACAACAAATGATGAACTTAGTTTCAATAGGAAATATCTGTGTGCCATTTCTGAATGTACCACTTGATAATATATCCTTTAATTGTTCTAAGATGAAATCAGGAGCATCAAACATCTCTTCGAATATAACAAAAGGATGATTCATAAATGAATTCTCTACAAGATATTCTATTTTACCTGTCTTTTCAAACATAGGTATATCAAGACCACCAAACAATCTGTCTGTAGTCATACCTGTACCCATTGTAATAACATAAGGTTCAATACCTTTTGCTTTTAGAAAATCAAGTGTCATTTCTGATTTACCATGTCCTCCTGGACCATATAATACAACATTCTTACATGTTTGGAATCCTACGTTTAGAATGTTAACTGTTTTGTCCATAAATACGAACTTCTCTGCTACTGGATTTGCTTTTGCTGATTTCTTTACTGTTGTTGCTTTCATTTTTTCTTTTGTTATTAAGGAATTATTTAATTTAATTTGTTCTAATACTTCTTCTACGTTTACTACTTCTATTTCTTTGATGATACAATTGTTTGCTCGGAATAACCAATTATCATAAGTAAATGAATGACCTTTCTCAATTAGTTTAATGAATTTATCAGGAACATCTTGTCCCATATAACCATTCATATCACCTTCTTCAGACCAGTTATCTGGGCATTCATATTCATCATTCCAAAAATCATCATATTTAAACTCTTGTTCTGTCTTAAATCTATATTTACTCATAGCTTTGATATAAAAGAGAGCCATTACAGCTCTCTTATTAATTATTCATTAATGATGTCAATTGGATAATCATCATCATCATCATCTTCTTCAGATCCACTCATGATATCAAACATATCACCTAAGTCTCTAAGTTTTGTGCCTAAATGTTTAGCAAGATTCTTGAGAGCTTCTGTAGTTAGACTATCTAACCATTCTTGTTGCTTCTCTTGTGTACAATCTTCAAACACTGTAGGTTGTCTTCTCTTATCACCTGGAAGAGTATCAAATATATACACACCAGATAGATTTCTTCTTGTTGGATTAGTCATCATCACCATCTCCTTCTTGTCTTTGTTGCTCTTCAGCTAATTTATCAAGAAAGTCTTTAAGCTCTTGTGGTAATGAATCACCATCAATTGGATCACCTTCACTACGTCCTTCTGTAAGATTTTCAAGCATCTCTTTGATGTTATCTGGAACATCATCACTATTTAATCTTATAGCTTTAGCTGATGATTTCATATTTTTCAATTTGTCCTCTAATTTCTTAGCAAATCCATCTACTCTATCTTGTAGATAGAATGATGCTAAAACTACTAATTGAGAATAACTAAACTCATTAGCACATATTTCTACTAATTGACTTGGTGATGTATCTTCTCTAAGATTTTTATCATCATCAAAAATAAAATCTTTCAATAGATTTGATACTTGTGTACCAAGATCCTCTAAATATTCTGGTGATACACCAATTGCAAGGTTAAGTTTTTTTTGACCATGGTCAAAGGTGAATATTCCACCTGATGTTTGTGTGCTCATGTTATTAAGGAATTAATTGATTACTGGTTTATTGTTTGTCTTATGTCTATTGTCTTCTCCTTTATAATTCCATTTCTGAAATTATATATCACTTCTACTATCAACCTTTTAGCTTTGATTGCTCTAAATCTGTCTGTTGATGCTACCAATGTACCTCTAGATATTCTACTTCGCAAAATATGATGCAATAAATATTATTGAATACAATGCTACTAATGAATACAGACAGATTCTAAGAATCTTATTCTCTTTTTCATTAATTTTCTTTTGGTCTTCTAATATCTCTATGATACAATCTTTTAGATGTAATAGAGTGTCAGCTGTTCTCAATGCTTTCTCTTGAGCATCTACTAGTTCTTGAACTTGTTGGAATGCTTCTTCAATGTTGTATTTTTGTTTTGTCATTGTGTTTGATTTGATTAATCTTTAAATATTTTCTTGCCAAAGTATAGGAACACTCTAGCAACTAGTAGCCACAAGACTATGCTTATGACTACCTTTGCTATAAACTCTCCCATTATTTCTTTCCTAGCATCATACCAATAAGAACTGGTAATACTATTGGACTAAAGATGTATGATGCTATTGCATAACCTTTCATATCATCTAATTTCTCGTAACTCTCTATCATCACACCTAGCATCACTAGATATGATGTAATAATATATAATGTTATCATAATCCTATAAGATCATCAAAACAACTCTCTAACAAGAATGTTAGTTGTTGTCTTTCGTGAAACAATATGTCTTGTTGCTCTTCAATCACATGTATGTTTGTATCATCATGTGCATCTCTTAGACTATCTAATGCATGTATTTCATTCTTGATAGTCTGTAACCTTTGTTCAATTTGTTCTGTGCTCATAATTATACAGCTCTATGATTAGACCAATATCTTCTTTGTTGTTTGCATCTTGATGCACAGCTCTCCATAGTGAAGATGATAACTAATAGAATAGCTGTAATAGTATACAATGATACTATTGATGTAATAGGTTTCTTTTTCATGTTATTTGTTATTAAGGATGTTATTTATTTCTTTTAGTTTAGACAATATGTCTTCTATACTATCGTATTCTGGATTTAGAGTGTTAGCTAATGCTTCAAATTCTTCTATTGACATAATGTTATAATTCTTTTTATTATCCATATCATCAACAAAAAAACCTACACGAGATTTTTCAGATTCATCTCTTTCACTATCATAATATAAATATGTAGGAACATCATCATCACCATAATCTACCCAATCAAATCCTAAATCAATCTCTTCCCAAACAGGAAGAGAATATTTAAGACATATATCTTTAGCTATATCAGATTCTTCTTGACTTCCAATCAATACAGCAGCTTTAAATATTGGATGATCCATTATTAATAGTTGTTAAGTTTATCACTAATATCTGCACCTACAATAATACTTGGTATCCAACCAAATACAGCCATACAACCAATTGTTCCACCATTTGTGTAACATTCTTTTAATGACATATCAGATAATAAATATCCAATAAGACTAAATAGAGTCCATGTAGCGATAAGCGTAGCTATAAAAGCTAACATAATTTTTGTTGATTTCATAATTATTAAGGATTTAATATTGATTTAAGTTCTTCCCAAAATTTACGATTCTCATCAATTTGAGAATCAAGATCACATTCTTCAGTGCCTTTATGCACTATATCAGATATTCTATTAACAAAGCTTGTCAATCTCTTGATTGATTTAGCTACTTGCTCATTAATCTCAGCATCACCATTGATACTATATGTACCAGAAGTTAATAAACTAGCTACAGAGTTCATATTCATTACACTTGTAGCATTCTCTTCTTTAAATGCATTCATAACAGCACCAAGTCTGTTATCTATTTGTTCATTTGTTAAATGTTTGTTCATTTTATTTGTTATTAAGGAGTTTTAAAAAGGCCCTAAGAAGAGCCTATAATTATATGTATAAATCAATTGGACATAAATATTCAGAAAGAATACAATGTATATCATTAACAATATCATCTTTAGAAAAAGAATAATCTATATATGATATAAGACCATTAATAAAATCATCTTCTAATAGTTCTAATCTATTATATAGAACATCTATTGCTTGATTGTTCATTGATGCTACCACTTGTTCTGCTATTGTCTTCATAATGCTATATATATTTGATTATTTAATGATTTGTTGTCTTATGATTTATGCTTCATTATTGTGTCTATGTCTCCACGTCCACCTTTTAACACTCAAATAAACATCAAACAAAAATAAATTATGTCTGATTATCAAGCATTTAACTAAATAAAAGTTTTTTTCTCCCTCGTAAAAAGTTTTATTACTTATATATACCTTGAGGTAATGTTTTACAATAGTTTGCTACAACATACAACGTTATAACTACCTAAAACCCATAATATATATAGATAATAAACTTTTCCACTAGGAAGAAATAAACTTTTTTACTCCTATATATATATAGGTAGGATATATTACATATTTATATACGTAAAAAAAGGCTCGTTAGAGCCTTTTCATTAACCTAAGTCTTCATATGCTTCTACACTTTCTTTAACTGTAGGCTTGAAGTTCTCAACAGTCATAGATTCAAGCGTAATTTCATTACGTTTTAATCCAATCAATTTCTTAAAGGTAACATAACTAACTAAAGCAAGTTTACCTTCATCATTAGTATCAAGCTTTAAGCTCTCAATTCCTCCTGCTTCTAATTCATTAAAGAATGATTCATCATTACTGATAAACACTTTACCTTCATAGTTAAATCTACGATAGAATTGTCCTTCCATTTTTGTTCCCTTAGCATAAGGCATTGGTGCACTAATTGTTTGAATCCCTAAGATGTCTTTTGCATTCACTGTTTGAATAGCCATAATTTCTGTTTTTTAATTGTTAATGGGGGAGCACCCCGCTCACCCAAACATAGGTGGGGTAGCTGATTGGAAGTACTCTACACAACCACACATATAACACCTTTCTAAATTTTGAAAAAAAAAATTTAAAAAAAATTTGGTAGATATAAGAATTATATTATACCTTTGGGGTGGTGGTTGGGCGAGGTTATCTAGTACAGCTATATAGAAAAACTTCATAATATAGCATTGGTAAATAAAAAAGTATACATTGTATGTGTTTATTGTATATCTTTGTCATATGATTAGATAAAACTACATTATGAAACCAATGATTATACAAAAACTGAAGAAGGATGTTTCTACAGACATTCAATTAGCTGAGAAGTATTATAGTATACTATCTGCTATTAACAATCTTCATCTAACAGAAAGAGAGATTCAATTGATATCTTTTACAGCTATTAAAGGAAACATTACATATGCTAATGTAAGAGAAGAATTCTGCAGAACATATAATAGTACATCTCCTTCTATTAATAACATCATCAGTAAACTTAAAAGAATTGGTATATTCATTAAGGAGAATGGAAAGGTGAAGGTAAATCCCATCATCATTATAGATTTTACAAAAGATTTAACATTAGATATAAAACTAGTACATGAAGAAACCACAATCAATGTCAGTGAAGGAGTGGATCATCAAAAAGATGTCAATTAACCTTGTTATATCTGAGAAGATTATTGAGCAAGTGATTAATCATCAGTTTGATTCTGCCAATGATGCTCTCAATGTTAATAAGAGTGTAGAGATTTCTGGATTTGGTAAATTCTATTTCAATGAGAAGAAAGCTCTTACACAATATAATAAGTTATTAGCTATTAAGAAAGCTTATGAGAATATGTTAGCAGATCCATCTATAACAGATGTAAGAAGAAATGCTGTAACATTAAAATTACAAATACTAGAAACAAGTATCAAAACATTAAAACCAAAAATCAATGAGCCTAAGTCAGATATATGAAGGAGTTATTTACATGATAAAAAATATATCTACAGATAAAGTATATATAGGATCATCTATTCATGGATTAACTAAACGAAAAAGATGTCATATAACTAATCTTAAAAAGAATAAACATCATTCAATTAAGTTACAAAGAGCTTGGAATAAATACGGAGAAGATAGTTTTATTTTTGAAATAGTAGAAACATGCAGTAATGAAAACATTCTTTTACAAGAACAGTATTATATAGATAAATATAACTCATATAGCAGTGGGTATAATGCTACTCCAGTTGCAGGAAATTGTTTAGGAAGGGAAGTTAAAAAAGAAACTAGATTAAAAATAGCTAACTCATTAAAAGGAAGAACTGTAATTAGAAGTAGTGAACATAATAAAAAATTAGGTTTAACTAAACAAAAAATTGTACTTTTGTTAGATGATAGTAATAATATAATACAAGAGTTTGAATCATCATTAAAAGCTGCAGAGTTTTTAAATGTATCTCAAAGTAATATATCATCAAATTGTAGAGGTGTTAATAAAAGTAAAAAGTTTAATATTAGATATAAATAGTATTATGAAAATAAACCAAATTATAGAAGGGTGGAAGAATCATCTTCTTCCTGAAGAGAGAACAAAAGCTTTTATAGAACATACAAGTCAGTTAAGAATGGATGTATGTCATAATTGTAAAGAACATTCTTCTAACAAAGAAGGATATACGTCATTAAGAATAGATGCACATTGCACAAATTGTGGATGTACATTATCAGCAAAGACTAAATGTTTAACGTGTGAATGTCCATTGAAGAAATGGGGATCCGCAGAAATGCCAACAGAAGATGTTAAGACTACGTAAAATACCATTACATCCCCTTATTGAAATCTTACAAGATCTATATGAGAGTGGGGCAGATTTTATTGATTTGTCAGGAGAGCAGAGTGAAGAAGGTGAGGCACCAAAAGACACTATACAGATTACAATCAAACCTGAATACATGTTACATGATGAAAGGGATGAAGAAGATAATGACGATGTTACACAAGAGATAGAACTAGATTATTCTGATGATGACATACCAAGCACTGATAAGAGGAGCTTGTTATCTGAGGATGATATAAACGATCTTATATAATGGCAGAAGTAAACTATTATAACCAAATCATTCAGACATTAAAACGTTTGAGAAAATCCCACACTACATATAATATGGGAAGACATATTTCTACAGCTATTGATGGCAGTGAATTATGGGGAGTGTCTGATAAAGAATTGTTTCTTTCTTTACAGAGATATGAGACAAGCCTTGATATGGATGTTGATCATAATGAAGAAGAAATAGAAGCCATTATAAAAGATGGCATGAATTTGGAGAATACATTATTCGAAGAAGAGGAAGACTAATAATAATAATAAAGACCAACTACATTATGGAAGATATTTTAAAAATTGAATTAGAATCTACAGAAAATAAGTTTTACAATCCTGGAAATATACCAGCTTGTAATCCAGAAAATGATTGCAATACAATACAAGATTTACTTGGAGAAGAAGATGGATCATATGATGAGTATTTAAGAATCAAAAGAGATGCATTAAGATCAATTCTATACGAAGAAGATAGAATACAAGAACTTATGTTTAAACTAAAAGAACATATGTTAATAATTAAAAATTGTAAAGAAGAAATTGATTCAGCTTTTGCAAAATACATATCAATACAATGGCAATAAAGAAAACTACATATATAAATACAGAACTTGATTGGGCTGAAGAACAATTATCAAGCTGGAAACAATACGTTGATGCTAATCCCTTACATACATTAGAGGATAGAATCAAATGGAAGGAAACCAAAGCTGGTGGTGCTATGCCTATGGTGATTGCAAGTATTGAAGCTCAAGGTAAGTTTGTACAAGAGACAATGAAAAACTATCTTGCCCTTCTTGAACAAGTTGAGAAGCTACGTGAAAAAGAAGAAGCAAAGGTGGTACCTGTAAGAGGTGGTGTTGAGCTTGGTAGTATGGCAGAAGATTTCTTAAAAGGTAGAAGATAATGATGATCGATGGCTTACAGAGTATTGAATACGGAGATTGGTTTATCAATCAAAAGAGAGTTCCATCAAAGGATTCAGAAGAGTATAAAGCATTTTATGCTTTCCATAAACAACTATGTATTGATGGCTGTACAATGGGAGGAGTATATATTAACCCTTTTCTATATTGGCATTTAAACTTCTGGAATACAGAGGTGGATATTATAGATGATCGTGGAAGGATTAATCAAAAATATGCTAATCCATATCTACGTGATAATGAGTGGATTATAACAAATGAAATAGATAGAGCACACAACGAAAAGAAAGGCCTAGTAATATTAGGCATTCGTCGTTTAGCTAAGTCAGTAATTGAGAGTTCCTACATAGGTCATGGGGCAACATTCGATGAGAATTCCCAAAACATTATAGCAGGATTGAATGCTCCCGATATAAAGCTTATCACAGATAAGATTGACAAAGGATTAAACTTCCTACCTGAAGCCTGGAGATGGCAGAGGGTGGAAGACAACTGGAAAAACCAAGTTACATTAGGGATCAAGACAAAAGCAGGAGAGAGAATCCCCTTTTCTCAGATCCTTATTCGTAACTTAGATGGTGGTAATAATGAAGAGGCTATTGCAGGTACAAAACCTAGAAGGCTTATTATTGATGAGATAGGTAAGGGTAATTTCCTTAGAGGATTACAAGCAGCTACACCAGGTTTCACCACACCATTTGGTTGGGGATGTTCGCCTATACTTACAGGTACAGGTGGAGATATGCAGAATTTCATGGATGCAAAAAGCTTAATGTTTGATGTAGCCAATTTCAACTTCCTGGAATATAATAGTGCAAAGGATGATCAAAGAATCCATGGACTATTCATCTCACATAAGTATAGAATGGAAGCTAAGGAAGACTCTACACTTGGAGCCTATCTTGAACAACCAGCAGAATCAGAATTACATAATGTAAAGATGTTAGTATCTAATGAAGAGAAAGCAGATAAGATTACAAATGATAACCTTGACAGATTAAAGAAAGCTGGTGATAGACTAGCTTATTTAAAAGAGAAGATGTATTACCCACAAGAAGTGGATGATATATTCTTAAATGAGGATACGAACATATTTGATATTGAAGCATCTAAACGTCAGAAAGCCAGACTATTAGCACAAGAAAGAACAGGAACACCTGTTGTTTTATATGATGATGGTGATGGTGTAAAACATGAGTTTAGTGATAAGGTGCCTATATCAAACTTCCCACTTAAGAATAGTGATAACAAAGAAGCTCCTGTAGTGATATATGAGTTCCCTGTTGAATCTCCTCCATATGGATTATATGTTGCAGGGATTGACCCTTATAGACAAGGTAAATCTGCATATTCAAGTTCATTAGGATCTGTATACATATACAAACGTATGCATGCTATATCAGGAGAGAAGTATCAAGATATGTTTGTAGCTAGTTATTGTGCTAGACCAGAGAAGAAAGAAACATGGGAAGAACAAGCTAGATACTTAATCAAGTATTATAATGCTAGAGCTCTATGTGAGAATGATGAAATATCTTTTATTGACTACATGATAGCTAAAGGAGATGCACATTATTTAGAGAGACAACCAGATTGGTTGAAAGAGATTGTTCCAAACACCACAGTAAGAAGGGATTACGGAATACATAGATCTTCTGAGAAAATACGAGACTTCTTACACGGATGTCTTAAGAAGTATACAGAAGAAGTGATACATACAGAGAAGGATGAAGATGGAAACATTAAGTCTGAGACAAAAGGTATGGCCAAGATATTTGATCCTGTTCTTCTTGAAGAGATGATCCAATATAATGAATCAGGTAACTTTGATAGAATCATTGCAGCTGAGTTAGCAATAGCTTTAGCAATGAAACTAGATCCCATCATGGGAAAAATAGGAGGAGAGCAAGATGTAAGAATACAATCAATGTTCAAAAAGAACAAACTGAATAGACTGTTTACAGAAAGCAGATCAATGTTTAACACACCAAAAAATAAATTGTTTAGATAACATGGCAATAATTAGATATACAAAAGATGCTACTATTAGGTATGCATACTTAAACATCTTTCCTGATCAATTCAAAACAGATAAGGAAAAACAAGATGAGAGTTGGATTAAAAATACGATGGATTATTTCTCCAATAAAGCATATGCTGAGTATATAAAGAACAGAGACACCTTTGTTCCTAATTACGATCTTATGAAAGGAATTCTTCGTATGGAAGATTTCTATCAAGAACCAGAGGTAAGAAGCTTTACAGATGTACTTACAGGAGACTTAGCTCTTCCTGCTTATGTAAAGATGTATTCAATCATCACCACTCCTGTTAATGAGCTCGTTGGTGAAATATCAAAGAGACCTGATACATTTAGAGTGAAAGCTTTTGATGATGATAGTAAAGCAGAAGAGCTTCAGTTCAAAACAGATACGTTACAAGAATATGTAATCAATCAAGTTAAACAACAGTTGACAGAAAAAGCTGCAATGCAAGGAGAAGAAATTGATCCAGAGCAATTGCAACAAATGACAATGGAACAGGTTAAGGATGAGTTAGATAGCTATACATCTATAGCTGAGAAATGGGCCAACCATGTTCTTACATGTCAGAAAGCTGAGTTTAATATTAAAGAAAAGAGTGAGGATGCATTTAGAGATATGTTAATATCTGCTAGAGAATTCTATCATATATATGAAGACAATTCTAAACTTGGATTTAATGTTGAAGTAGCTAATCCAAAGAACACATGGTTCTTAAGTACACCAGATAGAAAATACATATCAGATCCTACAGGTAGAGCTCAAGGAGCATATGCTGCTGGTACTGTGCAAGTTATGGAATTATCTGAGATTATTGAATCTATACCAGATCTTACAAAAGAAGAAATAGATCACCTTAGATCATCTTTACAAGATTACGGATTGATTAATGTTAGAGAATCAAACCTTGGTAATCCAGATGCTGTTCCAGGACAAGACTCTGTAATGTATGATACATTTGATCCACTTGTTCTACAGACACGTATGATCATTGAATCAGAGATGAAAGAAAACAATGATGGACTAAAAGATTTCTTAGGTCTTACTAATAATGTAAGCTCATTTGGATATAAGTATGTTGTTGTAAGAAGCTATTGGATATCTAAAAAGAAAATTGGTAAGTTAATTTATATAGATGAAATGGGTAATGAGCAATCTACACTTGTTGATGAATCATATAAATCAGGTACTATACCTACACAACAATCATTAGAATGGGGATGGATTAATGAATGGTATCAAGGAACAAAGATTGGTCCAGATATCTATCATATCAAACCATTTAAGTTATTAAACTATTGTCCTATTATAGGTACAACATTTGAGGTGAAGAATACAGAAGCAAAAAGCTTAGTGGATCTTATGAAACCTTTCCAAGTAATTTATAATGTATGTATGAACCAATTATACAAACTACTTGAGAAAGAAGTGGGTAAGGTTCAGCTTATGTCATTAAGACACATTCCTATTCCTAAAGATGGAGATGCACAAGATGCTCTTGATATATGGGAAATGGAAGCACGTAACAGAGGAGTGGTATTTATTGATGATAGTCCTGAGAATCTAAAGAGTCCTAGTTCATTTAATCAATTTACAGCTCTTGATCTTACACGTACACAGGAGATACAATCTAGATATACATTAGCTCAGCAAGTGAAACTTGAATGCTGGGAACTTGTAGGTATGTCTAAACAACGTATGGGAAGTGTATCTGCTTCTGAAAGTGCAACAGGAACTAATACTGCGATGCAGCAGAGTTACTCTCAAACAGAGCCTCTTTTTGTAGCTCACGAGTATGTGCTTGGACAGCTGTATCAAAGTATTATAGATGCTGCTCTTTATGTAGAATCATCAAAACCTCAGTCTACGCTTTCATATGTGACCTCTGAGGGACAATCTGCATTTGTACAAGTAAATGGGTCAGATCTTAAATTTCGTGACTTAAAAGTGTTCTTAACAAACAGACCAGAAGATACACAAATGTTTAATGAACTTAGACAACTTTCTCAAGCTATTATTCAAAATGGTGGCACGCTTTATGATGTAATAGAATTGTATTCTACTAAGTCTCAAAGAGAACTTAAGAAGGTATTTAAAGATCTTAGAGATAGACAAATTGCTCAACAAGAGCAACAACAACAACTTGCTCAACAACAGCAAGAAGCTCAACAACAACAAGCACAAGCTCAACAACAGTTCCTCATCCAACAACACCAAGAGCAATTGGCTCATGATGATTACCAAAAAGAACTTGATAGACTATCTAAAGAGAAGATTGCTATTATACAAGCTACAGGATTTGGTAATGTTGAATCAGAAGATGTAAATGCAAATGCTATTCCTGATGTAATGGAAATGAGTAGGTTAGCTCACGATCAAGATACAGCTACAAAAGATTATGGATTAAAGATGGCTGATATTCAATCTAAGAATAAACAAGCTAGCGATAAAATGTCTGTAGAAAAAGAGAAACTACAAGTGGCTAGAGAGAATATGGCAAACGATCTTGCTGTTGCAAAAGAGAACGCTAAAGGCAGAAATAACAAAAAAGGTTAAAAAACTTCTCCTCTTCGGAGGAGGATTTTATATTAATGCTATATTATCAAGAAAATTGGATCACATTGACACATAACTCTTTGATATTAGAAACTCTTATTATACTTTTACATAAATAAACCAAACACAAACACAACTACATATGGCTGATAATTTAGATATAAGCAACTTTAGTATCCAAGATACTATGGAAATGGGAATGGGTAATCAAGAATTACTTCAGGGATTATTTGAACCTGAGACTGCTTCTAGCAATCCAGAAGATGTCACTGCAATTATTAAAGATGCAGAATCTCCTGCTGCACCTGCTACACCAGCAACTCCTAAAGGAAAGGATATTGTTCCTCCTAAGAGTGTTGATGGTAAAACAGATGAAGAAAAACAAGAAGGGCAATCATTGATTGCTGATTTCTTTAGTGATGATGATGATGAAGATAATGATGATGTTCCCCCAGTAGCAAAACCTGCAAAATCTACAAGTGTTGATAATACTGATGAAGATAATAGTAGTGATACTGATGCTCCAGAAGGAACACAATTCACTGCTCTTGCAAATGATCTTTACAAACTAGGTGTATTTACATCTGAGGATGATAATCAAGAACCAGTAAACACTGCAGAAGAATTTCTAGAAAGATTTAATGAAGAGAAGAAAAAAGGTGCTAGTGAAATAGTACAAAACTTCATTGGACAATTTGGAGAAGACTATCAAGAAGCTTTTGATGCCATATTTGTAAAAGGAGTTGATCCAAAAGATTACTTCACTACATATAACAATGTTGTTGGATTTGCTGAGATGGATCTTTCTGATGAGAACAATCAAGAAAGAATAATGAAGCAAGCATTAACTAATCAAGGATTTGAGCCAGATGATGTAGAAACAGAAATCGAAAGACTTAAAAACTACGGTGATTTAGAAAGTGTTGCAACAAAACATCACAAAGTGTTAGTTAAAAAAGAAGCAGCTAAGTTACAAGACTTAGAAGCTAAATCTGAACAAGAGTTACAACAAAAAGCTCAAATCAGAAATCAATATATAAACAATGTGCAAACCATCTTAAATGATAAGGTGAAAGCAAAAGAGTTTGATGGTATTCCAATCAATCCAAAATTAGCAACAGAACTACAAGACTTCTTATTAGTTGATAAATGGAAAACTCCTTCAGGAGAAACCCTAACTGATTTTGATCGTGCTATTTTAGATCTTAAAAGACCAGAGAATCATGCACAAAAAGTTAAGGTGGGGCTTATTCTTAAAATGTTAGAAAAAGATCCTACATTATCAACTATACAAAGATCAGGTGTTACAAAAAAATCTGATCAGTTATTTGGAGAAGTTGCAAGACAAGTATCAAAAGCTAAAACAGCTGGACCTACTACTGGTGGTGCTAATTCAAAATCATGGTTCTTATAACAAATAATAAATAATTAATAAAAACGAATAACAATGGCAATTCAAACAATTCCTGGGTTAACTGGTTTTACTTATGCTCGTGTAGCGTCTATGGACAAACGTGCAGTAGGAAAACTAACAGACTCTAACCACTTAGAGAGTTTTCACTCTACTGAGCCTGCAGACTATGATAAAAAAATCATCAGTCTTTATACACAGAGCTCACTTTACAGTAATGACTTCTTAGACATGATCAACAAAAGCACACCTTATTATATTGATAATAATAGTGATGCATGGAAATGGCAAGTAGCAGTTCCTTACAAATTCCCAAAAATTATTGACATTCCTTCTTCTACACAAGATTTAATTGATCTTGGTAAAACAGGTATCGATGGTCAAGAATTCCAATTAGTATTAGATACTAATGAGTTTTCTAAAAATGCTATCATCTCTGTAGGTACACGTCAATATGGTCCACGTTTCTACGTGATCAAAGATCCATTACCTTGGAATATGGGATACTTGTATTCATTTACATTAGTAACTGATAATCCACAAGTTGATTTTGTTAATCCTGTATTCTTACAATATGGTGTAGAACTAGAATTAGTTGATGCAGCTATTGGTGAGTTTGATCAAGATTTATTAGGTCTTCCAAGATTAGGTGAGCAAATCACAATGTTTGAATCATTAGGTTCTGCATATGGATATGAGCACAAAATCACAGAATGGGCTGATGACAAAATGATGAGAGATGCTTCTGGTAAACCATTAGACATTTTGGTATATGCTCCACAAAGACGTAACCAATTACCACTTACACGTAATGATGTTAAATGGGAACCGTTTATTGAATTCTGGATGCGTAAGTCAATGATTGAATTGAAAGTTAAACGTATGATCTGGGCTAAACCAGGTACAGTTAAATCTGGAGGTTCTAAACAAGAATTGAAAAGAACATCTGCTGGTGTATATCACAGAATGCGTAACAATGGAAACTTGGTACAATATAACAGAGGTGAATTCTCTGCTAACTTAATCCGTTCTGTATTTGGAGATTTATTCTACAGAAGAGTGGATGTGAAAGATAGAAGTGTAAAAATGTATACTAATGAAGCTGGATTCGATGTATTCCAACAAGCTTTGAAAACAGATGCATTAAATTCAGGTCTTACTTTCATGGCTGATTCTGGAAACAGATACATGCAAGGTGAAGGACAACATATCACTTACAACTTTGCATTTGATGCAATGGTAACTCGTGAGACTGGTAGAGTTGAATTGATTCACTTAAAAGAATTAGATTTACCACAATCTAACTTAGAGTTTGGACAAAACAAAAAATCTACGCCTGTATTTATGGTGTTTGATGTTTCTCCAATGTCTGATGGTTCAATGGTAAACAACATTAGAGAAGTACGTATGAAAGGTGCTCCTTCTATGACTTGGGGTTATATTGATGGAACTCGTCATCACTTAGGTTTTGCTAAATCTCAAGGTATGAGCTCTGCTAATAAATTCCCAGGATACGAAATCTGGATGAAAGACAGATGTGATGTATTTATTGAAGATTTGTCTAGAACTGTGTTGATTGAGGAAATGCCACAATTCTAATAATGAAATTGAAGATGTACTGCTTCCCATTATAGAACAGCATACATCTCTTTTTTCCGAGATGATTCCCCTCAACTCCTCTCCCTCCTAGAGGGGATGATTCTCAAACATACTTAGTCAAGCCTCTTGCATAGCAACGTAACTAAGTGTCAGAGTGTTGAAATGGATAGTATCCATGTTCAGGTTCCTTCGGTGGAACCACTCTACTAAATCGTGTGGTAGTAGCAGTTGGTTAGCTCGCTAGGCTCATAACCTAGAGGTCGTTGGTTCGAGTCCAACCCACGCAACAAATTAAAACCAATTATTAAATTTAACTACATTATGGGTAAGACAGGAAAAATTTCTACTATTAAGAGAGACTATACAAATAGTGCTCAACTTCAAACAATGGATAGTGGACTATCACAAAAAGGAATGACAAGAATCCCTGGAACAGGAGTATTCAAATATCCTTATAAAGAATTAGATGGAAAGTACAGAACAGGATTAGATGAAAATGCTACGTACATTAAAAGAATCCAAGATCCTTTAGAAAAAGAATTAGAGATTGAAAGAGTGAGAGCTCTTAAAATAAAACTTGAAAATGAGATAGGGGATATTGATTTAGGACCTCGTTCACAATTCTGGAACTATGGTTTATCAACTTCTACAGATGATCAAACACACGTACAAGTAGTTAAACTATTAGATGGTGATAACTATTTTGATCTATCAAATGCTTTTCAAGAAATAGCTTTTTCATGGTTAAGAGTTCATCCAACAATTGCAAGTTCATATCAAGCTTGGGAAAGAGGAGAATTTGCAGCAGATACACAATTTTATGTTGTAGATGATGAGATTGAGAACGCAGTGATCTTCAAGAAAAAACAATTAATTAATAAAGCTATTGTTAAGTTTGATTCTATGAGTCCTGAGAAGAAGAAAAAAGTTGCAAGACTTTTAGGTCTTCCAGTAACAGAAGAAACAAAAGAAGAAGTGGTTTATAACTTAGTAGATAATGTATTGAAACAAACAGAATTCAAGAATGGTAAATATTCAGGATTGAGTCCAGTTGAAGTGTTCAATAGATTTGCAGATATGAAAGAAGCCTTACTCCATATAAAAGATTTAGTAAAACAAGCTGTAGCACATTCAGTGTATAGAATCAAACCAAACGGTAAGGTTTATGAAGGTGAATTTGAAATAGCTAAAGATGAGGAAGATTTAATTAGATTCCTAGCTGATGATGATAACCAAGATGAGTTATTAGTATTAGAAGGTAAATTGAAAACTAAAAAGCTAGCTTCTGTATAAGAGGCTAGTTTTAAAAATATAAAAGCATATGATCCCAGTAGATAGTTTATTGTATAAGATTGATCAGAAACTAAATAAACTATCAACTAATGAGCACCAACAGATTCAATTAGAAGACAAGATCTTAGCTTTGAATGAAGCTCAGATAAAGTTGATAAAACAAAAAGTTGATGGTATTAGTGTAACCAGTGGATTAGGAATGGATGCATTTAAAAAACGTTATGAAGACTTACAGAGTCTTGTAATGAATTATAATCACCAACCATTAGAGTTAACATTAAAGGATGCTGATTTAAATCAATGGGCTGCTAATATTCATCTACTTGAACCTAAGTATATGTTCTATGTTGACAGCTACGCATTAGCTGATAAAGGAAGATGTAAAGATAGAAAGATATGGATTAACCGAGATCTTGCTAAACATGGCGATCTTCAATTCATATTAAATAATGATCATTATAAACCTTCATTTGAATACCAAGAAACATTTAACTTCTTAGCATCAGATGAAATAAGTATATTCACCGATGGTACATTTACACCTACGAATATACAGATAATGTACATGAGATATCCAGTGTATATAAATAAGACAGGATATATTATGTTAGATGGACAACCATCATATGATGCTGATTGTGAATTAGAAACATATCTAGAAGATGAACTTTTAGATCTTACAGTTCAAAACTTAGCAATGTATACTGAAAATGCTGCAGCTGTACAAAGTGCACAATTCAGAATTCAAACAAACGAATAAACTATTAATTTAAATAAATAAACAATGGCTGATTTTTCATTAACCACATTATTTGTGGTTCCAGTAGGGCAAACTGCACTCCCTAGCTCTGGCTCAACACAAAACTTGACTGCAGGACAAGTTGGGATTTTTAATAACTTGTATGCTACGGTAACTAGCTCAACTATTAATAACTTCCCTTATTTTTACATTGCCCAAGGTAGAACAAATACTTATTTGCAAGGATCTAAAAGATCTGATAGAATTGCAGGTGGTGGAGTAGTTCTTACAGGAAATGTACAAACAATTAGACCTTCTGGTTCTAATGTAACAGAATGGTATAAAGTAACAGGATGCCCAACAGCTGCTAACCAAATTACTGATGTAACTAATTTCACTGTACAATGTGGAGAAGTTATTACATTAACTTTGCGTGCTCACTCTTCTTATATTGATACATTGTATTTCAATGGTTTCACTAGATCAGTAACTATTCAAGCTCCTTGTTGTGACTGTGATGCTAATCCATGTGCTGATGTAAGTACATCTACTATCATTGATGAGTTGATTTATCAATTGAATTTGAAAGCTCCAGGAAACAACCCTGATAACATTTCATTCTCTACATTCTATACATTTGAAAATGTAGGTGGAACTATCTTGCGTATTACAGGAAAACCATTAACAGTATATGGACAACCATGTGATGTTGCTGCGTTCCCTTTTGAATATGACAGAATGTCTTTCAGAACATTTGTATATGCTGGTCCAGCTACTACTGCTGACTTTATTGTTGCAGATGCTTGTAACTTTGTTGCTCAACCAATCATCACTCAACGTGCTTCTTATGCTACTGGTACATCTGCAGAAATTGCTCAATTAGAGAAAAATTTCTATAGCTACCAAGCTGGTTATTTGAAACACCTTTACAGAATGAATGGATACAACGAGAACTTTGAGACTTGGGTATCTGGTGGTACTACATATGATACATACTACATTAAATTTAATGAGTATGATAAATCTGCATACCAATGGGGTGATTACATTCAAGAAGATTCAACTGTAATCATTGCTGCTCCAAACTCTTTAACAAGTGGTATTGCTGCTGCAATTGAAACTGTATTAGAAGCTGCTTTAGGAACTGTATTAGATAACAATGCTTGTATTACAACTACAACTACTACATCTAGTGCTCCTGCATCTACTACTACTACAACTTCTACTAACATTCCTTAAGGATAAGCAGAAGTAAAATATTATTAAATAACCTATGCCAGGGGAAAGAGGATATCACTCATATTCCTCTGGCATATTTATTAAAAAAACAACATGGCAAACTTACAATTAGATATACTAGTAATTCCTACATATAATACATTAACACTTGGTGTTGCAGATGCATCGACATACACTAGTACACCTCCTATTGTATCTTCTCCAACTATTGAAATAACACCTCCAGGATTTGATGTAGCTGTTATACCTTTTACAGTGGATGATTTTAATATTTTTACATCATCTAACTTAGGGATAACACCAGCAGGAATTAACCAACCTTTACCAGATGGTGTTTATTATTTAAAATATTCTATCACTCCTGCGTATGAGAACTTTGTAGAAAAGTCTATTATGCGTGTAGATAAACTTCAAGAGAAGTTTGATGGAGCATTTATGAAACTCGATTTAATGGAATGTGATCAAGCATTGAAAACACAATCTAGTGTAACATTAAATTCAATATATTTCTTTATACAAGGATCAATTGCTGCAGCAAATAATTGTGCAGTGACTGATGCATATAAACTATATAACCAAGCAGATAATATGTTAAACAGTTTTTTAAAAAATAACTGTGGATGTTCAGGGAATAATTATCAAATAAACTTTTATTAATCATGGCACAATGTACAGCATGTGGAGCTAAAGTGGGGTGTGGATGTCAATTGACCAATGGGTTATGTGCACACTGTGCTTCTAAAGTAAATAAATAAATAAATAAATAAAATTATGCTATCACCTAGATTAACCAATTGTAAAGAATGTGCTAACATTCCTTCTTTAATATTAGAGATAGATTGTAAAATAGCAGACATGAGTAATGCATTATATAATAACATCTCATTTATGTTAAATCAATCTTTTGATGCATATACAATGAATTCTTTATTGAATTACAGAAGAATTCTTTCATATAAAATTTGTAATCCAAATTACGCTGGTTTATATTCTGTGAATATGATAGCTAGTAAAATCAAACTTTTAAAATATAGATAATGAGTTGTTCAAATTGTTTTAATGGATGTGCTGAGACTATTTCAGATCAGTGCATTAAATATACAGGAATAAATGTTCCTGAGTTAGGTATTCTTCACGGAGATTCTTTATTGTCTGTTGAAAATGCAATAGTTAACTTTCTTGTTCCTGTACTTAATGGAACAGGTATTAAACCTATTATAGATAATAACATTATTTGTAATGTAGTAAGTAAATATTTACCAACTTGCACACAGTGTACAGGATTTACATTAAATGAAGTGCTTACAGCTATTATTAAAGCTACATGTGACCTCCAAGATCAAATTGATTTAATTGTTGCTGATATAGAAGATTTAAACGCTGATTATACATTAGGATGTGTTACAGGAGTTACAGCTTCTGGTGGTACACATAATGTCCTACAAGCTACAATTGATAAAATATGTGCTATTAATACAACGTTAGCAGCTTTAATATTAGAAGTGCATACACAGTATGTAACAATTGCTAATATTGATAATTATATAGAAGCTTATATAAACAGTGATCCTACATTTACATTATATAGTTCTAGAATGGTTCCTTACACAGCAGTTCCATATTTTGGAAGTTTAGGTAATTTTGATGCATCTGGAGCTGGTTTAGGAGATTATGCAAGGATATTTTTATGTAATGGTCAAAACCCTGGTGTTCCTGATTTAAGAGGAAGAACTTTAGTTGGAGCTACAACAATGAGTGCTGCTGCATTTGATCCTGTAGTTCAGCCTGGTGGAGGTAATCCAACATATACAGTAACTACAATTACTGGAACTAATGAAGTTGTATTAGGTGTTACACAAATGCCTTCACATGCACATCCTATAACAACTAATGTTACTGTCACTGATCCTGGACACTTTCATAATGTTCAAGGTGGTGCTTCAGGAAATCTTCATCCTAAAGTAGATAATGGACAAGGTGTTGTAGGAGATACTACAACTAATGTAACAAATATTACAGTGGGTGTAACTGCAACTGCTGGTAACATTGGTGGTGGATTACCTCATTCAAATATTCAACCAAGTAGAGGTTGTTATTATATAATATATATTCCTTAAATTATGTGGAAGTTTTTACCATCAGATTGTAATTGCAATGAAACTCCAACTAATCCAAATTCTTCTGTATGTAACCATGATGGTTTAACTACAGATGATTTGGTTTATGATGGTGAAAATTTATCTTGTTCAGGAATTAATAACCAAGATAACATTAGTGTAGCTTTTCAAGAGTTAGATTATTTCATATGTGGAATAGAATTAACACAACATATATTAGATATGATTCAAGATAATCCTCAAGAGTATTCTGAATTCATAGCAATAATAAATGGTGCAATTAATTGTGAAACAATTATTCAATGTGGACCACCACCTCCATCAACTACAACAACAACATCTAGTTCTACCAGTACAAGCACATCAACTACTACTTCTACATCTAGTTCAACCACTACCACTACAACAACAGTTGCTTTAGCTTGTGTTAATTATACAATAGAATCAATATTAAATGATGCTAGTTGGATTGCATTAAATTGTGAAGGTGTTCCAGTTGGAGGAATTATAATAAGTTCTGGTACTACGGTGTATACAGGTTGTATTTTAAATACATCACTTACATTAGTTAATGCAATAGTTATAACTGGAGCAGCTTGTGCTACAACCACCACCACTACTACAGTGTTAGATTGTTCATTCACAGGAGATGCTGATGAGATTACTACCACTACAACTACATCTAGTAGCACTAGTACTAGTACATCTACTACTACCACTTCTACTACAACTTTACCACCTCCTCCTCAAAATTGTTATTTAATACAAGAATGTGGTGAAGGATTTTATGATGATGCACCAGTAGCTGGACAAACATTTGTAGTTGGTAATACAGTACAATATATTAGAGAAGCTGAAGGATATACAACAATACATTGTGGTGTAATACAACTTATTCATCTTACTACACCGCATGCATTTATTTATGGTTCTACTACAGTGTTGTGTGGTGATACATTAAAATGTAATATTCCAAATCCGTCACCACCTTTACCAGATGCTGTTTAGTTAATAAATAAAATAATATGACAACAATAATAACAATAGTTATACCAATAGGAGGTGATGCAGGACCATTCAATCTTTATTCAAACATAGATGGATTCATCACTCCATTTGAAACAAATATATCTGCCGCAGCTTTAGAAGCTGGATACACTTCTTCATTAGTTCCTAATGGAACAACAGTGATTAGAATTAAATCTATTACTCCTTGTACGAATTATATTGATGTAATAATTAACTTAATTACCACTACAACAACAAGTACATCTTCTACAACCACTACAAGCACAAGTACAAGTTCAACCACTACCACTACAACCACTGCAGTACCTGGACCAACTACTACAACTACAACCACTTGTAAAGTTCCAGTATTTGCACCTACAAATCTTAATGTAGATACATATAGAAATGGAGATCCTATTCCTGAATATGTAAGTGTAGGTACTGGACCAAATGCTGGATGGGCAGCTTTAACCACTGGAGCATGGTGTCACTATAATAATGACCCAGCAAACGATGCTTTGTATGGTAAAATATACAATTGGTATGCTGTTAATGACCCAAGAGGTTTAGCTCCATTAGGATATCATGTACCAACTAATAATGAATGGTGGTGTTACTATTATTCTGTAAACCCAATAAATTTTCCAAACACACTTGGTGGTAAGATGAAACAAGTGGGTCTTACAAACTGGGCTAGTCCAAATACAGGTGCAACAAATAGTACAGGATTTACAGCACTTCCTGTAGGAAATCGTAATGGTGTCACTGGTTCATTTTATGGGTTTGGAGATTTTGCAACTTTTTGGACAGCTAGTGAAATAAATTCAACTAATGCATATTATAGAGGTCTTTATTATTATAATGCTACTTTATATGCATCAGATACAATAAAAAGTACAGGTTACACAGTACGTGTAGCTGCAGATTAAATTAAAAACTAAAAATAAAAAATATGTCTTGTTCAAATAATATTGTTAACACTTGTGGATGTGGAAATCCAAATCCTTGTGGATGTAAAACTTCTTCTGATGAAGTGGTGTATGTAGGTCCTGAATTAGGATGTACAGGTATTTCAAATTGTGATACTGTCACTGAAGCATTTATAAAAATTGATTCTTTTATATGTGGACCTGGAATGGTAGAAACTATTATTAATAATATACTTAATAATGTTAACTTATATAATCAATTTACAACAATAGTTAATAACTCTGTAGATTGTGAAACAGTGTGGGGTTGTATTGATTCAACTACCACTACTACTAGTACATCAACTGCATATCCTTGTCAAGGATATAATTTAGATAACTTATCTTTAGATACAGTTATTATATCAGTTACTGATTGTGTAACAGGTCTTTCTACACCAGTAGTATTATTGCCAGGAATTACAGCAGTTTGTATTGAAACAGCTAGTGAACTTATTGTTCCTGGAGTAGTTAATGCTACACCAACAGGTCCATGTAATACTACAACAACAACATCTAGTTCAACAACAAGTACAACAACAACAATATATATTCCTTGTCAATGTATTACATTTACTAATACAGATAATAGTGCAGTAGATCATAATATTTCATATAACAATTGTGTTGGTGAAGTTATTGACACTATAATTACTTCATCTGAAGTACTTAAAGTTTGTGGATGTTGTGCTATTGCAGATAATCCATTAGTAATTATATCAATAGGAGCTGATTGTATTGATGCAGCTTGTCCTACCACTACAACTACCACAACTGTTCCTCCAACAACCACTACCACAACAACTGTATGTGATGTAATTGCTAGTTTTGTTAAAATTAATTATGGTGGAACAGACTATCAAAATGGAGATCCAATTCCTCAAGTAACAGATCCAACTACTTGGTCATCTCTTACAACAGGTGCATGGTGTTGGTACGATAATGATCCTTTTAATGAAGATTATGGAAAACTATATAACTGGTACGCTGTTAATGATCCTCGTGGATTTGCACCAGTAGGTTATCATGTTCCTTCAAAAACTGAATTTGCTTGTTATATAAATACATTAGCAGAAGATATTGTAGCAGGAGGAAAAATGAAACAAGTTGGTCTTGCTCATTGGGATAGTCCAAATACAGGAGCTTCAGATACAAGTGGTTTTACAGCATTTGGTGCAGGTCAAAGAAATGGTGGTACAGGAGATTTTGAATCTATTCGTGAAAAAACAGGATTCTGGACTTCAACAATTGATACGCTACCACTTAATCCAGATAAAGTTTCTCTTTTTTATAATAGTGAATTGGCTTTACTAACTATTGATAGCAAAAAAGTTGGGTTATCAGTAAGATTGATACAAGATTAATTTAAACCAAAATATATATGACAGTATTATTAACATTAACAACAGCTGGGGCTGATTCAGGCCCTTTCAACTTATATTCAAATATTGATGGATTTACATCAGCATTTGAAGTGGGAGTAGCTAAAGCTTCTTTAGAAGCAGGATATGCATCCTCTCTTGTACCTGATTACACAACAGTAGTAAGAGTTCTTTCTACTGGTACATGCACAAATTATATTGATATAGTTTTAGATGAAGTGACAACAACTACTACTACTACTACAGTTGTACCAACTACAACTACCACTACTACTGCAATTGAACCAATTTAAAAAACCTTAGTTTGTTGGTTTTCTAAGGTTTCTCCCTAGGCATTTGTCTGGGGAGTTTTTGTTTTATAACTAATTTAGTTATAAAGAATTACAGCTCTAACTAAAATTATTTGGAATATATAAAAACTATTGTTTATCTTTACGATATTTTTTAACTAATATGAATACATATGTCTGAAAATCAAAGCTTGTTACATAGATTAGAAGAATTATTAAGGCAAAAGAAAAGTAAAAAGTTCTACGCAGAAAAACTAGGAATAAGTGAATTTGAAGTGAATGATCTTCTAAAAGAGCTGAGAGAAAAAGATGATGTTGATGATGTGCTTGTAGGAATTGCTACTAAATTCATGGAAGAATCTAGAAAAGTGAATGTTGAGAAAGGAACAATAGAAAGTACTGTCACTAGTGCATTTGAACCTAAAGATGATCTTGAGTTAGCTAAGCTACATAAGATAAACCTAGATAAATACGTCATTACCAATTATTGGTCTAAGATGTTACCAAGTGGAAGTTTTACTTCCTCAGTCTTTAGTAAAAGAAAACAACCACAAGATTATTCTCCTGAAGACTTTGCTAAGTTTTTAGAAAACTACAAACCAACTAATGTATCAATCATTAAAGAAGATCGTACTACTGATAAAGATTATGTAGACGTAGAAATATCTTTATCTGATTTCCATTTAGCTAAAAGATGTGTAGATGGTGACAATGATCCAAAAGCAAGAGCCTTAAGATATTTCAATGTGGCTCAATCTTTGATCTGTAAAGTGAAAGCTAATTACAACATAAACACTGTTGTACTTCCTATATCAAATGATTTCTTCCATACTGATAACTACCAACATCAAACTACACAGGGTACACCACAAGATACTATAATGGATTACCATTCAGAGTATGAATTAGGATTCTCTGTTCTTGTAGATACAATCAATATGCTGAGACAGTATGCTAGTGATGTAACTGTTGTACTTGTACAGGGTAATCATGATAGAACTAAATCTTTCTACTTAGCACATGCATTAGATGTATATTTTCAAGATGCTATGGATGTAGATTTTATCAGAGAACATTCAGTTATCAAAGCTAAAGTGTTAGGTAATACATTTATTGGATGGCACCATGGTAATTGTAAATTAGATGATCTTCCTTTATTGTTTGCTACACATCCTGAATATAGTCATTTCTTTGGTAATGCTAAATACAGAGAGATACACACAGGAGATAAACATCACTATATGGCTAAAGAAGTCAAAGGTGTAAGAATACAACAAATGCCTAGTCTTTCAGGAACTGATAGATGGCACTTAGATAATAACTTCGTACACTCAGTACGTGCAGCTCTTGCTCTAGTTTATGACAGTAAGCTAGGTAAAATAGCAGAGTTCGAAACCCGAATATAATTATGGCAACATTAAGAAAATTAGTATCAGATGTTAGAAGTGTCCACAAGATACTTTCTACAGATAGTCTTATTACAGATAGAGCAATTGCTTCTGAGATAAGAAACAACTCCTTGTTATTAATCAAGAGAGAAACCAATCTTAGAAAGCTTTGGGCTACTGATACATTATTTACCACTATCCCTTGTCTAGAGATGATAGAGGTATCTATTTCTGAATGTTGTAACTACGTAGATCCTTGTTCTATAGCTAGAACTAAATTTAAACTCCCACGTATATCAGAAGGTAATTACCAATATGTTATTCAAGGAGTTTATTCTATTAATGCCATGAGTGGTAAAGGGAAGAAGTTAAAAGAAATCTCTATTAATAGATATTTAAACTTACTTAAACTTCCTGTAATTAAAAAAGAAGAATACTTCTGGATTACTAATGGATATTTATATGTGAACAATCCTTTACTTAAAGCAATTAGATTTGTAGCATTCTTCGAAGAAGATGTAACTAATGACATTATGTATCCTGAATGTGGATGTGGATCTCCACAATACACCAATGATGAGATATGTAAGAATCCTTTAGATAAAGAATTTGCTCTTCCTGGATACTTAGAACAACAAGTGTTACAACTTACCTCACAAAAACTATTATCTACTTATTTTAATTTGAAATCAGACATTAGTGCAGAAGGAATAGATGGTCAAGCACCTAACTCAAAACCAACTAATTAATGAGGACAAAGATTGATTGGAGAAGCTCTAGCAAAGATAACTATAATCAGTTTTGCAAAAAAAACTCAACTATAAAATTAACTTTTGATGAGTGGAGGAATATATTATACACCTACAATGAATCATTTAAAGAATATATTTTAGAGACTGGTGATAAAGCAAAGCTTCCATATGGTTTTGGAGAATTCTCTATCAATAAAAAGAAAAGAAGAAGATTAAAAAATAACATAGATGGTAAAGAGTTTGTCAACTTACCAATTGATTGGCAGAAAACTAAAGAGAAAGGAAAAGTTATTTATAACTTTAATTATCATACGGAAGGTTATTTTTTTGGTTGGATGTGGTTTAAGCAATCAGCAAGATTTAAGAATTCTGATCTTTGGTATTTCAAACCTTCTAGGTTAACCTCAAGACTTTTATCACATTACTTAAAGACCAACGATAAGTATCAACACCTATACCATGAATGGAAACATTAAATAATTATGAGCTACTATTATAAATATGCTTTTATAAGTCCAGAACCTGTCTACTCAACTGTTAAAGAAGAATTAAAGTCTTATTTTGATACAGGTGCTGTAGATGATCTTTTATTTCCTACGTATTTAGATAAAGCTCTAAAGAAGTTAGGAAGAACTACTTATGTAATTACTGATGAGATTCTTTATATTGAAGATTTTCAAGCTAGACTTCCTGATAACTTTTATGCTGTTAGAGAAGCTTGGATGAGTACACAAGTATCTGGATATCCATATCAATCAGCTAATTCATTTTATTCACAAGCAGCCACTGCAACTACTATTCAGGTATCTCCTATCACTACTGATTGTGCTATTCCTAGTCCTTGTTGTGGAAATGTTGGATGTGATGGTTCTTGTATGCCTGAGTTAATACAAACAGTGTATAAGACAAATAATAGTGTAACTAGAGGATTTGCTCATAACTATTTACTTAAGCCTGGAAACATCTCTGCAAGACAAAACTGTGGAGTGGAATATACAAACAATTGGGAATTCTATTCAGAAGCTCCACCTATTCATGAATTCACTCCTGGCTCTGCTAGTTATGATTCATTTGATATACGAGATAATAAGTTTGTAACTAATTTCAGAAATGGTGTAGTACATTTAATATTTTATGCTACAGAGTATGATGAGATAGGAAATCAATTAATTCCTGATAATTATCGTATAAGAGAATATGTAGAAGCATTCCTTAAGTTTAAGATATTTGAAATGCTTACTAACCAAACTAATGATGAAACATTTAATCAGTTACAACAGAAGTTGATGTATCATAAACAAGCTTATGAAGAGGCTTTCATCATGGCTAGTATTGAGATAAAGAAACAAACTCCTTGGGAGAAGCAAAGAAGGATTAAGAATGATCTTAATAGATTTAATATGTATGAACTTCCTAACCGCACTAATAGAGCTGGTAGAAGACGTAACAATTAATAATTATGGCAGAAGAACAACAACAAGGAAATATTAGATTGGAGTATAATAATGCTACGGTTGGTTTAAATATGGATCAAACTTTGAACCAGATTAAACCAGGTACATTAACTTATGCATTAAATGCTGCTGTAGAAAACTTTGATTCTAGTTCTGTTAATTACCAAAATGAACAAGGGAATGAATTATGTTTAACATTTCCTAATGAGTTTGTATTAATAGGAACACACCTAATACAAGAAAAAAATAAACACATATTCTTTATAACTAATCCTACAACATTAGAATGTCAGATTGGATATATGGATAATAATGATTGTGTTTATCATACGCTTATAGATGCTCCTTGTCTTAATTTTAATATCAATCATCCTATACATAAAGTAGTACATAAAATTACAAATTGTACAACAGAGATATATTGGACAGATGGATATAATCCAAGAAGATATTTAGATATTAATAGTATCCCTTATATTATAGTACCTGGTACAGATTTATGTGATCCTTTATATACAAATGAAGTTGATTGTAATCAATTAAAATTACAACCAATTTTTGATATACCATCTTTAGCAATAACAGATGTTATTACAGGAGGAAGTCTTATCTCAGGTACATATCAATTTGCTATACAATATTCTGATGCATCTGGTAATCCTTATACATCATATTATTCTGTAACAAATCCTACACCTATTGCTGATATTAATGTTACCACTCCTAATTTTAATTATGAGGTGGGTAAATCTATTAGAATAAATATTAGCAATTTAGATTCATCAGGACAGTTTCAATATTTTAATTTAGCTGTAATTAAAACAGTTAATAATATTCCTTCAGTTGAATTAGTTGGAACATATTTTATTGATAATGTAAGTAAGAACATTACATATACAGGACAAAATCAAACACAAATAAGACTTGTCATACAAGATATATTTGAAAAATATCCTTATTATGAAATTGCACAAGATGTAACAGCTGTACAAGATATTCTTGTATGGGATAATCTTACATCTATTGATAGAATTAATTATCAATCTATTGCTAGTCAAGTTACACTTCAATGGGAAACATATAGAATTCCATCAAGTGAAAACTATGCAGATGAATTAAATGCTACAAATCTTAGAGGATATCTTAGAGATGAAGTGTATGCATTTGAAATAGTATTCTTATTAAAGAATGGAAAACAAACTGATGGGTTTCATATTCCTGGAAGAGCATATTCTATTTACGATGCTTCTTTTCCAGATGTTCCTAATACTAATGCAGATTTTGTAGGAACACCAACTTATGAATCAGGAGGAATTGGATATAGTCCTTATTGGAAAATATATAATACAGCTTCTGTTATAGGACCAGCTACATCAGATGCTAAAATAGGAAATGCAACACCATATGAATATGGAAACTTTGCTTATTGGGAATCAGATGAAACTTATCCTTGTAACTTAGATGTATGGGGAGAACTTGCTAATCAAAAAATTAGACATCATAAGTTTCCTGATGTATTAGTTAGTCCTATATTTGAAACTCCAACTTATTCTACCACTGGTAATTTTCAACCAGTAATGCAAAATGATGCTATATATCCAATTGGTGTAAAGCTAGACATTAGTCAAATTAGTAGTTTAGTTAATTCATCAAATTTAACAGCAGATCAAAAAGCTGATATAGCAGGATTTAAAATAATTAGAGGTGATAGAGGAACAAACAAATCTATTATTGCTAAAGGAATATTAAGAAATGTAAATACATATGAAAGAGAAGGGCAAAGTTTTTACTTCCCTAATTACCCATATAATGATGTAAATAAAGATCCATTTTTAAATAAAAATAATAATGCATGGACACAACTTTGCGATGCATACACTATTACTATTCAGTTTTTAAATGATGATCCTGAAGGAGGATTACCTTATACAGAAATATCATATACAGATTGTAATACAAATAAAGCAGATAAAAGAAAATTTACAGAAATAGGAACTTTCCCTCAATGTTCTACTAGTAAACCTATAATGTTAGGATTACCTACAAAAACTACAGGTGTATTTCCTTTTCAAACTAATTTATCTAATTATGTTGCATATAGTAACTATGATGAATATAGAATTTCTTCTACAGGACTATGTAGAGGATGGAGAGTAGAATGGATAGATTATATTGCAGGTCGTAAAAATACATGGATTGGAGGTTGGGGAAGCCTTGATGCTAATAGAGCATATTCTGTTAGAGTACCAGCAGGATCACCTCGCCCAGTATGTACTGAAGGATGTGGACATTGTGGAAAACATATAGATGGACCAACTGAATATAGAGTAGATTCAGGATGTGACATTGAAACTCCTACTGATACTATTACTGAAAATGCATCATTAGCATATAGACAAATATTTAATTCACCTGATACATCATTTGGTCAACCATTTTTAGCAGATACACTTAAATTAGAAAGTGTAATGTTTGGTGGTGGTAAAGCTCATTTTGTTGAGGTGAGAGACAATGCTAAATATAGATTACTTACAGAAGAAGCTCAGAGAGATGCTCTTGCTGCTTCAGAATTAATAGGAAGTATGTCTGTTGGATTTAATGCAACAGGAATGTTCACTGTATATCAAGCATATCTTTCTATATACATTAATGGTATAACAAGAAAGAATTATGCTTATTCATTCAACTCTATAGCTAGTTATGATTATAGTGTAGCAATTCCTAATGGAGAACAAGTAAAACAAAGACCTCTTGATATATCTTTATATTTAATACCAGGAGTTCAATCTGTTGGAGATACACTTAATGTAAATAACTACAGAAGAGAATCTTCTGTTTATTTAAGAACAATTGGTTCTAAAGATGGTTCAACAATTTCGTTACCTCTACCAGATCAAAGTCCTAATATGTTATATGGAACTGAATCTATTGTAACTGATAAATCAAGAATAACTATTTCGGATAGTGGAGTTTGTTCTAAACCTGCTCAAGAACAAGATATAAGTGTTGTTTCATATTATGCTTCAATAAAAAATATATTTGATAATCAATGGGGACAAGTGTATTCATATGAAACAGTAGATACAGGATTCCAAAGAATGATTACTCCTGGTAATGTTCTTGGTTCTGCTACACTTTTTGGTGGAGATACATTCATTAGTAGATTTGCATTTAAAACAAAACTCCCTTTCTTTATAGATAATAGAGTTAATGCTCCAAATGATTCAGATATATTTTATGATGAGATTGGTAACATAGCTTATCCAAAATATTGGCACTCTGCTAGATCGATTCTTAAAAATTATGCAGTACAAGAAACTGGTATTCTTGCTAATATAATTTCATATAAAGCTCATAACTTTGATTGTCCTAATGATCAAGAACCAGGACCACCAGATGTTAATCCTAATAGAACATTCTATGATGGATACTTCTATTTGTTTGCATATGGTATTCCTAACTTCTATTGTGAGAGTTCTTACAATGTAGATCTTAGACAAGCGTTTAATAATAAAGAAGGAGATTTCTGGCCTCATGTTAGTACAAGTATTCCTGATGATTGGGTACAAGAAACTTTTGTTCCTATTGCTCAAGATAATACATATTATTATAATGTAACATTCTCTAAACAGAATAAAGAAAATACATTTACATATTTACCACCTGATTGGACACAACAACTTTGCTTTACATACTTTCCATTTAGAGCAATATATTCTGATCCACAAATAACTAATGCAGATGTAAGAGTAAATAACTGGTTAACATATAAACCAGTTTCATTATATGATTTTCCTCAAAACTATGGATCACTTATATCATTAGATGGTATTCAGAATAAAGCTGTATTAGCTAGGTTTGAAAATAAGTCATTGTTGTATAATAATTTACTTACAGTGAATACAAGTAATCCTCAAGCAGCTTATTTGGGTAATCCTTCATTGTTTGCAGGAGCACCTCCTATTGATTTTGCTGAAACAGATCTTGGATATGTAGGAAGTCAGAATAGAATGTTATTAAAAATTCCTCAAGGACAAATCACTGTAGATGCTAAGAGAGGACAAGTGTTCTTAATTTCAGGAACTGAAGCTGTAGATCTTTCTGCATTTGGTTCTGGTATGAATAGATTTTTTACAGATCATTTAGCATTTGAAATATTAAGATATTTTCCAACTACACAAATTATGGTAGATGGACAATTAGTAAGTATACCAGGTGTTGATACAGATAATAATTTCAATGGTATTGGTTTACATGGTGTATATGATAGTAAGTTTGATAGAGTTATTCTTACTAAATTAGATTATATACCTATTGATAAAGATGTTAAATATGATTCAGTTACTAAAGAGTTCTATGTAGAATATTTAAGTAATAATACATTGTTCAGAACACAAGTATATCTTAATGATCCTGAATATTTCTGTAATAAATCTTGGACAATATCATTTAATTTTAATACTAAGACGTGGGTAAGTTTTCATAGTTATATTCCTAATTGGTATATTGGAGAGAATAACTTTTTCTATTCTGGTATCAATGGATGTTGTACAGATATTGAAGGTGATTTCACAATGCTTATTGGTGAGAACACAGGTAAGTTTGATACAAGTGCATCAACCACTACAAAAACTCCTATGACAACAACTAGTACTACCACAATTGGTATAGACTGTACATTAGAAGGTGTAGGTATATTTACAGATTGTATATTGGATGGAACAGGATTAATTACTGTACCTCCTACAACTACTACTACTATTTGTCAAAGACCATTTACATTTAATTCATATACATTTGTATCAGGATATCAAATTGGTACAGATCCTATTGTAGATTCAACATTAAGTATAACAGATGCATGTGCAGCAATATCTATATACAATGATGTATTATTAGACTTTGTTCCAACACTTATCACTGCAAATGGAAATAGTCTTGAATTAGGTCAAATTATGTATGATAATATATATAGTACAAGTTGTGATTTAGTTCCTGATGGTTGGTATTATACAGATGAAAGTGCTTACGATAACATTGCTTATTACATTTTAGATGGAGTGATAACTGAAATAGGAAGTTGTGATTGTGGAACTACAAGTAGCACTACTACTATTGTATCAATCATTGAAGAATGTTGTGGAATTTTATTTAGTTCAGGAGATTACATTTATTCAAATAATATAGGAATTAGCGATATGACATTATTATCAGTTCCAGGCTACACTGCCTCACTTGGTATAGCTATGACATCAACTAAGTTGTGGTCTATCAATACAGATATCATAGAGTGGGATATTACATTAAGTCCATTCAGTGCATTCTATAATAGAACAATAACTCTACCTGTAGGATTTACTACTTCATCTGGAATTGTTGCTTTAAACACTACAACATTAATTGCTATAAATGATACACCGTCTTTACAGGAAGTTGTAGAATTAGACATCACTACATTAACTGCATCTTCTACTACTATCTTTACATTACAATTAGATAGAGCTGCTTATGGTAATTTATTATATACTACAGGAGGAAAACTTCTTGTAATAAATCAAGACTCAATATCTTCAGATTATTATATAACACAATATGATTATCTTACATCTACAATTGAATTAGATTTAAACATTGGTTCAATTAATGCTACATCAATTTATGAATGTGATTGTAACATATCTTTTACAGATGCATTAGGAGATTCATATACAGTGAATAGAATAAGTCCTTATAATTTAATTGCTATAACTAATTTAGGAATAATTACTAATTCTGCAACACAAATTGGAAGTTGTGTACCAAGTTCTATTACTGATAATGATAATATAACTACCACCACTACTACAACCACTATTTAATATTATGGCAAAGACAAAAGTTATAACAATAAAATTAACAAAGGCTGGACCTAATGCTGGTCCATTTACTATCACCACTGAGTATGGAGATGTTATTGCTGTAGATGTATCTAAGAAAACTCTGATACGTGGTATAAGTTATATAGTGAATAACAATGTTAAATTGTTAACTTTAACATCTACAGGAAAATGTAATACAATAAGAACATTTTCTTTAGAAACATTTAGTCAAACCCAATTTGTAGACTCAACATTTACACAATCTGTAACAGCTTGTCTGTGGAGACATTTAACTAATATAAGATTATATAATTATTTCTATGGGAACATAGAACCATATATAATTGAATATCCTTTTGCGTATCAATTCCAAGATGAGATTCTTCAGAATGTAAAAGATTATACAAAAGCATATGAATATCTTCCTATATTAGATGGTGTATTTAATTACAATACAAGAATAGAAACAAATAACAAATGGTTTAACAAAGCTGTTCTATATAATGGACAACAGAGTTCAGGGATATTAGAACTTGTAGCTAAACCTCTTCACAACATGCAAGCGTATATGCAATACCCTATTCTTAATACTGAAAGTAAAACTATCACTTACACTAAGAGTGATAACTTCTATCAGTACAATACATTCTGGGCTGCAGAGATAAGTTCTCAAATTCCTTTATTTAGAAATTCTTGTGAAAGTCTTTCTATAGATAAGGTGGTGAATCAAGCTAATATGGATTATGGTCCTAGAAGCTTCAAGAAAGCTACGCTAAGAGCCAAGGAGCTTAAAATTCGTCATATCTTAGACAACAGTAATACAACGCATCTAGTAAGTCAATTCATATTAACTCCTGCTATGATAAGTTATAAATAAAATACTTATGGAAAATTGGAAACCAATACCTAGTTTAAATAATTTATATGAAGCAAGTAATCTTGGTAAGATTAGATCTGCAGGTATTAGAAATAAAGGTAAAATATTAAGAGAATACATTGACTCTCCTGCAGATATTAATTATAATTTTGTAGAAGTTCATATACATAATAAAAAATGGATGAAGAGAATACATAGACTTGTAGCTGAAGTATTTTGTGAAAATCCTGAAAATTATCCAATTGTAATGCATTTAGATAATAACAGAAGAAATAACAAAGCAGATAATTTACAATGGGGAACATTAAAAATGAACTCTCAACAAATGATAAAAGATGGTAGAGGTAATAAATCTAAAGGTAGTAAACATTATCTTTCTAAACTAACTGAAGAACAAGTAGTTGAGATACGAGAAAAGTATATACCAAGAAAATATACTTTACAAAAATTAGCAGAAGAATACAATGTAAGCTTTGGATTAATTGGACATGTTATAAAAAATAGAAATTGGAAACACGTAACATTATAAGTAATGGCTAGTAAAGTAAAATGCACATGTGGATGGTCATGGGACAAATCTGATTCTAGTAAGAAGGATATGTACATATGTCATGAATGTGGTAGAGATAATTCTAACAACATGAAGAACGGAGGATGGTTAGATAATTATAATGATTCTAAAGTAAGTTTACCCCCAGGGTTTGTTGGTGAAGGAACTTTCAATGGTCCCCAATGGGAGTCTCCTGCATGGGGAGGACAGTTTGAAGAAGGAGGAGAAATTCCTAATGCTCAAAAAGGAAAGAAAGTTAAACCTATATATGTAGAATCAAAAAATGATCCTAGATATAAAGCTTATCAGGATAGTGTTTCATTGTATGAAGGAACTAAAGATATATCAAAACTTTTACATGATCTACCTATTGAAGGAAAATGGAAAGATTCAGAAAAAAATGTTGACCCTAAGTTAATTAAAAAAATAACAAAAACAAAAACTTATAATCAATTATTTCTTGATGAAAAAAATGCAGAAGATCAGCGTATTAAAAACTCAATAAACCCTAATATAAAACCTTATAAATATGAGGACTATCACGGAGAAGGACCTAGATATAAAGAAAGTCATTTTTTTTCTCCAGATACATATTCAAAAGAAAGAAGTACATATGAAGATTTTAAAAAACCTAACTTTTTTTATAAAAAACCACAACAACAAGTAATAGTAAAAGATCAAAATGCTCCTCAATATAAAACTATACATACAGGAGAAGGAGAAGGAAGATTTGAACCTATACAAAGAAAACTTATAAAAGGAATACAAAATAATCTACAACCAGAAGGATTAGTACATGGTAATTTAGATATAGAAGCAGAACTTCCACAAATTAGACAACAAGTAAGACAACCAAAATATTATGATGTAGAAGATTATACACAAGGTTCAGCAAACTATATTGGTAATCAAACTAATTATAGAACATCTGACTTATCTTCTTTAGAAGAACAAAGTCCTAATAATACAAGAAAGATAACTCCACACTATCAAATGGGTGGATCTGTTTATCCAGTTAATTATGTTCCTGAAGCAGCAATGGGTGCTTCTATTCCAGGAGCTGTAGGTTTCTCATATGCACGTACACAAAGAGCTGCTCCTAGTAATGGGAAGTATGCAAAGAAAACAATGGCTAGTGCACAGAATGGTAAAGAGATGCAATACTATCAGAATGGATTAGATTATCAACCTAAGACTATTAGTAAGAATGGATCTTGGTTATCTAAATATGAAGATAAAGAAGTTATTAAAGATGATAGAGGACAATGGGATCATCCAGGAGAGATAACAGAAATCAATTCTAATGACATTACAATGGAAGGAGTTCCTTATGATGTCCTTGGTGTATCAGATACAGGAGATGTAAAAATGATGAAACCAGGAAAGAACTATAAGTTCAAAGGAAAGAAGGTAACTGAATATCCTATGGCTAAGAATGGATTAAGACAAGAACAGAAAGGTTTGCAGAATCTAGATAATCTAACTAACTTTACCAATTACAATAAACCAACTGTCGGTGGATGGTTAAACAAATATAATTAATATGAAAGCAGAGATTTTAAAAATAGCAAAAGTAAAAGATGAGAAAAGCTTTTACAAAAAATATCCATCAGAAGAAGCATTCATGAAGGTGCATGGTAAAGAGTTTAAGAAAGCTCAGATAGGTGCATCTTTAAATAATGCAGGAAACATTAATTCATTTAATCCAATAAATCTACAAGAGTATATTGATGATAGCGATAAGTTAATTACAGGATCAACAGATGCTGAAAGACGAGCTATACAATTAGCACAACAAGAAAATGCTCCTCAACAAAGTGAAGCAAGTGGTAGTGAAGGAGGTGGACTTAGTTCCATAATGAGTATGTTAGGTGGTGGTGGTGAAGGTGGTAGTGAAGGTGGAGGAGAAATGAGCGGAATGCTTTCTTCTTTAGGAGGTGCTAGATATGGAACTAATATTCCTAGAGCACAACAAGGTGGATCATGGCAAGGAAGTATGTTTAATCAACCAGGTATTCCACAAGAAGGATATACTCCTGGTACTATATCATTAAATGATGACCAATTACAAAATCAAGGAGGTCAATATGATGGTTATGCTTTTCAAGGTGGACCTAACACTGGAGGTAAACAAGGTGGTGGTGGAGGATTTATGGATGCTGTAGGAAAATATGCAGGTCCTGTTGGTAATTTAGCAAGTGGATATCAAGCATTAAGAGGAGAACGAAGAGCTAGAAAAGCAGCTGAACAAAACTTGGCTATAAGTAATGTAACAAGACAAGCATCTGAAACAGAAGATGTAGATAAAAATACACAAAGAAAATACATGCGTCCAGAAGATAATATAAATTCTGGTTCTGCATTCTTTCCTGTATATGGTGTTGGAACAAATGTTCTTGCTAGAAATGGTGTTAGATTACAAGATGGTGGAGGTATAGGTGGTAATCCAACAGAGATACAAAATACATATAGTAATGGATATGACATATACACAGATGGTGGATATGAACCATTAACTAATCCAAATCAAGTTAAGTCTTTTTATCATGGTGGTAGATTACATAACATGCAAGATGGTGGTGGAATGTCTCCAGATATGTATGGGCAAATTGGAAGTACAGCTACAGGATTAGGACAATCATTTATGGGTGGTCAAAATGCTGGTGGTCAAATAGGAGGTACAATTGGACAAACTGCAGGAACAGCTATTGGTGGTCCTGTTGGAGGAATGATTGGACAGTTTGCTGGAGGTATGATAGGTAATGCCTTAGATACAAATAGTAAAAAAATGAAGAAGGCTCAAGAAGCTACACAACGTAATATTATAGCAATGTCATTGGGAAGTGCTGCAAAAGGATTACAAGGACAGAATCAATCATATATGAAAGATGGTGGATACATGAATCCTGAATATAACCCACAAGTGATTACAATGTTTGGAGATCATGATTCTCAAGACTTTGCTGATTATGCACATAAAGATCAATACAGAGCTGGTGGACATTTAAAATCATACAATCCTCCAAGTGAAAGAGCTATGGAAACTTATGAAGATGGTGGAGGAATTAAATCATATGGATTAGGTGGAGAGTTACAAACACATTGGGGTGGAGGAGCTGAAACTCTTTCACATAATCCTTACCTACCAGGTACAGGAGAAACAGTTATGTTTAGAGGTAAGAGTCATGAAGAGAGATCTCCTAATGGAGAAACAGGTATTGGTGTAACTTATGGTGGTAATCCAGTAGAAGTTGAAAGAGGAGAACCTATGGTTGAATTAGAAGAAGGTGGTACAGTGGATCCTCAAACAGGAGAAGTACAAAAGTCTGGTGTAGTATTTGGTAACTTAAAAATACCTAATCAATATATAGATATGCTAGGAGATAAATCTGCTAAGGGTAAGAAGTTTAAAAACTATGTAGCTGATCTTTCTAAAACAGAAGCTAAGCAAAATAAACTTATAGAGAAATCAACTAATGAGTTAAATGGATTTACACCATTGACATCATTTGATAAACTTAAAATGACAGCATTACAAGCTAACATACAAGGAGCTAATATGAAACTTAAAGATATAGCTGATAAAAAGATAAACGCAGCTTCTCTTCAAAATGCTATCAATGATACAGCAGAAGAAAATGGTTTAGTTGCAGATGATCTTGCAAGAGGTAAAGTAAAAATAGATAAAGAAGCTATGCAAACAAGAGAAGCACGATGGGGTGATGCAATAAGTAAAGCTGCAGAAGGTAAAACAGTTACAACAGATACAACTAGTCCTCCAACATCATTTACAAGTGATGCTGATGCTATTGCAAAAGGATATAAATGGACTGGTAAATATTTAGCTGATGGTAAGACTAAAGAGTATAAAAGAACTATAAAAAAGTTTTCTAATAAAGAATCTGAGCAAAAATCTGCAGAGGCATTAAAAGAAATTCCAAAAGGTCAAAAATATGATCCTTCAACAGGTTTACATGGTAAAGTTACACCACAAGCATTTGAAGAAACTAAGAAAGCTAACTCTTGGTTTAATTGGTCTGGATTTGATCCTAAAAATAAAGCTGATGTAAAAAGATATCAAGAAGCGTTTAATGCTAAAGCCAAAGAAGTAGGTTCATCAGCTTATGTAAAACCTGATAGTGATTTTGGAGAACAAACTGTAAGTGCTAGATTAAACTTAGCTAAACAATCAGAACCTATTCAAACTGAAGAAGAGTTAACAGCAATTGTTCCTGCCGCTGAAACATCTTCAGTAGAAACAAAAAATAAATATCCTTGGTGGATGGGGTATGCTAATCAAGCAATGAAATATTTAAGACCTTCTGATCAAGAAGAATTAGATGCTGCTCAACTTTATCCAGAGATGTATGCTCTTGCTACTAATCAATTAGAACCTGTGCCTGCACAAGGATTCCAACCTGATCTTAGTATTCCTTATGATATATCATTCCAAGATCAATTAAATGCTAACCAAGCAGATTATAGAGCAACACAAAGAATGGTAGGATATAATCCAGCAGCCCAAGCACAATTGAATGCTCAGAAATATCAAGCTAACCAAGGAGTGTTAGGAGAACAGTTCAGAGCTAATCAAGCTATGAAGGATAAAGTGTATGGAGAGAATAGAAACATTCTAAATGATTCTAAACTTAAAAACCTTGAAATATTTGATAGACAATATGGAAGACAAGCAGAAGCTTTATCTAATACAAAAGCTACAACACAAGCTGCTCTTAATTCTATCTCTGATAAATATGCTAAGAACAAACTTGAAAACAAAACATTAGGTATATATGAAAATATGTACAACTATAGATTTGGTAAAGATAATAGAGCTGATAACTGGAACCCTCTTCAATTCTTTGATACAGAAGCAGGTGGAGCTAAAGCAAAAGGTAATCAAGATATAGCAGGACTTGAAGCTACACGTTGGGATAAAAATGGTACACCAATTGCTTGGAAAAAAGCTACAGATAAATCAGATGATTCATCAGATGATGCATTAGAAGCAGTTGGAGGAATCAAAAATAAAAATGGATCTTCTATTAAAAAGAATCACAAGAATAGCTCTGTCGTAAGAGCATACAAAAATTTATAACTAATTTAATTATAAAGAATTAACAAAACTTATTATACAACATTGTATAATCTAATAATTCATATTATATTTGCTTAACTAATACACTATGGCTTCATATACAGACAAAATCCCAACCTTTAATCCTTACGTACAACAACTTCCTGTAGAAGCTATGTTGAAGGTTGGTATGTACAAACAACAGAAGTACGAAGAAGGAGTACAAAGAATACAAACAAATATAGATAATGTTGCAGGACTAGATATTGCTAATCCTGTTCAACAGAAGTATCTACAATCTAAACTTAACACTCTTGGTAATAATCTAAAATTTGTAGCTGCTGGAGATTTCTCAGATTTCTCTTTAGTTAATTCTGTTAATGGAATGACTAAGCAAATAGTTAAAGATGAAGACGTTATAAATGCAGTGAGTTCTACATCTAAATTAAGAGCAGGGTATAAGAAGAGAGAAGAGTTATCAAAAAAGGGATTAACAGATAAAAACAATGATGACTATTATGATAAGTTTGCTTCAGAATATATTAATGATAAAAATGTAAAAGCTAAGTTCAGTGCTGATTATGTTCCATACACAAACATTGTTAAGAAGTTACAAGAAGCTCTTGTAGGTGCAGGAGAAAGTGCTAATGTAGCACAAGAAATATTTGTTACTGGTGATGATGGTAAACCAGTTATTACTAATGGAAAATATACATATGCTGATGCAAAAACTATTGATAAACTTGTTACAAACAAACCAGCTGTATTAGCTGCTATAAATAATGTAATGAGCCAAGGTGATGTTAGACAACAATTAGGAATTGATGGTTGGGCTAGATATAAAGATACAGAAGCTACAACATTACTAGAACCTTTAAAAACACAATATGATGAAGAGAATGAAAGATTACAATCTCAATCATTAGAAATTTCATCTTTATTAACTGCTACAAATTTATCACCAGAACAAAGAGAAGCTTATACAAAAGCAAGTACTGAGATAGAAGCATCTATATTAAGTAATAATAATACATTTACATCATTAACAGAACAAGCTCAAGGTAGTCCTGAAGAATTTAAACAAAACTTCTATGCAAAAGATGTAAAACAAAACTTGATAAATCAATTTGTTAAAGAAACTAAGTCACGTGAATATGGTACTAACGAAGCTTTGCAACAACAGAATTGGAGAGACACAATGGCATTTAATACCTTACAAGAAAAAAATAAAATAGCTTATCAAAATCAAACACTAGCTATTGCTAAGTCTGGAGATAAAAGAGCTTGGATGGAATTTGAAGGTAATTATGGTGTAGATCCTGTTACAGGTGAAATTTATAAAAAAGATACAACAACAACTAAAAAGAAAGTAGGTACAATAGATGCTAATGCTCCTTTATTTGCAGGAAATGTTCCTGGAGATAAAGTTTCTGCAGTTAATATGATGAAAGAAGATATATCTACATTAACTAGTGCAAAAGGAGATATTGCATTTACAATGTATGCTGATCTTATTAGAGCAAATAAAAATGATTATAATCTTACAGATGAATCTATATTAGCAAATGTAAAAAATTATGCTACTAAACAAGGAATAACTCCTGAACAATATTTAGATAGATGGGCTGTTAATATAAAAAATAAATATGCTGAGCTTGGATTAAAACCACCTCCTAATTTAGAAGATGAATTGAATGAATATACTACCACTTCTAAAACTCTAAAGAATAAAATGACAATGAGTAAGGCTGCAGAAATAGCTGCTGATAAAGAAGCTGGAGTAGATGAATCATTGACTAAATTATTAAATGGTAAAAAGACTTTAAACTTTAATGTTAATGGGACTAAACTTGTTTTAGAACCAAAAGATATGGTAAGTTTTACAGCTGATAAAATACAATGGGCATTAACACATCAAGCATTAGCAAATCCTAATTTTCCAGATACTGAATTAAGAGATAATCTTACACCTAATCAATTAAAGATAATTCAGAATTGGCATAATTTACCTCCAGGTATGACAAGTTCTATATATAGAGAAACTTATAATTATGATAAAGGTGATGATGATAGAACTAAACATGCTGCTACATTATCAAAAGCTAATGAATTATTTAATGAAAAATTAAGTAAGATAGTTGGTGTTACAGATGTGAAAGGTGGAAGTCTTCCTATGTTTACTGCAGATCAAATTAAAGCATCTGTAGCTAATGTATCTTCATATTTAAGTGTTGGTATGAGAAGTTATGGAAAAGGAGATACAGAAGAAACTGTTCAAGCTGCTTTGGCTAATCCAACATCTATATCATGGACAGGTAAAAAACCTACTAATGCTAAAGAGGAATGGACTGGAAGTATAATTGTAAAAGATGCAAAAGGAGTTAAACATACTATCACTAATGTTAATCATGATGAATTGCAACAGTTTACAGGTTTAAACCTTACAAGTTATGAAGAGAAGCCTGTTCAAGATTTAATTAACATGAATGACAAAACAAAATCTACTAATTCTATATATGGACCTAGTTCACCTAAAGCATGGACTACTTCTTATTTCCAAGCAAATGAAGTTAATCCAGAAGTGACTAGAGCAGGTTGGGGATATCGTGCAGATGCTGTAAAATCATCGGGAGGATATAGACTTGTTAATTATGTTAAACCTCCAGGAGAAAATCGTTGGATTACTATGTATGGTGGTGCAATTGCTAAAGAAGAAGGTATGATAGATACTATATTCAAAACAACCTCACCAAAAGATTTAGAAAATTTGTATATGATATATTTACAAAACCAAACTCAAAATAAATAAAAGAGTATGCTACAGCCTAATAAAGCAGGACAACCTTATGTAAGAGGTCCAATTACACCTAACGTTGGTTCTATAGACACAACTCCTTTAACTACAGGATTTCCTGGGTTAAGATCAGGAAAAGCATTATCACAAGATGATAGGATTAATATGATGAATAGTCAAATAAATCCTAATGATCTAAAACCAGGTAAAACTTATTTATCTGATGTTGCAGGAGATTTAACAGGTAGATATGATACAGTTGTCTATGGAGCTAATAACGAAGATGCTTGGGGAGCACAACAATCAACATTATCAAAAGGTGTAAATGGTATACTAAAAGGAACCAATCTTGCAGCAACAACAGTTGTTGGTGGATTTGCTACAGTGGGTGGAGCTGTATCAGCTATGTTTACAGGAAGACTTGCAGATATATGGGATAACCCTGTCATGCAAGGAATTGATAAATGGAATGAAAAAGTGGATCAAGAATATCTACCTAACTATTATACAGATACTGAAAAGAATGCTGATTGGTATTCTAGAGATAACTGGATGACTGCAAACTTTCTATTTGATAAAGTAATCAAAAATAGTGGATTTGCTGTTGGTGCTGTTATATCTGGTAACATGGCTAGTAAAGTACTTGGTGTAGCAGGTACAGCTATTGGTGAAGCTGCTGCAGCTAGAGCATTAACTATGGAAGCATCACAATCATTTAAAGCATTTGCTCCATTATTAAAAAATACAGCAAGAGCTTTCTCTGTTGGTAAGAATGCTGAGGCTGCTGCTTTATTAAAAGGAGAAATTTCTTCTATAGCAGATGTTGCTGAGAGAACATCTAAAATGGCACAAATTGCAAAACAAACAAATCAATTTGCAAAGATAAATGATGTAGGTAAAAGAATAGGTATAGCTACATATTCTCAAGGTGGTGAATCTGCATTTGAAGGATTGCAAACATCTAATGAATTTAGAAATCAATTAATTGAACAACATAAAAGAGGTAACTTTGGAATAGCACCAAATGCTGAAGAGTTAAAGAAGATAGATGCTCAGACAGAGAAGGTAGGTAAAACATCTTTTCTTGCTAATATGGCATTACTAACTGCTACAGAATATGTGCAGCTTCCTAAATTAATGGGAAGTTCATATGCTGCAGAAAGACAAGCAGCAAATAGTTTAGCTGGTGCGGTAGATAATGTTGTATTAAAAAATGGTCAATATGTTGCTAAAGAAGCTACAACAAAATTTGGTAAATTATATAATAAAACAAAAGGTGTAGGTAAGTATATATTTGATCCTAAAGAGATGGGTCAGGAGATAGGTCAGTATGCTGTACAAGTAGGAACACAAAACTATTACAATAAAGCATATCAAGGAAAAGAAGCAGATGTAATGGTTGATGGTGTACTTTATGGATTATTTGGTACAGATGAATCTGGTAAAGATGTTGGAGCATTGGTATCTAAAGAAGGACTTGAAGGAGGTCTTATTGGTGGACTTACTGGAGCAGCAATGCAAATTAAGGGTAATTACCTAATGGGTAAAACAACTAAGACAAACACTACTAAATTTTTAGAACAACTTAATAATGCACCTACATATAAAGAAGCGTTCCAATATAAATTAGATGCTGTAAATAGAGGTGTAGCACTTCAAGAAGAACAAGAAGCTGCAATTTTACAAGGTGATGAATTAGAAGCAAAAGATATTAATTCTGATATGATGCATAACTATTTATCTCCACGTATTAAATACGGTAGAATGGATATGGTTATGGATGATATCTCTGATATGAGAGAAACTTCTATGACAACTGAAGGACTTGCATCTCTTAAACAATTAGGACTTGCTAATGAGAATGATACAGCTGCCACATTTAATGCTAGACTTGCAAACTTTGAAACTACAGCTAAGAATACAGAACAAATATATAAGTCTACTAATTTAATATATAGTGGTGAAATATTAAAAGATAAAGATGGTAAACCTGTATTGAATGCTAAAGGAGAACAGATAAGAAAATATTCTGATGCATCTATAGAACAAATGATTTATGCTGCTAGTAAAGTGGCTAACTATGATGTAAGAATTCCTCAAGTGTCAGCTCTTCCTGTTGGTCAAGGTATTGATGTACAATCTATTGTTAATGAAGAATTAACTAATCCAGAATCTACAGCACTTGCTGATAAATTAGCTGAGCTTGATATAAACCCTGAAATAAATACAGCAGAAGTTAAACAAAATTTAAAAGATACTGTTGAATTAACATTAAGAAGAAAAGAATATCTTAAAAATTATAATGATATTATTTCTAATCCAGAAACTTATACTCAAGAAAGAAGAGACTTTAAAGAAACTATAGAAGGACTTAAAGAAACTATCACTATCAAAACTAAAAAAGGTGAGAGAGATATTGAGATAGGAACTGAATACTTCTTAGGAAGAGTGGTAGGTAAAAGTAAAGAGGGTAAAGATGTATATCGTGCTCCTAGAATGATTGTATTAGGTAGAAATGAAGATGGTACAATTAAGGTGCAAGATTCAGATGGTGTTATACATGATATAAAAGAATCTACATTAGAGAAATATAATCTTGGAAAAGTAGAATCTACATTAAAAAATAAAAAAGCCAAGTTCTATATGGAACATTGGAATACTGTCTATGAGTTTAACTTTGGTGCAAAAACTGGAGGTAAACAAAAAGGTAGAATTGAATATGATCCTGAAAATGATGTTATGCTTTTTGTTTATAAAAACAAAAAAGGAGAACGTAAAGAGATTGAGGTTACAGGAGATCAATTTAAATTAACTGAAGCAAATAAAAAGAAAGGGTTTACACAACCTATGATTACAGAAATTGGTGAGTTAACTGCTGTTCAACAAAAAGCAAAATCTGAATATGTTGCTGAGAAAGATCCACGTATAGATGCTAAACGTGAAGCACGTCTTGCTGTATTAAATGATTTGTTTGATACATTAGTTGGAAAACAAGAGAGACTTGATAAAACTATTGAGCAGAAACAACAAGAACTTAACAAAGCTAAAGAAGAATATACTCTTCTAGAAAAAGAAATAGAAGAAGCTCAACTTGATAAACGTACAAAGGCTGTTAGATTTAAAGCTGCTACAACAAAAGCTCTTGATAATGCTATGCGTCTATCTAGAATGCAAGACCAATTAGAAAGAGAAATAGAAGATTTAAAGACAGACTCACAAGAGATTGAATTCACTCTTGGCTATATTACAGATATGGCTTCTAATATAGATGAGTATTCAACCAACTTTAAAGACTTCATGGATGAGTTACAAGATGAAATCCTAGACCTTGAAGTGTTACAAGAAACAACTCAGAAACAAATTACTGTTTTATCTAAGTTATCAAGAGATGTGCAAGCTGCATTAGACTCAACTATTGATTATTTATCTAAACTTATATCTTCATTTGAATCTAAGTATCCAAATGTCCCTAGACTTATGGGACAAGACTGGGTTGATTTCTTAAGAGATAATCCAAACTTCCTTAAAGTTAAACCTAATTACAGATCTGACTTACAGATGATAGATGATATCATTTCTAATATGGAAGATGGTGAGGTAACTCCTAATGAAGAAAGACTGAAAGATCTTACTGAGCACTTAGCTATAATGCAAGATTCAATGGATGAAGTGCAAAGAGAGATTGAAGCAAAAGAAATTATATTAAATAAATTTAAAGATATAGCTGACAAGTATAAGCAACAATTAGCTGAGGATAGAAGATTACAAAATGATCAAGCTCTTCGTGCTGAATACCTAGGAACTAACAGTGAATCTGTACAAAGTTTCTTTGGTAAACAAAGCTATGAAGCTTCATCTAAGAAAGATGATCTTGATTTAGTTAGCTCAACAGTTGCTGTTACCAAAGGTAAACCAGGTGAGAAGATTAGAGAACATCATGTAAGAGCAAATCGTTTTGGTTTCAACATGCACAAGTTTGAAAATAAAAATTCTATACGTGGTGTTGTAGTTACAGCTAAAACAGAAGACTCAATTATTCCTGGGTTAATGGATAATCTAACTGATGGTGGAAGAGCTATCGGTGCTGATGGTAAACCTATCAATCCTAATACTATTGTCACTCTTGTAATGGTACAAGATAATGAAGATGGTACTATGACATTAGTTGATGAGAATGGTGTACCATTTACATCTGCACAGTTAGCTGATCCAGTTAACCATGCTATATATCAAGTGTTTCCTAGTGCTGAACTAGAAGCTAATTATAAAGATGCTGAAGGTAAAACAGAGAGAGGTTCTATGTTTAGAAAAGCTACTCCTGAGTATATACAAAAGTCATTAAAAGAACAATATGCTAAATGGAGAACTGATCGTTTGCAAGAAGATTCTCTTCCTGCTCCACAAGATGTATCTGCATCATTTGGTATTCCTGATTATGTAACACGTCTAGATGACAAAGGTAAAGAGGTAAGAGATTATGATGCTAGAGTGGCTGTAGAAACTACAGGACTATTAGAAGAAGGAGCATTGATTCAAGATCCAGTGTTGGTAGTTGCTACAACTAATGAATCTGTTAGTTATGGTAAGGTGACATTTGAAACTCCTAAAGGTAGAGTGTTCTTAAAAGTTCCTGGTGGATTAGTTAAACTAAAAAACAGACAGTTAACTGAGAAAGAAGCTAACACTATATTTGATGTTATGCATCAAGTAACTAAGAATGTTTCAAAAGATGGCACTGTAAAAACAAAAGAGACACAATACTTATTCAATTGGTTAAAAACTATTGTCTACTGGGGTATTGCTAAAAATACACAAACAGGTGAAAGAAAAGATCCTGGATACAATAATGTATGGTTTGAGACTACTACAGAAGGTAACAAGTCTTCTACTAAATTATACATGTCAGGATTACAAACTGAAGGGTTTGATTTTACACCAACTGGATTAGAGAATAAAAAATCTGAGATCATTGCTATTCTTCAAGGAATGTATAACAATGTAAATGCTACTAAAGTTAATATAGATTCATTCAAAAAGAAATACACTGAAATAGTAGGTATAGATGAGAATGGTCAACCTATCAAAAAAGAATGGGATAACTATCAAACATATCTATTATCATCTGAAGGAAGAACTAATGATGAAATTCCTTTGGTTACACAAATCAGACCATTAACAGATCCTGCTATTCCTAATAAGAAAGGGATCTATTTTACATTGGACTCAACTTCTGATGATTATCAAATTCCAGCTCCTCCAGTTGTAGCTACAGCTGCACCTAAAGCTACAGCTAAACTTGATCCTAATATTAAGAAGACATCATTAGAAAAAATCAAAGCAGCTATCAACACTGAAGAAAACATTGAACCATTAATGGATGGAATATTTAATGTAATTAATGAAGATGAATATACAAATTGGCAAGAGACTTTAGAACCAGTACAATTAGAAAATGACTTAAGAGAAAGTCTTGAGGCAGTAAAAGGTGATAATACTAAGGTGATGAACATTGTTAGTAAATATCTTTTAAATAAATATATTGATGAGCAACTAGCTATATTAAATAAAACAACTGTACCAACTGCTACTACACCAGCTGTAGCTATTGCAAAAGTATATAACTTAGAAGGTGAGCCTAATGATTATAAATTAGGTAAGTATGGTAATGTTCCTTTTACATTAGATGCACAAAAGTTTATAGATACAAAAGAAGAAGAAGGGTTCAGTATTACATTTGAAGCAGATACAATGACAGCATTGATGAATGCTAGAGGTCTTGATCCTAGTAAACCTAAAGATGTTAAAGAAGCTCAAGACCAAGTATATTTTGCAATATTAAATAAGCTAAGACCACAGTTAGATGCATTCCAAACTAAATCAAAGGTACCTGCAGCTGATGCTCCACAAACTACATTTGTATTAGATGGACTAGCAGAGAACACTATACAGATAGGTAAGTATGGTAAAATCATATTTACATTAGATGGTAAAAAGTTTAATGAAGTTGGAGAAGGATTTAATATTCAATTCCCTTCATACGATCAAGAAGTATTAAGAAATGTAATGGCTGATAAAGGTATTACACAAGCAGAAGCACAGCAGATGATTGGTAACAATATATATGCTAAAGTTTCTACACAGTTAGAAGCATTAAAGATTCCTGTTGCTCCTCCAATTGCTACACCATTTACACCAAGCGTACAAGCTGCTGATGAAAAAACAGTAGAAGAATTAATTATGTATAGTGTAATAGAAGAAGATAGAGGAAAAGCTATAGATGATTTAATACAAGCAGCCAATGTTGTTATTGAAACAAGTCAAGGAAGTGCATCTTTATTACAAAGAAGATTTAAACTAGGATATAATAAAGCAGCAAGATATATAGAAGCTCTTGAAAAACTTGGTATTATTGGAGAATTTAAAGGAGCTAAAGCTAGAGAAGTATTAATTACAAATGTAGCTCAAGCAGAAAATTTAATACGTCAAGCATTAGAAGCTCCTGTAGTTGCTGAAGTTATAACACCTGCTCCTATTGCACCTGCTGTACAAAAACCTGCTGGAGCAAGTAAGTTTGCTAATAGACAAAGAGGACAAACACCTGATGATTCATCTATGCGTGTTGCTTTAGCTAACCAAGCTAAGAAGTTCCAAGGTGAAGACTGGGCTAAGTTAGAAGAAGGTATTAAGAAGATGCTTCCTAATGTTCCTTTATATAGAGTGAAGAATATCATTCAAGCTACCAATGGTAAACAAGCTTGGGGTATGCTGCACAAAGGTGCTATCTATGTATATGAGAATGCTGAAATTGGTACTGTGTATCACGAGGTATTTGAAGCTGTATGGAAAATGTTTGCTGATGCAAAAGAAAAAGAAGCAGTACTTAAAGAATTTGCAAGTAGACCAGGAACATTTGTAGATAGAGAAACAGGGAACACGGTAGCATATAAAGATGCTGTACCTCATCAAATTAAAGAAGAACTTGCTGAAGAGTTTAGAGATGCTGTTCTTAAAGATAAATTAGGAGAACCAATAACTTCAAAAAGTTTGATAGGTAGATTATTCTCTCAATTGATTGACTTCATTAAATCTTTCTTTACAGGAGAGAATGCTCAACGTAATACTAAAGAATTATTCAATAAAATTGGTAATGGATATTATGCTACATACAATCCTTATGTTTCACAATTAGCATATGCTAATAGTGGTGTAATAGATATAGAGAATGCTACAGCTGATGCTAGTTCTGACCTTAGAGTGAAGAATATTCCTGCTGTTCAATTACATGAGATTATAGAAGAGATGACATTCATCACACTTAAAGATCTTATTGATAGAAAAGAAAGCTTATTTGATATAGTTAAACCTAGACAGAAAGAGCTGTATGAAATGTTACAAGTTAGAATCTTAGATGTTATTGGTCACCAAGCAGATCTTATAGAAGATAATGTTGCTAGTGGTGCAACATCTGTAGAAGATTCTATAAAACAATATAATGATATTGAGGCTCTATACAACAATGTATATGACCAATGGGATAATATTATCAAAGAACATAAAGCAAAGCTTAAAACGTTTAATATAGAATTTGATGAGAACGATGAACTTATATTAGGAGATGAAGATGCTTCTGGTAAATCAGACTGGCAAGATGCTAGAAAGATTGATTCATTCAGAAAATCAAATGGTGCTATCAAATTATTGTTAGGTACACTTCCTGTATCATATATAGGAGTTAATGAAAAAGGAGAAAGAGAATTAAAAAATACACGTTCATCTATTGGTGGTGCTATTCTTATGCCTGCTGATGAAGTGTTCATTAAACTAAAGAATAAACTTTATGATTCTGTAGATCCTGATGACATGCTTTCTAGACTTAAAGATATGGCTAAGGGTGATCCTACTTATGAGAATTTATACAAAAGACTTACAAAGGTAGGACCTAGTGAAGATATTAATTTCAAAGCATTAGATCAAAATGGAATACAATTAATTTCTGCATTCTGGAAATCTATGAAGAGTCAAAATGCAGATGCAATATCTGTATTTATTCTACCTGGTGGAGAAGTGGTTATTAGTGATTCAACATTAACTAGTTCTGCTAAACAAGCCAAACGTGATATGACCAATGAAATGATTGATAAAATCAAATCTAATTCAATATATTTTTCTTATGATCCTAAAACAGGAAGATATTTTGCTACAGATAAGATTAGATCAATGATATTAAATGGATCAAAAATGGAAAGCTACACTGCTCTACTTAAAGAGTTGGGTATTACATTTGATGTTAAAGCATTGAAAAAATTAAATGACAATCAATTAGAGAACTTTAGAGATGCTGTTGAAGGTATTCAAAATGAATTCATTAGATTAAATGAAAAAGGTAAGGCTAAGACACAGGCAGAAATAGATGCTGATGAAGCTGAAGGAAAAATTGCTAGAGGTATTGCATCATTAACACCTAGAGCATTAGGAATTGAAAGACGTTTATTCCAACTAGGACTTACAAAAGCTCTTATTGAAAATAAAGGATTTGAGAGCACATATTTTAACATGAATGGAGAACGTACACAAACTTATATTGGTGTAAATACATTGAGTAATCTACATAATGTTCTTTCTAAATTAAATAATATTGATGAGTTATCAACTAATCCCGCATACAGTCAATATAAATACTTACGTACAGATGCATTTGCTAAAGGAAGTGTAATGTTGCAAAATATGTTTAACCTACATCCTACTAAAGGAACAGGTAAACGTATTTTTGGTACAGAAGACTTAATGAAATCTGACTACATTGATGGTACAGATAATCAAGCTAATGGTAAGAAAAAAGAATCTTCTAAACTTACAGCTAAAGAAAGAATTGTACAAGAGATAAATCTTAACTTAGATGGATTCTTTTTAAATCTTGTACCTGGAGATGCTTCTATTGAGTGGGCTGTTAAGATGCTTAACTTTATCGATAGTGATAGTTATGCAGATGATGCTCATATTGAAATATTCAAAAATTATTTCATATCTGAAGTGGAACTAGCTAGAGATGGACGTTTTATTGTAGAAGGTAAAGGAAACAAATCAACAGATCTTCGTTTCTTCAAAGCTATATTAGGTAAAGAACTTAATGATAAAATCACAAAAGAAAGTAACAATAAATACACTGCTTTAGAATTATATGAAGGAAAACCTTCAGAAAAATTTAAAGGATATGCTTCTGAAATAGATGCTGCTGTAAATGCATTTATTAAAAAAGATGCATTAGATACAGAAACTCTTCTTAGAGACTATAGTATTATTAACTACGGTGCTGAAGGATTAAACATTGATGATATAGCATTTGATGATAAAGTGGAATTAACTGAAGATAGTTTAAAAGATAATCTTCAAGTGTTATCAATTAACTATATGATTGCTAACATTGAAATGCATAAATTATTATATTCTGATCCTTATCAGTATTCAGATGAGTTAAAACGTATCAAAAACTTTAACTCTCCTAGACAAGCTCTTATGGCTGGATCTCAGGATATTAATTCTGCACTTGATGCTGTTTATAATAAAGGATACAAACCTGGTGATGTTGGTTACACTGATATGAATAATGAATTCTTTAGATCTATTACTCTTGGCGATGTTATGAGTGCTAGTGATCTTAAAGGATATGACCCATATGAAGAGACAGATGGTGGTGGATATATTTCATTAAAAGCTAATCGTATTTTTGGAATACGTTCTGGAGAATGGACTACAGCCAATGAAGCTCAATATAGACATGATGTTGCTTTTGAAGAATTAGTTAAATCTGGAGCAACAGCAAAAGAGATAGAAAAATTTGATAGAAATAGTCCTGATGTAGCAAGTACATACACTCCTAGAAAACCTATTGTATCTGGAAGTAAAGATAATGGTAGAAACTACAATGATGTAGTGATGCATAAGTTTGCATTACTTCCTTTATCATTCAGACTTCTATACAAGATAAATCCTGAATCAAATGCTATCAAGTTATATAACAAGATGCAAAGAGAGAATATTGACTACACTGTATATGCATCAGGAAGTAAAGTGGGTACAGAAAAGATATCTCCTTTATATAATGATGAAGGTGAGTTTGATGAGACACCATTTGAAGAAGCTGGTGATGAAGTGAATATATATGAGAAACAAGCAGTTTCAAATATACCATTTAGTATAATGGGTGTACAAGCAGAAGTTCCTTCTAAAGAAGCTGCTTATGTAACACAAGGATCTCAGATAACAAAACTTGCTACATTAGATTTCATGGAAGCTGGTGTACCAATTGATTTTGATTCTGCTACAGAAGATTTTAATACAAGATTTGTTAAATGGATAAAACTATCTGAAGATCAAAAAGTAGAACAATCTGAGCTTTATAAAGATATCAAACATAATCAAGAGATGTTACAAGCTAAGATAGAGTATGGATATAAATCTCTTCTTAAAAAGCTTGGCTTAAAACAAACAGCTAAAGGGTTTGAAATATCTAATGTTAAAAAATTAACTGATACATTAAGAGATGAAATCTTAAAGAGAGAAGTTAATTATAATATCACGGATGCACTTACTGGATTTGAGAAAGGTGATACTGTTCTTGAAGCTACTCCTGCGTATCAACAAATTAGAAACATATTATATTCTATAGCTGATAAGAATGTTGTATCTCCTAAGATATCTGGAGGTATGAAGGTACAGGTTCCTGGTACATTATTAGAATCAAAAAGACCTGGTAAACAAATAGTTAAAGGTAAAAATGTTTATAGTTCTGACCTACTTAGATTCTATACTAGAAATGAGAATGGTAAATCAATAAACGTTTGTCAGATAATGATAGCCAAATGGTTTAAATCAGATATGTCTGATGAAGCTCTTATGGATTATTTCAATAACACAGAAGAGGGTAAGAAAGAGTTTGCAGCTATTACAGGTGTAGCATTCCGTATTCCTACACAGAAACAAAACTCTATTGATGTATTCGAAATAGGTAAGTTCCTTCCACAAGGATATAAAGATTCAGTAGTTATTCCTTCAGAACTTGTTAAGAAAGCAGGATCGGATTTTGATATTGATAAGTTATCAATCTATTTGAAAAACATCTATCCTAGCAAGGATGGTAAACCTAAGCAAGTTCCTTATTTGGGAACTGGACAGGAAGCTGTTGATAAATTTGGTGAGCTATATGATAATGGAGAATTCAATGAATATTTAAAATCTAAGAAAGATGCTCTTCCACAAGGATCAGTTGAAGATAGATTGTTTGAAAGTATGTTCCCTGAAGAGTATTCTTTACAGAGAGAAGATGTAATTAATGATCTTTACAGACAATCATTAGAGAATGAATATATCACTTCATTGCAAGCATTAATATCTAATGACTTAAACTTTGATAACTTAATTAAACCTAACTCTGCTGATGATCTTAAAGGATTATCAAAAGATATAAACAATAAACTTGGTAAGACTGAGATTGACTATGGTGCGGTAGGTAATATGTTGAGTAGAGGATTTATGACTAGTCTTAGACATGCATTTGTTACAGGTAAGTATGCTATTGGTATTGCTGCGGTGAATCAAACTAACCATGCTCAAAATCAACGTAGTCCTATATTTATTGATACAGATAAGTTAGATACAGTAATTGATCCAGTAGATAAAAAATGGTTAGGTGATGCTGAAATTAAATTCCAAGAGTATAACTCAATTATGGTTAATGGAAGAAACCGTGCCACTTTATCTAAAATTAAAAGTGCTGACAACAAAACATTTATATCTGATACAATAGGACAGTTCATAGATGGATATGTGGATATCTCTAAAGGTCCTTGGATTATGGAGATGGGAGCTTCTCCAAACGTAGCTTCTACATGGATGTTATTAGTTAAACTTGGTGTACCTATAAACACTGTTGGATATTTTATGAACCAACCAGTTATACGTGAGTACTTGAAGACAATTCAAAACAATGGATACTCATGGTTATTTATTGATAAGTTTGTTGACAATGTAAAATATGATTACATAGGTGGAGAAGATGTAGAAGTAACATCTATTCCTAGTGAGAAAGAATTAGGTGATATGATTGGCAAGTCTGCTGAAAATATGAATCCTACAGAACTAGCTCAACAACAATTCATATTAGATGAGTTCTTGAAATATGCTATGATGGCTAATCATTTATTCCAAGTAACACAAGGTTCTAACTTTGACACTGCTACAATCAATGATCCATATTTAGTATTCAAGAAACAAGAACAACTTGCTAAAGCTAGAAATACAATATACTCTTCTATAGATAATGAGAATAAAGTTGTACCAGCAGTAGATAGTATTCTTGATAACTCTTTTGTTGGTCCACTTGCTAATGTTATATATGGTGTGCGTGATGCATTTGCTGAAATTCTTATATCTGATAGAAAGAATATCAGAAAGGTGATGCAAGAAGTACTACGTCCTTACATAGGATTAAATGATAGAGACTTCATCAAAGTCTCTCAGAAAGCAGTGAATGATCTTTTTGATTGGGCTGTACAGAATAATAGAAAATTAAATAATTCTGTTAAGAAAATTCTATTAGGAACAGCAACAGAAAAAAGTGCTGCTAGAGAAATTATTGAATTCAGAGATAAAGTGTTGAAAGATAAAACCCATCCTTTATTTAATAACTTAATTCTTAAATCAATCCAGTTGGAAAGCGGTAAGAAGATTGTATTAGATGAGTATGAGTTGAGAGATGGTAATACATACAAAAGAGAAAACATAAATATTCCTTTACTAGTTAAATTAGGATATAGTCCTAAAGAAAGTAGAAAGATGATGAATATGATTATTCCTCAAGTAGATAATCTTTCTATTAAAGGAAGAGATGGTAAAGTGTATGATCAAAACTTAATCATATATGGATTTGAAGAGTTGAAAGAGAAACTTGGTGATGAGAATAAAGACTTGTATGGTAAGCTTGTTAGACTAGCTGTAATACAATCTGGTCTTACAAACTCTCCAATAGCTTTTACTAATCTTCTTCCTTATGAAGATTTTAGAGAATTCTATAATGAAACATTGTCCAATCTAGAAAATATACCTAACTTAGCAGACTTTAGACAGTTAGATATAATGGAAAGATCCAATTGGAATAATGCTAATATAACAACATTTAAAAAAGGACGCTTACAACAAAGTAAAAAGAATCCTAATAGTTGGTATTATCCAGAGAAACAATTCTTAAGTAAGAAGTTAGAAAAGAAAATGCTTAGTGGCGAACTTCCTCCAATGATTGTATTCTCTATGTTTTCAAGAGAAGGTTCTAATGATTTTGTTGTATATAGTTCAGAAGGAAAGATTACTAAAGCTCAAAGAATTAAAGCTAGAAGAACAGGAGATACATCTCATGTTGAAAAAGGATTGTTTAAGAAAGTGTACACGGTAAATGAAGATGGAAAAAGAGTTCCTTTAGTTCAAGAATCTGAATACCAAGGTAAGTTCTATTTCAATTATGTATACAAAGCTGTGAATGCTTGGGGTGATTCATTTAAAGCTCAAGAGTTTTATGGTAAAACATTCCCACTAGATCCTCTATCAACTGTATCAAGAGCTTCTGTATTAGATAATGGATTTATAAAAGTTCAATATACAGAAAATGCTGAAAAACAACAATTAAGTCCAGATGAAGTGGAAGATAGTGCAATTGAGTTAGCTCTTACAGGAGTAACACCAAATGTTGCTATAATTCAACAAGAAGAAGCAGAAGCTCCTGCAGCTGAGACTAGAGAAAAATCTACTATTGAAAGAATATTAAAAGATGGTAATGCTTACAACATAGATGATATTAAATTAGGCATGCTAATTAAAATGGGATATACACCAAGTGAAGTTGGTGAGATATTAAAAGAAATAAGAAAAGAAATTTGTTAATATGATAAGTTGTATAAATACTAGTTCAGAAGAGTGGAAGTCATTAGTAGCTTCCAGAGGTGAAAACATGGCTCATTACTTGTGGGATTTACATGAAGGAGAAGTTCCTCAATCAGAATATACTGAAACCGAAATGCCTGTTTCTAAAGCTTCTGATGAGACAGTGGCTGTAATGAAGAATGCGGCTAAACAAATGGATATTGACATTATATCTTTAGCTGAATATACAAAAGGTAATCCTGAAATAAGCACTAAAGGAATTAATGGACTAGCTGATCTTGTTAAAGGAGCAATAGCTATTGCCCAAGGAATGGAAAACTATGCTTTAACAGAAGAGATTGTCCATGTAGCAACAGCTATTCTTGAGCAGACTAATCCAAAGCTTGTCACTGCAATGATTTCTAAGATAGATAGATTTAAGATCTATGACGATACACTTAAAGCATATAAAGGAAAGAAAGCATATCAATTATCTAATGGTAAACCAGACATTAGAAAGATAAAAAAAGAAGCTGTAGATAAACTTATAGCTGAACTTATTATCAATCAATCTGAGGGCTCTACACAGTTCCCTGAGCTAATGCAAGAGAATAATAGATCAATGGTTCAGAACTGGTGGAACACTATTCTTGATTTTATCAAAGGAGTGTATGCAAAAACAAACATAGATATATTTGAACAAGCTGCTGGTAAAGTGCTGAGTGCAAATGTTGGTGGAGTTGTTTCTGATATTGTTGGTGGTGATATATATTACCAAGTTAAAAATACTGCTGTAGATAAAATCTTTGATATTGTATCAGATTTTAATAATAGATTAGAAAGAAATGATGCTGTATATGATGCTACTGGAAAAGAGATAGTTAAAAGACATTACACACTTGATGGTCTTGCTGAACAGATTCCTTCTGTTACAGCTGAACTTAAAAAAGGTACAACAATGCCTGATAGAACTCCTCTTCAGAAATTCTTAGATGATCAAAAGAAAGATTGGGGTACAGAAATACATGATTACATATATAACTTTATAACTAATAATCTTATTGATAAAGATGGATATAAAAGAGATGATGCGTTAACTAATGCTGTATCAACTAAACTTGATCCTAAAGTTCAAAAGAGACTACAAAATTTTTCAACAGAATTAATTAACTCTTATAAACCTGGCACACGTTTCATATTAGAAGCAATGGTGGTGAATCAAAATGTAAAAGGTAAACTTGCATCTGCTATTGACTTTATGGCTATTGAACCTGCTGAGAAAGCAGATGGTACACCAGATGTAAAAGTTGATATACTTGACTGGAAGACTACTTCTATTAATAAAAGTAGAGATGAAGATATCAATTGGGCTAAACAGAAGGATTGGAAAGCTCAGATGGGAGAGTATACTAAGATACTTTATAACTATGGATTACAACCTGCTCAATTAAGAAAAGCTAGAATGATTCCTATTGTAATGAACTACAACTATGTTGTTGAAGGACAACCTGAAAGTGGATTCTCTGCTCCTACATCTATGGAGATAGGTAAACTTAATTCATTAGAGGAAACTAATCTATACTTACTTCCAGTTCCTATTAATTCTGAATCTACAGGTAATCTAAAAGTTGATTCTCTTATTAAATCATTAAGGGAACAGTGGGAAAAATTATATAAAAAACCTGTTTCTTCTGAAGATAGATATGGTAAAATCTTGGAAATTAATAAGTTAAGTGCTGCTATTCGTAACTTACATGTTAAGTTAAATTTTGAACCTCTTGTAAATGTAGGTAAATCTTTTTTAACTAATGCAAGAAATGCATTAGATGACTTTGCTAAAGTAGATTATGATGCTATAAGTAAAGAAGAATTAGATAAACGACTTGGAGATTTAATTGAATATGGTGTAAGTGCTTCAAAGTTTACAACTATGGACCAGGTATTTCTTTCTCAATATACAAGAGAAGGAATGACTGATGAAAATAAAAAAGTATTGAAAGAGTTAGAACATATATCTTCTATGACATCTAGGATGTTAAATGAGATTTCTGAGTTACAAAATCAATATGCTGTACACTTAGGTCTTAAAGAAGGAGTAACAACAGATGAAACTAAGACAACAATATTGAATGCTGAGAAAGAAATTGATGGCATGTCTAAGACATTCTTAGAGGGGTCAAAACTTTCTGCTAAGATCATCAAACTTGCATCTAATTTAATTATGAATGCAAAGAGTCTTGTTAATATAGAGCTTGCTAGAAAACTAAAACAGTATGAGAAAATACTTATTCCATTAGAGAAAGAAGCTTCGGCTAAAGGAGTTAGAGCATTTGATTTAATTGGAACAATGTCTGAGACAGGATTAAATCTTATTAAGAAAATTGATCCTGAATTCTGGAAAGAAATGGTAGATGCTAGAGAGAAAAAAGATAAAGCTTTCTTCTTAGATAATATGAATGTTGATCAATATGATAAATTATCTAAAGTTGCTATTGAAAAAGGAACAGAAGAATTAAATAAAACTACATTTGCATCTGATCCAGAAGAAGATCAATTTCAACGTTCATATAAAATAATTAAGTTAAAAGATTCTTTAGATATTCATAGTGAGAACTTTGATGGATATGATGATTATAAATTCAAACAATTGTTTAAAGAAACATTAATTGAAGAAGGACATCTATCTAAAGAATATGAACAAATGAGTAAGAGTAAAGCTGCTCTTGATGTGTGGAATTTCTTTACTGATTTGAATACTAAAGCTAAACAAATGGGATACCTTGATAAACAAGGGTCTTCATTCTTTCCATTAATGGAAGCTACTATTCTTCAAAAGTTTGCACAAACTGATGATATACTAGCTCAATCAAAAGAATCTTTATGGACAGATTTCTACCAAACTAGAATAAATGAAACTCAGGGAATGTCTAAGACTGATCCTGAAACTGGTAAAGTTAAAAAAGCCATACCTAAATATTTTACTAAGACAGATAAAACTGCAAATCAGCTATCTACTGATCTTAATAAGATTGGAGCATTATGGGTTCAATCTTTATTAGAATATGAAAGTTCTAAGAACTTAGAGAATACTCTTCTTACATTACATGCTGTTGAAAAAGCTAAAGGAAGTCTTATATTTGAAAATGGACAAGTTCAGTTTACAGATGGTGAGCTTAGTGTTAATGAACAAGATAATAAAAATGCAGCTATATTAGAAACTATAATTGATGATGGACTATATAAACTAGGACAAGATCTTGGATCTATAGGAAATATTGGTGTAACTGCTCTTGGAGAAAAACTAGGCAAAGATGAAGAAGATAAGCAAGCTAAAGCAATTAATGCTAAAAAACTTTTAAGCAATGCTGATACATTAACTAGATCTATTGCTGTAGGTCTTAAGCCTCTTATATCTATAGCTAACTTTATGGGATATAATTTTCAATCTTTTGTTAATTCAGGACAATTATATTCATTCTCAGAATTTCAAAAGAATAATCTTAAGATTGTTACAGGAAACAATCTAAATACAATACAAAGAGGGCTATTGAATCTTTTTGTACCATTAAATGAAGATATAGCTACAGAAGAAAGAAGAAAAATGGCTAAAGAACAAGGATTGATTAAATATCTATCTACTTGGTCATTTACTGATGTAATGATGTCAACTAACTCTTTTCCTGAAAGAAAGTTACAACTATCTAATGCATTAAGTATTATTGATAACTCAATAGTGGTAGATGGTAAAATTGTTAATATAAGACAATACTTAAAACAACAAGATAGAATTACTAGAAAAGGAATGTCTGAAAGTGATAGAAAAGCTTTAGAAAAATCATTTGATGAGAGAGCTAAAGAATTAAAAGAATCTTCTTCATTAGATAAGATAGCAACTATTGAAAATGACGAAATGGTAATTCCAGGAGTGAGTGATATAGAACTTGCAAAGTTTCGTACATCTATTATTGAATATGGTAGAAAGCTTAATGGTCAGATGAATGAAGATAATAAAGCTGGATATAGAAGAGATGCTATCTTTACATCATTCATGATGTTTAAAAACTGGATACCTAAATTAGTTTCTGAACATACATTAGGTATCAATAAGAACGTTGAACTTAACCAATGGGAGTATGGTAGAACTAGAGCATTTTTTAAAACTTGGCAAGCTGTAGGATTTAAAAACATATCATCAATGAGAGCTATCATAACAGGTAGTGATGAAGGACTACAAATGCTTAATGAAATACTTGAAGCTAAAAGATTAGACTATTTTAAAAAGACTGGACAAACTCTTGAAATAACAGAAGAAGAATTCCAAGATCTTATAAGAGAACAAATAGCTAATCAAATGAAAGAATTATATCTATTATTTGGTGTAATGTCTTTAATTCTTATGACAAAAGCTTCTGTGCCACCAGATGATGCTACAGAAGAAGAAAGAAATAGATATAAATGGTATGCTAAACTTGTTAATAAAGTTTCTGATGAGATCACATTCTATTACAATCCTCTATCATTTGAAAGTATGACTAAAGGATCTGTATTACCATCTTTGAATTTATTAACAAAAGCTTCAGATGTATTGTATTACACTGCTAGAGAAATGTATGGAGAGGCTACAGACGATCAAGAGTTAATTGATAAATCTCATCCAACTAAATATTTTTTTAATATGATACCTGTAGCTTCACAAATTCAAAGTGAGATACTTCCTTATTTATATCCAGAATTAGCTAAAGAACAAGGGGTAAAAGTTACAACTCAATCAAGGAGATAATCAATAGCTATATTATATCAGATATTTAATACACACCCTTTCATAATACATAATTAAGATTTATATTTGCTATATATAAATTGGTATAATCATTACATTATGTAATAATAACATCCACACTCCCCTTATGGAAAACGCATTTGAAAAACAAGTAGAAAAAGAACTGAAAAGCATGGATCAACGATTATATGATCTAGAGGAGAAGATGACTTCTATAGACACTAAATTAACACAAGTTGTAGACGCAATATTAGGTAATGCATTAACAAAGACAGGGGGATTTGTTGCTGATTTAACTGAGCTTAAAGGCAAAATAAAAGACTTAGAAGATAAAATACAGAAACAAGAAGAGTTTAAGAAACGCTTCACATGGACTGTAGGATTAATAATAGCAATTGGTGCTATATTACAATATTTATCTACGCTGTATAAAAACATTAAAGCATGAGTACAAGAGAAAAGATAGATTTTTATTTAAACAAATGGGTGAGTAGAAAACTTACTGTATTTGTTGTAGGTTCTGTTGGTCTATTTCTTGGAAACTTAACATCATCTGATTGGGTGATCATTGCAACAGCATATATAACTATAGAAGGAATAACAACTATTGTAGAAAAATTAATGAAAGCTAAAGGAGGTATATTATGATCTTAGAATTAAAGAGAAAGATATTTACAGATGATTCCACAATAGGAGAACTTTCTATTGATGGAAAATTTGTTTGTTATACATTAGAGGATAAAGTGAGAGATAAGAAGATTCAAAATGTTACAGCTATTCCTTATGGGAAATATGAGGTGGCAGTTACATTCTCTAATCGCTTTCAACAATATATGCCTTTATTACTTAATGTTCCTGGATTTGAAGGAATCAGAATACATTCTGGTAATACATCTGCTAATACAGAAGGATGCATTCTTGTAGGTGGTACTAGATCATTAAACTTTATTGGTAAATCTAGAGTGACATATAAAGCTTTATTTGATAAGATAAAAGCTGTAAGAAAGACAGAGAAGATATTTATAAACATCACTGAGTAATGTTACAGTATTTAAAAGATCAGTACTTAGCGGTGATTATCATCGTTGTTTTGGTATTCTTTACATTATCAGAACAAAATAAGAATACTATTCTAATAGAACAAACAAAGATATTAGAAAGCAAGATTCTCATTCTTGAACAAAAAGATCATGAGTCTAGTAAAACAATAGATAGTTTATCTAAAGTGGATACAGTGATAGTTAATAGAATTAAAATAATCAAACAAAAAGAATATGTACAAATTAGGATTATTGATAGTTTGCCTGTTAGTGGGCTTCAAAGGTACTTCACAGATCGTTACTCAGAAAAATGATTCTGTCGTCACCCTTAGTGAAACTATTTCTAGGAAGGTTGTTTCTGATCTTGTACGTTATGATTTTGCTAAGAATGTTCTCAAAGAGCAAGAGATAAGAATCAAAAACTATCAGAGGAAAGAAGTTGAATTCAATAACAAACTAGATATAAAAGATTCAATCATATTTCATCAGAAAAGTTTAATAGGTATACAAAAAGATATAATTAAAACTAAACATCCATTAGAGATTCATGGATATGCTGGTGTACAATCTATAAAGCTGCAACAGGTTCTTCCTTCATTATATGGAAATATAATGTTTGAATATAAGAACTGGTCAACAGGAGTTAATTACACAATACAAACACATCTACCTCCTACATGGGGAATAGTAATAGAACATAAAGTTTTTTAATAATGGCAAAAGCAACCAACACATCAGAGAAAAGAGTAAAGATTAAAATTAGCAGACCAGGTGTACATGCTAAATCTAGTACATCTAAACTTAAATCTTCTAAGAATTACAAAAAAAGATACAACGCACAAGGATAATGGAAATAATCTTTCAAGGTCAAATAGCAACTAATGGTTCAACAATAATAAAGTCTACAACAGATACACTTGTTGTAAACACTATTATTATAAATAACTTAGCAAGTGATTATCATGTTATTCTATATAAACATATAGGTATACCAGAAGCACAAGTTGTTCCTATATATAGATTTGATCTTAGCGCTGGTGATTCTGTAAGAGATAATGAATCATATACATTATACCCAGGAAACTATCTTCAAATAACAACTAATGTTCCAGGTGGAACATATTATGTTAGTGCTACACAAACTCAATGATACAGATATTAGATAAATATGGTAATACATCAACTGATGATGGAAGAGTTATTATTATTGATAAGTTTGGTCAGATAAAGAAACTTGGTGGTGGAGGTGGAAGTCCTACAGGACCTGCTGGTGGTGATTTATCTGGAACCTATCCCAATCCTTCTGTTACATGGAGCAATGGTACTATTGTATATAATGGATTGTATTATCCTTTACCTACAGGTACAATATCTCAATATATAGATGGTACAGGGGCATTTCAAACTTTTCCAACTATTCCTACTGTAGGAACTTGGGCAGCATTAAATTATCCTACATGGGTATCTAATACACCATTTGTTAAAATGACTGCTGCTGGAACATTTACATTAGATAATAATATATATTTAACATCTATAGGTACAGGAGTTACAAATGAACTTACATATTGGAGTGGAACAAATTCAATAGGCTCATTATCAACTGCAACATATCCTTCATTAACTGAATTAAGTTATGTTAAAGGAGTTACTAGTTCTATTCAAAATCAGCTAAATGATAAAAAAAGAACAGAAGTATTTAACAATAGAAGTGCTTGGACTTTTCCAGCTAATGTATCTCCAAACCCATTTGTTTTGGTTGGCTCTACAAATTATGAATTATCTGTTGCAAATGTAAATTCAGGAACTAGTGTTGCTTTAACTGCATTAGGAATAATAACATTAATGCCAATTGGGATTGCTCCGTATAATTGTAAAATTAAATCTTTTGTTATTGAGTCAAGGGTTAATAGTGGTAGTTATTTTGCACAGCCATTAAGAATTGTAATTGGTTCGAACTTAGTTCCTCAAAACTCAACAACTAATATAGTTGTAACAAATGTACAAGTTTGTGAGGATTTTCAAGTTTTAACAACTGCATTAAATCCAGGTGGAACATTATATAATTTTAAAGATACTACAGGCGGAGTTACAATACCTAAAGGGCACGGAATTATACCTCTTATATCTTTTGGAAGAGCTGGATTCGGTGGCGGTAATTTAGGAGGAGCTTTTACAATACAAATAGAAATCGAAGAAGTATAATATGAAAGCAAGAATATTAGAAACAGGCAGATGTATTTTATATACACAAGAAGTTTTAGATTTTAAAGGAAGTGAAATTGCTGATTGGAATTTAACAGATATTTTACCAAGTTCAGATTTATTAGTTCCTATTTGGAATGGTACAGGATGGATTGAAGGAATAACTGAACAAGAAGTACAATTTAGAAAACAGCAAAGAATTGAAGAATTAAACAAACTTCAATATGATGAACTTTATATTACAGATTGGTATATTATAAGAAAATTAGATACAGGTATAGAAATACCTATTGAAATAATGAGCCAACGTAATAAAATTAGAATTAAGTATAATGAATTACGAAATGAATTATAAACAATTTTAATTATAAAAATATACATTTATAATTAGTTTAATTATAACAATTTAAAAATCAGTTATTGTATATAAAATAAAACTTATATCTTTGACACTTACAACATTAATCATGGCAACATTTATTAAAGCAGGATTTTGGGATCAATTATGTAAACCTTGTTTAGGGTACAAAGGTTGGCTTAATCTTGATAAACTTATAGCAGATATTGCTGGTCCAGGTGTTCCTGGTCCAATAGGTCCTGAAGGTCCACAAGGTGTACAAGGTGAACAAGGTATAGAAGGAGATCAAGGAATTCAAGGAATACAAGGTGAACAAGGTGTAACTGGAGATCAAGGACCTCAAGGAACTGCAGGTAACTCTGTAACTATTCTTGGTTCTTATGCAGACTTAGCAGCATTTAATGCTGGTGCAGGCTCTTTACCTGGAGCTAATATTGGTGATGCATGGATTTTATTATCTGATGGGTCTTTAATGACTTGGAATGGTACAGCTTGGTTTGATGCTGGTGATATAAAAGGACCACAAGGAGATCAAGGACCTACTGGTCCACAGGGAATACAAGGGGAACAAGGACTGCAAGGTAACCAAGGTTTACAAGGTGTTCAAGGAATACAAGGAGACACAGGTCCTCAAGGTCCTTCAGGACTTACAGGTTTATTTGCACAAACTGGTGATGGAGGACCTGTAACAGCTACAATTGTAGAAACAACAATAATAGGACCAGGTGTAGGTACATTAACTGTTCCTGCTAATGGATTTCAAATAGGAGATAGTTTCACTTGTGCATTAGATGGTGTAATCACTTGTTTAGGTTCAGCAACATTACATGTGCGTGTTAGAACATTAGCTGGAGTGCTTTTAGCTGATACAGGTATAATTTCTATGGATGCTACAACTAATAAGTCTTGGTTAATAAATTTATATTTTACAATAAGAACATTAGGAGGAGCAGGTGTTGCATCAATATCATCAGGAGGATTGTTTTCTTATATTAAAAATTCAGGAACTAATTTTGAAGGATATGTATTAAGCACAGTTAATAATACGACATTTAATACAACAATAGATAATACACTTGTAGTCACTGTTCAATGGAATACAACTAATGCAGGTAACTCAATTCTTTCAAGAAACTTTACATTAACAAAAATTTATTAATAAAATAAAATATATATAATGGCTATACCATCAAGACAAATAGGCTGGGGAACAGAAGATAATCTCTTATGGCAAATCTCTAAGCAATTAGAGAGATTAACATGCGTAACAGCTGGTGGCTGTGGTGCTATTACCACTACCACCACTACAACCATTTTACCTTCTTATAAAGTATATACAGCTATATTAAGTCAAGATATAGAGGGTGTAGTTACTGTTCAATCTGAATTTGAAAATACGCTAGGTAATGTTAATTTTAGTAGTAGTCCATATTTAGGTAGTATAGTTATAGAACTTTTAGATATTATAGTTGATAGTTATGGATTGATAGGTTTTTGTTATTCTGCTGGAGATGGTGAAGATATATATGTTCCATGGTTGGTAAGAAATGCTGGAACTGCAATATATTTAACTTGTCCAGAAGTTATTAGTGCAGAACAAGTAAATATTAGAGTGGATATAAAAGTTTATAACTATACAGTTTTATAATATTATGGCAATACCTTCTCGACAAATTGGATGGAGCACTAAAGCTAACTTACTATGGCAGATATCTAAGCAATTAGAACGTCTGACATGTGTAACTGCTGGTGGCTGTGGTCAAACTACTAATTATAATGTAGCAGGATGTGAGAGAATGGAATACCATGTTATTTCTTACACTGGTACAGGTGTATTACCTGAAGGTACTATCGTTAATAATGATACACCTGAATGTTGGTTTATAATTGATCAAACAACTAACCCAGCAGATGTTGGAACTATTACATATGTATGGCCCACTCTTAATGAGTGTCAACCTTGTATAGATTCTCACACCACTACCACTACAACAACAGCATTATAAAAAATAAACAATGGCAATACCAAACAGACAAATAGGTGGAAGTACAAGAACAAATCTTCTTTGGCAGATCTCTAAACAGTTAGAACAACTAATCTGTGTTAGAGCTGGTGGATGTCCTACTACAACCACTACTACTAGCACTATATCACCTGATACTATAGTTAATAGTACAAATAAATTTGTTAATTGTCCTGCAATATGTCCTCAAGCATGTCCAAACCCACAAGTTTATTTTGACGTATGGATGACATATAATTGTGCACTTTTCTTTCCAGAAATAGGATGTGCAATATGGTTAGATGAAGCAGCAACAATACCATTTCCTGATGGAAGTTATAATAAAGGTTATGGAGTTTGCTTAACAATAACAGGTGGAATAATAACTGCTGATCAATAAATAAAACCAAAATTAAAACCAACTACATTATGAAAGATTTAAAATTTTTACAAGCTTGTCCAAGCGATATTTATTATACATGGCAAGTGAATCTTTGGTTAGAGAGTCTAAAAGAAATAGGACATTCTGATAAAGCTATATCAGTTATCTTTACACCTAAAGGGAGAGAGAACAGAGATAAATGGAAACAGATAGAAGATCTATATCCAGAAGCAGAGTTTCATTACTATGCAGATGAAGATAACCTAAATCAGTTATTAGGAATATACATTCCTGTACTAAGACCATATGTTCTTTGGAAACATTTTAAAAAACATCCAGAGTTAAAAGAAAAAGCTATCTTCTATTGTGATAGTGATATTCTATTCATGAAGGATTTTAATGTAGATAAATTCTTAGAGGATGACATCAACTATCTATCTGATACAAATAGCTACATAAACGCTAAGTATTTTGATAGTAAGATACACCAAGTGTTACCAGAAAAGCTAGAAGAATACAAGAGCAGAGATATTCTTGGAGAACTTGCTAGTATTATAGGAATAAGCAGAGAAATCTGTGAAGCTAATAATGATCATTCAGGAGGAGCACAATATCTATTAAAGAACATAGATGGTGATTTCTGGAGCAAGGTGATGAATGATTGTATCCTTATAAGAACATATTTACAAAAGATAAATAGAGAGTTCTTTAAAGATGAGAATTCTGGATACCAAAGTTGGTGTGCTGATATGTGGGCAGTTTTATGGAACATATGGTTAAGAGATGGAGAAACTAAAGTGGTTCCAGAATTAGCATTTGCTTGGGCTACAGATCCAATTATCAAATTAGACACACATACAATCTTTCATAATGCAGGAATAGTTTCTGAAACAGGAAATGGTTACCCAGCTTTCTATAAAGGAAAATATCATATGGGATCAGATCCAACAAAAGATCCTAACTTAGATGTTATCCTTAATGATGAAAAATCAAAAAAATATTGCACTTGGTTCTATGCAACTAAATTAAATGAACTAAAACAAAAATACAACCTAAACTATTAACCCTAAATTTAAAACAAATGGGAAGCATTAATTCAAGACCTTTAAAGGCTTTTGTTCGCTACGATGGTAGCCACAGAATAGTTGCAGGAAGCTTAGTCCTTAGAAAAAATAAGCCAAAGGTTGGTAAATGGCGTGAAATTCTAGCATATGAATGCTGTAACTACGTTCCTACCACCACTACAACCACAACTGTAGTACCATCAACTACTACAACAACAACACTAGGTATAAATTGTGTTGAATATCTTGTTACTAACAATGGTGCTACTCCAGGATATTTATCATATATAGATTGTAACAATGAAGTAATAGATGAAGGACTTCTTAATCCTGGAGATTTTAGACAATTCTGTGCAAATGCTAATGCTGCAGGTGGTGGAATAATTGCAGTTTTATTTACACCAACAATTGAATCATTAGGACCTTGTCCAGTATAATTTAAAAAATAAATCATGGCTAGAAATAATAATAATAAGCTTAAAGCTTATGTACGTTTTGATGGTTCAGGACGTGTAGTATCAAGCAGTTTAATTGTACAAGCATTTAAACCGAAGGTGGGTAATTGGAAAGAGATAGATGCTAAGGAGTGTTGTAATTATACAACAACAACAACCACTACTACAGTTGCTCCTACCACTACAACTAGTACAACTGTAGCACCTACAACAACTACAACCACAACTGTAGCTCCTACGACTACTACAACTACAACAATAGTTTAATAATCATGGCAGTAAAATCATTATTTCCAGATGACATGATGAAATCATCAGCATCTGAAGGCTTAACGTTAGATAGTATAGCTGCAAAGCTTACTTACTTTCATGAGCAATTACACCTGCTACATTGGCAAACTACTAGTTATGCAGAGCATCAAGCTCTTGGTGGATTATATGATTATGTACATGATTTTAAAGATGGTGTAGTTGAAAAGATTATGGGCTATACAGGAAAAAGACCTGGTATTTATAAGATTGAACCTCTTACCAACTGCAAACCTGAACAATGTGTATCAGATCTTATGTCTTTTGCATCAGATTTAAAAGTATATGGTGAGAAGAATTCTTTCCACGATGTATGTAATCTTGCAGATAGTTTATCTGGAGAAGCGGCTAAAACAAAATACCTATTAACATTGTCATAATGGAGATAAACAGAAAACACTTTCCTAAATTGATGCAAGATAACGATGAAGTTTTTCTTGCACATTTGGAGGGTGTAATTTCTTCTGTAGATGAACTATGTAGTCTAGAGATAACAAAAACTTTAGAATCATATAGATTCAGAATAGCAACAAGTCTTCCTAAGTATAACAATATGCTCATAGAAGAGATATTGAAGTTCTGTAATATATTTCAAATAAGGCTTGATATGAGTAAGAGTATTAAAACATCAAGTGTGATTACATTTGAAATAAATTTAAATTAAAACATTATGCCTACATTTATAAAACCAGGATTCTGGGAAAAAAGAAAAAAAGGATTTGATCATTGGTTAAACCTTGATGAATTAATTACATCATTAGTTCCTTCAGGAGGAGGAGTAACTAGTATTATAGCTGGAACAGGTGTATCAGTAGATCAAGCAACAGGTAATGTCACTGTAAGTAGTACTGCTACAGGTGGAGCTCATATGCTTCTTCCTCAAGTTTCAGGATTAAAATATTCAGTTGCTTTAACAGGGACCGCTCCAAGTAGTACTGGGTATGTTTCAAATCTTATGATCCTATCTCCTTTTATACCAGCAAATGATTTAACAATATCAAATGTTTCAATTCAAGTAAATACTGGTGTTGCTTCAGCGTTAGCAAAAATATTAGTTTATGCTGATGTAAACGGTAGACCAAATGGATTATTAATTGAATCTGTAGATCTTGATTGCTCTACTCTTGGTACAAAAACATATAACACAGTATATACATTTGAAGCTGGTAAAACTTATTGGATGGGAACAATTTTAAATTCAACTCAATCTATAAGAAGTGTAACTCTTGGAAATTTAATGTCAATAGGTAATTCTGCAACTGCTAGTGTCGTATATACTGTTCTTTCTAATACCGTGTATTTATATACTGATCCAGTTCCTGCAAATCCTACGCTACTAATTCTAAGTAATGGGCCTGTTCCAATGGTAATGTTACAATAATACTAATAATATAGATATGAAAACACAAGTAAGACACGAAGTATATGATGACTCTGGTTTAATAGATGTATTCTTTACAGAAGAAGATGTACAAACAGATGAAGAGTTATTAGCTGAAAAAGAAGTTGAACTTCTAAAGGTTTATGAGGAAATCCAGCAATTAAAAAATAAATAATAAATTTGGATAATTCATAAACATTATTTACTTTTACTGATTATAAACAATAAAACCAATTAAATTATGGCACAGTACAATCCTGCTTCCAAGTACACATGGACTCCTGAAGACACATTCACATTATCAGGACAAGATTTCGGTCTAATTCTTAACACAGTTAGAGCTTATTTATCATCAGAAGAAGCAGCACGCTTCCAATTAATGATGAAAGCTAACGAAGTTATTGAAAAATTAATGATAGCTGGTGTAGAAGCTGATATCATTAAAGAAGTGAATGAAAATCCTGTAGAGGAAGTAGATTCTAAAGATCTTTAAAAACTTATGTGTTGGGAGATGAATAACACCGCAACAAAAGCTCTTCTCTATGAGAATATACGAACCAAAGAATAGAATAGATGTTACAACACCCAAGGGAGATGGGGTAATACTTTTTGTGACTGATTATGGTCATGAAACAGACACCATCTATACAATTATTATTAATACTACAGGTGAGATGTGGCAATACACTCACAAAGATATAATCGTTAAACCTAATATAACATTTAAACGCTATGGCAACAATGAAAAAAGCAGTTCCTAAAGCTCAGAAAGGAAAAACTTTAAAACCTAATTACAGTAATGTTCGAGCTGGAGGTTTTGATTATCTTAACATTCCAACAGCTAAAGATAGTTCTGATTACAAAAAAGGATTTGATAAAAAAATTAAAGGCGAAGAACCTAATAATTCAGGACCTGAAATAAGAGGATATAATGAGGCTAGTAAAAGAATTAAAAAATCTACACCTAAAAAGAAAATGAAAAATGGTGGAAGTCTATCTGGACTTAAAGCATCAAACAAAAGAGTTGGTCCTGTAGATCCTAAAGGAGCATTTACAAAAGTTCAAAAGAAAACATTAGCTGGTGCTAAAGGAAAAGCTTCTCTTACTAAAGATAAACAACTTGGTGCTACAAAGATGGCTAAGTGTGGAGCTAAAATGTCTAAGAAATAATGGCTACTGATAAAAAGTGGATTCAATCTGCAACAGCCTCTATAAAAAAAAGAGGAACTGCTGGGAAATGCACACCTATCACAAAAAAGGGGTGTTCTGGAAAAGCTAAAACTTTAGCTCTTACATTCAAAAAAATTGCTAAATCTAATAAGAAGAAATAATGTCTAAGTTAAATCCTCAGAAAGCTACAGCATATGTAGGCCCTGGTGTATTACGTAAAGGTGGTAAGATAACACCTGTTCCTAATGGTCCTTTAATCAAGAAGAAAGGCCCCTTTAAAGGCAGCACATTAAAAGCTGGTGGTAAGATTAAAAAAGCTATGTTAGGAGCAATTATGGGAATGGCTGGAGGAAAGGATAATCCTATATACAAAAAGACCACTGATCTTCGTGGTAAACTTGGAGGAGCTGCTCTTGGAATGCCTGGTATGAAACCAGTCGTAAAGAATGGTAAGATGCTTAAACGTGCTGATGGTAGTACATCTAGACGTGGATTATGGGATAATATCCGTAAGAATAAAGGATCTGGTAAGAAACCTACAAAAGCTATATTAGTTCAAGAGAAAAAAATTAAAGCTAAAGCTAAGAAATAATGGCTAAGAAATCAGTATCTCTCTCAATAGGTAGAGGAGAAAAGTCAAAAACAGGAGGACTTACAGCTAAAGGTAGAGCTAAATATAATAAAGCTACAGGAAGTAATTTAAAACCAGCCCAACCTCAAGGTGGTGCTAGAAAAAAATCATTCTGTGCAAGAATGTCAGGGGTTAAAGGCCCTGCTAAGAAACCAAATGGTGAACCTACAAGAAAAACTCTTGCTCTTCGCAAGTGGAACTGTTAACAACTAAAAACAATATATAATGGCAACAATTAAAAAAGCTCAATCTGGAGCTAAAGTAAATAAAAGTAAACAAAATCCTGCAGATGAATACAAAGGTATGAAAGATGCTAAAGGTAAACCAGCAGTAAATGTTGGTGGAGAAGGAAAAAAACCTCCTTTTGATAAAAACTCTCCTGTATTACCACTTCCAGGAAGAAAAGCTAAAAACATGCCTAAACAAAAATCTGGTGGATCTATTAAGAAAGCTAAAACTGGTGGTTCATTCCCTGATCTTAATAAAGATGGAAAGATTACTAAAGCAGACATTCTTAAAGGACGTGGTGTTATAGCTAAAAAAGGTGCTAAAATAGCTAAGTGTAAGTATGGGTGCAAGTAAATCTATGACAGCTGGTAAAGCTAAGAAATCTGGAGCACCAAGAATGGCTCCAAAGGTGGGGATTCCTAAAAAGGATAAACCCTTCTCAGAGAATAAGTCTATGGATGATAAAATCCGAAGAACTTCTGCTCAGCAACCAATGAAAAAGAAATCATTATCAAAATAATAAAAGCCTCAATTAAGAGGCTTTTTTTATTTAAGAGAATTATATACAGAAAGAATTTTGGATATATACAATATAGTTTTTGCTTTTTCAAAGCACTCTCGTGCAAATACTCCATCAGCATCATACCTATTAAGAACCCATCTTGTATTTCCTACACATTCTGCAGAGACAATGAAGTTATGACTATCTATATTTCCTACAGATACATTCTTTCCTTCCAATCTTAATGATCCATCTTTTTCTGCTTGTTTAAAAGATATAAAATCTATAGCATCTTCATCTTTTATTTCATCCCATAAGTTAGGTTGCATAATAGTATCATCATCATTGAAATATATATGACCATGTGTAACTAAATCAAGAGCAAAGTTTCTTTGTGCATTGCCAGATGTACTATTAGCATCTTTGATAGCATACCATTCACAATTATCAGGAATATTTCCTGGTTTCTCTAATAAATCAAATACCACTATCCATCTATATTGATCTCTAGGAATATTTATACTCTTAGATATAACATCTAAGTTTTCTGGTCTAGAGCAAGGTGTAATAATGTTTAAGAACATAGCTTATCGTTTCTATGTAATACAAGTAGTTTATCATTGTTCCATCCAGGAGAATGTTTTAAATCATGATTAGCAAATATAAATGTAGCAGAAGAGAAATAACTTGACAGATGATCTATTGCTTCTGAATAATCTTCTTCCTTAGCACTAATAAATATATCTTCTATGATTAGGAATCCTCCAGGTTTTAAATGTTTATATGCTACATTAATAAACTTAATTTGATCTTCAAACACATGTGTACTATCATCCATTAGAATATCAAAATTACTTCCTGCAGCAGATAATCCTTGTTCAATAGATGATTGATTAGTTACATCCATCTTAGTGTATTCACAATTTGCAATACCATCAGCAAGAGCTTTATCTAATCTACTATCAAACCATTCAAATCCATATAACTTAGAATTAGGAAAGAATTCTCTCCAGGAAAGCATAGAATGATTCTCTAATATACCTAGTTCTCCTATACGTAGATTATTATATCTAATGTTAGAGAATAATAGGTTATATATAGATGTATATGCATGTTTATGTAAATTCTTATCAGTGTTATATGGAGATTTATCTGTTGGATATTTCACTCCAAGAAGACATAGTTCTGTAATAGAATTAGTTGAATCTATTGATATACTATTTATTTGCATTGATGTAGTCTTTTAACATTTGTTTATAATCCTTATTCCAATGAGGAATAAGATGAACATCTCCTGTAGGAATCTGTCCTTTTCTTCTAAGATTTTCTACATAATCGCTATGTCTTTTTATAACATTAGGTCTATCTGCAGTGTCTGTTCCCATACCTGATTGATGATATCCTCTACCACCCCACATATAGAACCAAGAACATTCTTCATTAGGAGGATTAGCTAATACCACTTTATCTCTTCCTAAATTATGAATAGCTACAACTAATGTCATATCTCCTCCTGCATTCTCTATTGGACTCTTACCAATTTCTTCCCAAGCTTTTTTGCTATATACAATACCTGAGTTACCAAGAGCCATTAATTGCGTTATGTTAGGCTCATTATAGAACACACCATTTTGCCAGTGTAAAAGATTAGCATCTGGTCTCCAAAACTTAGCTACATTAGATAGATGATTAGACAAAGCTACATCATCATCATCCCATACAGCAATAAGTTCTCCAGAACATCTTTCTATAGCATAGTTTTCTTTTTCTCCTATAGTGGAGAAAGTTTCATCCATATTAAAGATTTTTATTTCTGGATGATCATACACTAACTTCTGTAGAGGGTAATCATTAACTATAATAAGTTCTTTCTTACCAGGATACTCCTGAATGAGGAAGCTTTGTATTGCTTCCTCAAGAGTATCTACTCTTCCATAAGTGATGCATTTAGCAGATATGAAAGGATAGTCCATTTTACCAGGTTTGGATGATGTCAAAAGGAGAAACTAATAATACAGTTTCATCTTCTGATAAAGGAATCAATCTAGCTTTTGATAAAGCTTCTGGATCTACAAGAACAACAGCTCCTACAACTAATGATTCATCCATGTTAGCTGTACCAACACTATGAATAGTTAGTTTAGACATCTTCTTAATCATTTCTTTCTCTAAAGCTTCTTTTGTATTTTCATCTACAATAAGTTTGCTTTCTTCTTTCTTTGGTATCTCTAAATAGATACGATTTCCTAATAATTTTGCCATGGCTATTTGTATTCTGTTAAGTTAAAAAATCTTGCTGCGTCTTCTACATTCAATAAGATTTCTGATTGAACTGTTTCTCTTACACTCTTATATCCTTTCATCTTGTTAGTCTTAATGTCGATATCTGGTTGTTGTGTTACTCTCTCATTGAAATCATCTAGGATTACAATGAGAGATCCATCTTCATTAGTTAAGGTTCTAATAACCTTGTTAAGATTTAAAGAAGCTTTAAACTCCTTGTCAGCTATTACAGCTGTGTAAATAAATTGATTGTTCATATTTGTTGATTTTAATTTGTTACTACGTGTAATTCTTCTAATGTAAAGAAATCTCTTCTTGAAATTTCTTTCCAATATTTGTTTAATGTTTCATCATTCATTTCTTTTCCTGGACCTGTTTTTAAACTATAAAAAGGATGATTTTTAACAGGTACGTAAACAAATAAATAACCAGAAGCAAATTTAGCTATTTTTCTTTTATTATTTGGATAGCTATCTGTTTTATGTACAAAGTATCTGCAGTCTTTAAATAATGTAGAAAAAGCTTCTGCATTTTTTTCAAAAGTGTTATTATCTACTTGTACAAAAGTATGTTTATCAAATACTTCCACCTATTAAAGTTCTTTACTGTCATTAATCTCATTCAAGATTTGTTTGTATGTTTCTAATGGCATAGATCCAGAGATTCTATGTACCTCTTCACCATTCTTTAAAAACACCATTGTAGGAACACTTCTTATTCCATACTTTCTAGCTGTTTCTTGATCTTTCTCTATGTCAATGTTTGTTATTCCATCAACATCTTTTAATGTGTTAGCTAACACTCTACAAGGGCCACACCAGGAGGCACTAAATTTTAATACTTCAATACTCATAATATATTATTTGTTTTAATTGCTTTAATGATTTCTTTACATTCTTCTTTAGGATAGCACAAACGTAATAAGTCTATGTTATACCACATTGAATTTAACTCTGGATAAATAATTGCAATGGTGTCATTAGAAATTATAGAATCAATCTTCTCTTCTCTAACTATACTTTCTAACTTCCAGATGTTTTTAGAAGGAAGAATATTAAATATTGTATAAGCAATCATTGTTTCTTAATTGTATTCGTTATCTAATATTTTACCTACAAGATCACTTCTGTGATTAGCTTTAAGTTTGATCCATTCTATACCTTCTATTTTTTTTGAAATATCTATTGCATATGATAGACCTGTGTATGATTCTTTGATATCTTTTTGTTCATTATCACCATTGATAATAATCTTACCTGTTTTACCAAGTCTAGTTAGTATGGCGAGCATTTCCCCTTTTGACAGGTTTTGTGCTTCTTCCACCACCAAAACATCATCAATAGTCTTACCACGTATAAACTGAATAGGATAAGCAAGTATTTTCTTGTCCTTAACCAATTCTTGAATTTTGATTTTATCATAACATTTTTCTAAGTTCTCTTGAAATGCTTCCAAATAAGGATTAAATTTATCTTCAAGACTTCCTGGTAAAAACCCTAATGATTCTCCCACTTCAACTGTAGCTCTAGTAACATACACATGAGCACATTGTTTCTTCATTAAGAAATCCAAAGCTGATTGTGCACACACTAATGACTTACCACTTCCTGCTCTACCAGTAACAATTACTATTTGATTATCAATAATTAGTTGTTTAGCAAGCTTCTGTTCTTCATTTAAGACTACAGCATATTTAATGTCTGATTTTCTAACTCGATTAGGTTCTTTCATTTTTTCCACTTGTTATATTTCATTGTTGTTTTAGATGTATACTTAATTACATCTTTTTTGTTGTCTTTGATATTTTGTTCTATCACAGCGTTAAGTGCATCAAAGTATATTATACTTCTCATTGAGACTATCACGTCTTTTATTAACTTCATCATACCTATACATATCATTTTCTACGTTAGAATGCTCTTCAAGTGTCAAAAGTATAATATTTTCTTCATCTAAACAAGCTTCTGGGTATTTTTCTTTAGCTAGTATATGGTGAAAATATGTACTCATAGGTTCAGATCCTAAATAGGTTCCACTCACTTCTGAATGGTGCTTTCTTTTCTTCCATATAGATAAAAAGAATTCTCTTTGTATGATATGTCCGTCATTAACAGCTTTTTTGGACTTTATGCTTGAAATACCAGACATTTTAGTAGAAAAACCCTTACCAGTTGATAAGGGCTTTCTAGCTTTATGTTGAAAACAATATTCTCCATCAGAATTCTTTCCACATGTTTTACACTTCATCATCATCTATTTTA